ATCTTCAATGAAGTTGTCCTAGTAAAGTACACCAACGATACCCAGAGCGAGCTCAGTCGTATTACTGTTCCTCTTGCCTATGAAGCGAAAGAGAACTTCATTACGCGCCTGATAGCTAACCCGGATTTGGCGAAGCCTATTGAGATCAAGCTCCCTCAGATGAGCTTCTTCATCACCAATTACGAATACGATGCTACACGCAAATTAAACAGCTACAACCAAACCATCCAGGCCGCTGCCGGATCTAGTGCGGCGCAGCAGTATCAGTCTGTGCCTTGGAATCTTACGTTCGAGCTAGACCTATACAACCGCAACGTTGAAGATGGTCTACAGATTATCGAGCAGATCCTTCCGTTCTTTACTCCTGATTATACCGTCACCGTCAACTATATTCCAGAGCTAGGGATCTCCCGCAACGTTCCTTTGGTATTGAATAGTTGTGTATGTAATACCGAATATGAAGGCGACGCTAAAGAACAAGAGCGCATGATCACCTGGACTCTGACCTTCACTATGCAGGCGCAGTTGTTCGGTCCTATCAATACCGGCAGTGTCATCACTGATGTTATCACAAACGTCAAGCAACTGGCTGCTTATTCTACCAACGATCCGTTGGAAGTTCAGTTGTCCAATACTAATAGCTATGGCTCTTATATGCTTGGTGAAATTGTATATCAGGGTAGCAATCTACCAGACGCGAATGCTACGGCAGTCGTTGTTGGTTGGAACCCAACGCGAGACGTTCTGAATCTTGTCAATGTCAGTGGCCAGATCGTATCTAATACACCATTGGTTGGCGCCAACAGCGCGGCTGTCTTCACCGTTGAGACGGCAGCTAACAATCTAACCCTAGCAGCAATCAGTGTTACACCTAACCCTGCTAATGCTAACAGCGATTTTGATTATGGATTCACAACCACAATCGTTGAGACGCCAAATACATTTCCTATCGTGAGCTAAATTAAATGCCTAATCATGGTCCAATTGATCCCAATGCTTCTCCTCTAGCATCCGCGCTAGGGATCGCTCTCCAGGAAGATCAAGAACAACAAGCAGTAATAGAAGCGGAAGCAGCAGCTGCCGCTCTTCCCGTTGTTATCGTCCCTCCTGATATCATACAGGAGAAGAAGGTAGACGACGATGCGGAATTGGCTCGTCAAACCCTCCATGATATGATTGATAAGAACAACCTCGCCATTACGCAACTCTTAGAGATCAGTCGCGAGACCCAACAGCCGCGCGCCTATGAAGTTCTAGCCTCTCTCATTCGCCATAACGCCGACATCTCTGAGAAACTCTTAAAGATTCATAACGACAAGACGATCGTCGCGAACAATACGATAAACCTCGCACGCAATAAGAATGCCTTCCTAGGAACGAACGCTGCCTCTAGCGGCAATACGACCAACATCGTCAACATCGACAAGGCTGTGTTCACGGGCACGACGGCGGAGCTCCTAGATCTTATTAGAACGGCTGTGCCTCACCAGGTAGCCGACCAATCTGTTCCCGATGACGACGTTGATCTTCCAGATCAGACAGGAACAGAAGAGAGCCAAAGCTAATGGCTCTTAAACTAATTCCTATCATACAACATGATGACGTCGAGGAATTCAATAGCAACCCGCGTCTGAAGAAGTGCGGACAGAAATTCAATATGACGAAGGAGCAATTGGAGGAGATGGCCCTGTGTGCCAAGAACCCCGATTACTTCGTTGAGAACTATGCCAAGATCGTTTCTATCGACGAGGGTATCATTCCTTTCAAGTTGTATGACTATGAAAAGAAGATGATTCAAAAGTTCCACCGTTGGAACCGAGTCATAATGCGTTGTGCTCGTCAGTCAGGTAAGACTACAACGTCTGCTGCTTACATCCTTTGGTTCATCCTATTCAATAGCGTAAAGACGGCGGCTATCCTTGCTAACAAGCAGGACACCGCAACTGAAATCTTGAGCAAGATTCAAGAAATGTATATGAACGTTCCGATATGGATGCAGCAGGGTATCCAGGTCTGGAACAAGACGAGCTTCCTATTGGAGAACGGTTCACGCGTCATCAGTTCTTCTACATCAAGCAACGCCATCCGAGGTTTCTCTATCAGCTTGCTGTTCCTTGATGAATACGCACACGTACCTAATCAAGTCGCTATCAACTTCTTCACGTCCGTATACCCTACGATTAGTTCTGGTAAGACCGCCAAGGTTATCATCTGTAGTACACCGAACGGTATGAACCACTTCTACAAGATGTTCACGGACGCTGTCAACAAGAAGAATAGCTTCAAGCATATGACAGTTAAGTGGAACCAGGTCCCTGGCCGTAACAAGAAGTGGGCAGAGGATCAGAAGTCTGTAATGAGCGAAGAGAAGTTCCTACAGGAGCAGGAAGTTGAATTCATGGGATCCGCAGGAACCCTGATTAGCTCTACCTGTCTGAAGAACATGGTATTCGTCGATCCTATTAAGCTACAGCTAGAAAAGAAACTGCGCGTGTATGAAGACGTCCGTCCTGGCCACAGATATGTTATGACGGTAGACGTCTCTCATGGTAAGGAAATGGACTACTCCGCTTTCTCTGTTATAGACGTAACCAAGGCTCCGTATAAAGTCGTTGCCGTCTATCACTCTAATGAAATACCATACGAACTATATCCTAATGTGATCAAGCAGGTCGCTACCCTATACAACAAGGCTTATGTCCTAGTTGAATCCAACGACGTTGGCGCGGTCGTTCTACAGATATTGCTAGATGACCTAGAATATGAGAACGTATTCTACAGCGACGCTAACATGTACAAACAGCAGGAAGTATCCACACGCAGCGTCCGGCAGCCAGGTGTACGCACTACACCTAAGACTAAGCGTATTGGATGTAATGCTATCAAGCAGTTGATCGAGAACCATCAATTGGTCACACTAGACTTCCAGACGATCGCCGAGCTAACGACGTTCGTTGTCCGTCCTAACAAGACGTATGCAGCTGATAGTGATTGCCATGACGACTTGGTAATGACCCTGGTTCTATTCGGTTGGCTATCTATCCAACCATTCTTCAAAGACCTTGCGGCTACTGATCCCCGTTCTGCTCTGTACGCTGAACGCGTGACGCAGTTAGAGCAAGAGATTCCTCTGCCTCCCGTTCTTATTCAGAGCGACCCTGCTAAGAACCAATTCAAGCATGATGGATGTATCTGGACCGTGGTGGGGGAAGAAGAGTTATACGATAGACTTTACTGATGAACTACTCCGCGCATTACAAACGTTTGATAGATAGATCCCCGCGCCTCGTTTGGGTGGGAATCAAGAAAAGGGCTACTGCCTGGAAAGAACGAGACGGAACTTATCGTGAGGCTCACCGCATAATCCCTGGTTGTATGGATGGTCTATACACTTGTGATAATGTCGTTTATCTAACACCAGAAGAGCATTACGTCGCGCACCTACTCCTGGTGAAGATGTATCCTAGTAACCGTGGTATATTATATGGTGCCAGTATGATGCGACAAGGCACCGGGCAAATAGTCAGAACCAATAGAACATTCGGTTGGTTAAGACGAAAGATGGTCGAAAGTATTAGTGGCGTTAACAACATTCTTTCCAATCCTATACATCGAGCGAAATGGGAAGAATCTATGAAAAATCGCGAATATGTGTATCGTGATAAACCAGATGAAGAAAGACAAATCCTAAGAACTATGATGATTGAACGTAATCCCATGGCGACGGAAGCCGGTAGGAAAGCTATGGGTTCCACTAAACTGGGTAATACATACTGTAAGGGATTACGTTGGGTTAACAACGGAACGGCGAATAGGAGAATACCTCCGGATGCTCCGCTGCCTGAAGGATTTGTTGAAGGTAACATCCAAAGAAGTAAACTCTTACAATAAAGCGAGTATATGGGAGGTTGTTGGTGAGGAAGACGGTGAACGTAATTGGGGCAACAGCGGCTGGTAAACTCTTACAAATAAAGCGAGTATAATATGACTACACGAGTAAATATCCAAAATCTCTCCTATCCTGGTCCAGAGAACCCTCATATAATAGGCGTTAAGCAAGATGGTAGCGTGACTATTGTACTAAAGCCGGGTGAACAGCGCGAGCTATACATCTGGGGAAACAATTCAATTGAGATCGTGGAGATGCCACGGCAAGGTTAATCATGAGTTCATTTTGGTTGTGGACGATCATAGTCGTTCTTTGCTTTATTATCTATTGGTCTTGGAGTATCATCAGCGGTATAGCTGAGGATCTGCTAAAGACCAAACACCAAGTCAAGAATCTTTCCGTTGCCTTACAGAATAGCAACTATGAATTGGACTGCTTAAAGAAGTCTATCATAGCGACCAATACCGGTGTCCCGCTCAAGCACGCGATGCCTCTTCAACTAGTCAACAAGCTAATACAATTCTGTCACCCAGACAAACACGACAACGATCCGCGTGCTGGTATGATAACGGCGGAACTGCTAGAGATTAAGCGCGCGATGCGCTGATACTATATACTCTTACAGTTACATATGGTACAATATTAGATGGAAAGATCAGATAGAGGCTTGGCTGCGCTAGAGCGCATCAAGAACATCAAGAGCACATCAGGAACCGGTCGTGGTATCAATCTAATCAAGGTTGATCAAACCACACAAGATCTGGTTCTTGGTTCGTTCTTTAAGAACCCTGCTATTGAACAGGCCGCGCGCGAGATACGCGAGGAGCGCAAGATAGCTCCTATTGTAGCCGAGGTTACACCTGATGATGAGGATGCTCCTCCGCTAGAGGAAGATGAGAACGAGGAGCGCGTTGCTCGTCGTCTATTAACTCAGCAGGTCGAGGGTGTAGGTGAACTACAGAACACACAGCCTGAAGAGTATACGGATCTCAAACGGGATACGGTAGTCGTTCTACAGACGCTGTTACCCGAAGACAACATTATGGAATTGGCTGACAAACGAGCGAAGGAGAAAGGACTAATCATCCTGCTATAATATGATCCAGTGGGCAATCGAACTATACAAAGAACATACCTTTTGGATGGCAACACTAGGCTATGCCCTACCTGTGCTCATCAATGCTTTCATCTTTAGCCAGCGTTCAATCGCGGAATATTTCAAGGATATATCCGAGCGCTCCAAGCAAGCAAAGAACCAAAACGACTATTACGTTCCCACACTTACCATCGGCAGTCTAGTTCTGCGCTTCCTTGGTGTGGTATTACCGATCGTAAATGCTTGTGTAATGATCCGCAACTCTCATCGTATCCTCGCGTATATCAGCTATGTGTTCGAGTGGATTGGTGATGTTATGAATACTCCACTGGTCCCCAAGAACCGTAAGTGATGGCTACATCAGACTGCAACGAAGAGCAATTGGTGATGGTCACCAAGTTCTTCCGTGGTCTGAGTAAAGCTAAGGTTCGCCCTATTACTCCAGAAGAGATACCAGAGCAAAGTGAAGAGGACGAATTCCTGGCCCGCATGAATGCGGAATTACTATTAGATATAGATATGAGGATACCGGTAGCGCGCTCAACTGAATGGTTGGAAGAGCTCAAGAAGGCTCTCCACGTATACATCAGCAATACGGAACGGGACACACCCAAGCATCACGAAGTAATAGACACATTGGCACTGGTGAAGAATGGATGAATTAGAAGAGTTCCTGGAGGCCTCCCTTGGTGATGGAGAAGGCTTTGCCGGTAGTTCACAGGACTGCTATGATAGGATCAATGCTATCCATCCTAGGAATCTACCTATGTGGGATCGTTGGCATAATCGTAAGTCTCATGAAGTATGGGACGAGGCATTCACCAATGATTACCAAGCCTACATGAATGCTTGGTACAAATATAGAATAAATGTCAAAAACCTTGGCGGCAACTTCGGTGACCACGAGCGTTATCAATTGATGAAACTATCACAACACTTCGAAGACGTCGGTGCCTTTTGGGCAGGAGCATAATATGAAGGAATTTGAACTGAGCGAAGACCATGAGTTCATAGATGGCGTCGGCATCGATGTAGTCCCTGAGGATAAGGAAGAGGATCTCTACCTTCAACGTGATCAGATCGTGGATAGCATCAAGACTAAGATTGAAGAGCACCTGCGCAATAACCGGTTGATAGAGGTATATCTCAACCTAGAGTTCCGCGCTGACAACGACGTATCCAATTTCATCAGCATTACTTACCATCCGCAATCATGACAGACACGGTAAGCGCGGCCGACTTCAAAGAGCTACGGCTATTTGATTCCTATCTACGTTTGTTGAACAAGCGTATTGAAGGTCAGGACTGCGACGATATCTACAGAATACAACAGGAATGTTATAAGGAAATTTATGAGAAAGCTGAAAGCGACGTGGGAGGTAGTGATGCCACAAGTATACCACGGTGAAGCTCTAGATTCAGAGTTAACCGAGCAATTCCGCAAGAAAGTGGATAGCGAGGTCATAACAGAACTAGTCAAGCAATCCCTTCAGGCAAATCCCCCAGAAGATGAAATGGACGAGTTTAATGCGCTCGTTGGTATACAGCACCGTCCTCAAAGAGCGGTTCCGCCGAAGGAAGATGCTACTGAATTGCCACGCGCAGTACGTCGCATCAATCTATTGAACAGGAGAGGTTAATGCCTATAACTATCAAGGCCGGAAGTGTAGCGGGTCGTACCTATACCATTACTTGTAGTAATTGTCAAGGAATATACAAGTTCGAGTATGGTGAGCGTATCACCCGGAACCAGATCACCGTTCGTGCTATGTTTAATTGTCCTTGTTGTGAGCGTACTCTTTCATCTAGTCTATCAGATCAAGAGAAAGGTCCACAATTCCTACAGGACTAATACGTGGGTGAATCTTTAGACGAACTAGACGAGTTCTTTCAGGATATGCCTGAAGAGATGGTTTGTTTGGTAGCCTACAGGCACGAGGTATTCCCAGAATATTTCCGGACGGTGCGCGACGAAGGAATTGGTGAGATAGTAATCTATAAAATAGGTCGCGACCAATTACCGGAAGGATGTAATTGCTGCCGGTTTGATCTAGAAGAAAACATCTTCTATTTCCAAACACCTGAAGTATTCAAGAATACACCGCATCCTATTACATTAGGAAAGTCACGTGGATGAGCTAGATGAATTCATCAATACATTAGTTGATCGTCCTATAGTAGCGAAGGATTACCGCGTCTGGTTCCTTTACAAAGCGGACCGTGACGGTCGATACCATAAGCTAACTTGGCGTAGCAAATTACCGAGCAACGCAATATTGTTAGGCAAATGGGATAAAGTTTGGAATGGCTTCTTTAATCTCGAGATGTGGACTATTCCTTCCGTTAGGACAGAAGAAAGTAGACGCGCCAGAATAAGATATCGCCCCGGCTTCAGAGACTATATTAAGGCCTAAATACTCTTATGGTAAGCAACGTTGGAGGAGTTATGAGTGAGTCTTTTGACGACGATGACTTCGATACATTCAACGACACCGTTGGGCAGATCACCATTACTCCAGACGAGAAGTATCTAATCAGGCGTGCGGTAATCCGCGATTGCGAGGGTGCATTGGTTTGGTCAGCACTCATCCGCCTAGCCTATTACAGTATCTGTGAAAAGCAATTGAAGAAGAAGAAAGAGGAAGAGCCTACCTTCGTTGCTACAGATGTATCCATCGACGTAAAGAACAAGAAAGTAACTATCACGTGACCGATGAACTAGATGATCTGGATGAGTTCTATGAGCTCGTCTATCAACCTACATTACAAGAGCGAATCCAGGCTATACTTGCTAAGCGTAATCCTGAAGGTGAGAAGCCGATCCCATCTCCTATTCTAATGTCTATGATACATCGCTTGATGCCGCAGATTATGGCTGCTAGTATTGTAGGCGTACAACCAATGACGTCTGAAGCCGGTATGGCTCTAATGGCTAGGAATCCTCTACCAAAGAGATTACGATATGATTGATGATACTGATGAGTTCCTTGAGCTAGTAGATACGGAACTGAAGACGCCTCCCGGTTCCCTTCCTATTTGTCACAAGGAATGTATTGGTAGTTTGAGTTGTAGACACTTGCCAGATATCCAAATGGAAGTGGTCTATGTTAGACCCGGTCCAAGACGATTCCGCGACGATTGGGGTATCAAACAGGACGAAGATGGGACAATTACCTTATATAAACGTGATCTTGTTAATCCCGAGGATTTAGATGGATGAGTTAGACGAGTTTATGGATAACGTGGGGACGCACCACTTGACGCGTCACGAGCGTCGTTACATAGACAAACAGGTAACTATCAGTTGCGTAAACTTCTCACAAGAAGGACGCTATACCCGGTTCCTTGAATACCAATTGGTTGTGATCAAGAACAGCTATGAAGATTTCGTCCTTGAATCCGTATATGTAGACGATGACGTTGGTGACGATGACTTCAATTATCCTGTCTATATCCAGGGTAAGACGCGCGGTCAGCCATTCAAACTAGGCTGGGCAGGTGAGGACATATTAGATCCTCAAGCTACAACAACCAAGGATCACGGAACGTTCTTAACCCGACAGGTAGATTAGCCTAAATACATCATCTACAAGGGGTTATAGATGATAAGCCTGAAGCAATACCTAGCAGAAGCAAAGACTGGAGGACATGACGAACCTATTCATGTCGTCCTAATGCTTCACGCATCCAAACCTCCAGTTATCCATTACATCAAAAAGACCGATGACTTCGATGACGGACACCTAACCGAAGAAGTCTTAGACGAACGTCAGTATGCTCCAAAAGAACACAAGCATATTGATAATGACGAAGGTCACAAGATGCTAGGTGAGTTCAAGCCTTCCAAGCTAGATCACCACACTATCACCAAAGAGTTTCACGAGCATCTTCATAAGCACGGATACTATTCCTTTGCTCCTGCTCACCCGTTAGTCCTATCCCCTCATGAGCAGAAATTCAAGAGCGAGTTCAAGCGTAAGGTAACAGGACGCACTCCTAAGCACGAGGCTCCCCACCGTGATGGAGGATTCGGTGGCAAGGGAATGGGATACGTAGGACGCAACGTTGCTCTTTGGAGCACTAAAGGCTCTACGCACGTATTCAACGATAAGGGCGAGCGTATTCACCACGCAACTAAAGACGGACACGTTACAGTAATAGACGATAGCAAAGTCAAGCACGCGGCTAGTGGTGAGCACGACCGTTGGTTTGTCCGTGCGCACGAGATTAAGAAGATCCCTAAGCACCACGGACTAATGGTTCCTACACCTAATGGCGGCAAACCCCATAAATTTGGGGATAATCTAGGTGAATACATTAAGGCAAAGAAGCGTAGTGTAGGTGGACCGGTGCGTGATGTGGCTGAGTTCGACCGCAAACATCGCCAAGCAGGGACTGCCGGCAAAGGAAAACACAAGGAAATTATGGATTGGGTCAAAGAACACCATCCTCAATTTCATCCTGACCACAATAAAGACTAAGGCTACTTGGCTATGATGAAGGAGATCTTCTTTAGGGAAGGACTCTTAGCATTTGAATTGTACTTGAACTCAAACTTACTGCTATCAAATTCCTTGATGTGGTAATCCACTCTCTTGGTAGCCTTGCTGATCTTAATATACAGTTGGCTGACTTTTATTTGCTGAGCCGCATCCGTCAATACTTCCAAGAACACTTTGTTGCCGTTCATTTCGTCTACTAGGGAATAGCCCATAGGAGACAAGATCAATCCATTACGCTTGGCTTTTTGCTTGAAGATTTCATCCGTGGTCTTTTCACTTGCTGTACGTCCAATCAGCGCATAGAACGGAGCAAACTCCGCCAGGAACTGCTTTGGACTCTTATACTTGGCCAGCATCGCCTCTACATCCGCTGCCTTCCAATCCCTACGGAAGACCTTGGTCTTCATCCACTGATAGCCCTTGGTCTTTAGGTCCATACTGGCCTTCACAATACCCTCAATAACACTGCTCTGAGCAATAGAGATGATAGCCTTCCTGGCTCCATCTTTGGCAGGACTGCCGTACTTCTTGGTCAAAAGGATTTCCGCGATTGCCTCAATAGAAGGAGGCGCTCCCTCATTGGCCTTAGCAGAGATCGCGATCTTCTTGTTACCCTCCACAGCATAGTAGTCAACCAGCCGGGCATTAGAGGCAGAAGGAAACTCAATAGCCTTGGTGCTCTTATTCTCATTGGACATGTACCAAAGAGCGCCGGAGATCTCACCAAAGTCTTTTGCTATGACATTCAGATCTGAATCACTAATGCTTTCTATTTGCTTGGCCTTGATCTGTCCATTCCCCTTGCTGGCATCCAAAAGTGAATACAAGAAGGCTTTGATGTTCTCATTGACGTCCTTACTCTTACCAATTCCTTCTATGGCCACTCTCTCAAACAAACTCTTATTGATCGTCTTGCCACCCATCCCTAGCGCATCAGGCGTCAGGCTCTTGTTACGAATCTCACCGGTAGAGCGCACGGACTGAACAAAGTAACATTGGTCGCCTTTCTTGGCAGGACCAAAGTCCTTAAGCAAGGTCAGAACTAGAGTAGCAAACTGACCAGAACGTACAACATCAGTTGGTGTAAGAGTACAAGGTGAAATAGCATTGAGCAACTTAGCAGGATCACCCGCAGACATTATTCTTAGGTTAGGTCCGAAGCGACCAGAAGGAGGACCTACCTTCACACCACTCGTCTCCAGAGCGGCTCTGTACAAATTGATTATCTGCTTTTGAGTCTTATCGGGTGTTTTTGTTGCGGCCATATCCTATTCTACTGTCTGTATAATGTAAGAGTTAAACCTAACCTGTACAACACAGACAACAATATGTAGAGCCATTAATGGCTCGACTGGATGCGACTAATGGATGGTACATATGAAAAGCCTGTGTCAATGCGGTCAATCCTTGATCGCGGTGGCTGTGTACGTAGCAATGAATCTGTTCCATCCTACGCAATTGATATTTAGGCTTAAGAATACCCACAGGTAAACTGAGCTATATACTCTAAGAATGTGAGCTCTGATGACATTGCTGTAAGATGAAGCAGAGTCCCACCGATCCCACGACAGAACACAGCACGACCAACCAGGACCAAACATTATGCAACCACGACCAACACCACCAGGACTGCCACAGTCTCCAATCATCCATTTCCTATTCCTCACTCGTCACTTGCCAACTGGTGCTGTGTACGTAGGCATCCATGCAACACAGGACATCAACTTTGGTACAGACCAGGCAGTTGATATGTTCATTGGTGGCGGTGATAAGGTCCGTGCTCTTAAGGCCAAGCGCACTGACTTCCATGTTAGTGCAATTACCATGGGCACATACAAGGATTGTCTTGCTAAGTTCAAGACTCTTCCGATCAACTATGATCATCCACTGTGCTTGAATGTAAAGGAAGGAGCACCAGCTGGCGTCCCAAAAGCCCAGAGCACCGGCAAGCCATAAGTAAGAGCTTGTCTGGTGCAATGGTCGGCAATGACAATGCGGCTGGCAATCTCAGCACCCTAACCAGTCTGATGCCAGTCAAGGCCAAATGGTTCAATGATGGCGCTCAAGAGCTTCTATTGGAGATCAATGAGGCAGGCGAGCCGGTAATTGAAGAGCATAAGAGTTGGGTCAAGGGCAAATTGAGCAATAAGCACCCTCGAACGAACCAAATCAAGAGAGAACAGAGGGAGCAGGAGAGCAAATGAACAATGTCTCTGGACCACTGATAGAGGGTACAACCACTGTCAGCCCAGAGACAGCATCTCCGGCAGACGAGGACTACGTCTTAGACGACAGTCTATCTGAATTTCAAGACCTCATTGGCACCAATGATATCAAACCAAAGATCGACAGTGGCATCGGCCTGGAAGAGCTAGCCGAATGGTGCAGGGCGAACAATGTACCGGCCAACATTGCACTCGATCTCATGAAGAGAGCAGTGGAGAGTGGCGAAGCATTCATAATATATTGACTCTTACAAATCATCCATATTCTGCATTCTTACAATTAGTGGTTTAACTTATTGACTGCAGTAAATAAATGTGAAATAAGTTAACTCGGCCATTGACTTCTTGTACGAATGGCGTATAATAGCTCCCATGACTAAACACTCTATCGTTACTGTCCTCGTGAATGGTGTCAAGACCCGGCTTGTACTGGGCGACATCGACTGCGCTCTCCGGATGATGGATGCGATCAATCGTCTACGACATGACGTCTATGTGATTGATTCACTGCTGCATTCGAGCCGTGTTCCTCACCGTGACAATGATGAGTGGGACCGCATGCGTGAGCTCTGTGCTCTTATACGCAGCCAAATTTGGGGTCTGGACGTCTAATGCTCTTCATAGCAACAGTCGTCCTCCCTGGTCCTGAGACCATTGTGGACTCCATCGAAGCGGACACCATCCAGGCTGCAACACTCGGTGCAGAGATGGAGTATCCTAATGCATCGATGATCACAGTGGAAGAGGATCAACACTCATGAGCATCGATACCCTCGCGGCCATCGTCTGTACACTGTTCGCAGTGGCAGTCAGTCTTATGGCAATCCTGGACAATGGCCATGCACGACCGCGTCTGTAAGCCTGCACTGTACCAGGCCATGGTCAGCCGTTGGCAGCGCCATTGTATTGCCATTGGTTTGTCTGACAGTGCCAGTGGTTCTCGCTCTGGGTCCCATGCAAGGGATCTCTCATCTTCTCATGGTTCGCCAGGAGCTCTGTCCGTGTCCTTCTCTATAAAAATTCTAGAGAAGAAACAGAGAGCCTTCCGACCTTTACTGTAAGACTTACGGACGCAAGTCTGTATAAGAATATCCAGGATCACATTCATCATGTTCAAAGCCACGACCCTTCACTTCCTCCATGACGCCAACGAGACTCAGTTGCGTGCCGTTCTCTACAAGTACGTGGAGCAACACCCGGAGTGTCTCGAAGACTTCGTTGCCGAGCTCATCGTTCCACTAGATGATCAGGTTCGGAACTTCCCATACAGTGGTGGAGGTTGCCGACTGACCAATAAGCAGTTCCGGTCGCTCCGCTCCATCTCGGAAGGCGGGAACAAGGTCATGGCCATCAAAGAGCATCGCGGCATCACACAGTTCGGATTGAAAGAATCCAAAGATTGGGTTGAAGAGCATTTCTTCAACAATCCCCATATCCATGTCAACATCTGAGGACTATATCATGAAGACTTATCTGTCATTGATGGTTTTGTGTTTGGCCCTTACGGGCTGTGGTGGCGGTGGTTCATCTGCTCCGGCCACCACACAAGTTACGGACCCAACCGGTCCTGGTCCCACTACCCAAAGTGTGGTGCCTTACTCCGGCATTGGCGGCTATTATTCATTCTCTGATTCGGCTGCCGGCTCCTGGGGACACTTAGTAGTCGGCGTGGACGGAACGTTCACGTATGACATCTCGGTGGGTGGCTGCTACTCCCTGGCCAGTGGTAAGTTCAGTCTGGCTTCCGATGGCTATACCATCAACAACAGCAACTCCTATCTGACGCCGCAGGGCGGCTGTGCGGGTAGCAGCACGCTGCAGGTGAGTGGTGATTGGATCGCTGGCAGTGAGATCGATCTCTATGGCCAGGATGGCAGTCAGGTCGAATGGAAGTGGCAGGGAGATGTCTCGCAGGCTCCGGCTTCCCTCGCTGACTTGGTTGGTTCATATCAGTTCAGTGATGGCAGTGACCTGGTTGTGAAGGCCGATGGCTCACTGAGCATTTCGGACTTTGGCTGCGCGATTACTGGGAAGGTCAGTGTGCCGGATGAGACTCTTAATGTCTACACTCTGACGGCCACCATCAGTGGATGCTCAGGAGATTATGCTTCGCTGAACGGACTAGTGGCGACTGGCCTGTTCACCCGCGACATCAATGATGACCAGATTGTGGGTTCCATCTCTGTGACCCTGAATGGTCGGCTGGTTACTCTTTTGGGCTCCGCGCAGCTGCTCTGATCTTACTCTTAAGGCAAACAGGCGTATAATAGATACTGTGAGCGACCTTCCTGCGCTACTTGTTATATGCCTGGTTTGTCTGCTTCTTTTGTTATTGCTCGGAGTGATCTGTAAATGAAATTCAACTGTGGCCTGTCGCTAGATGAGAAGATCGCGAGAGACCTAGAGCGGCAGAAGGCCAAAGAGCTCGCCCGACGTGTGTGGCACACTGCCTTCGCATTCTTCCCTGTCCGGGTTGCTCCTCGCCAGTGCGTCTGGTTAGAGACTTATGAGCGCCGAATTGTGATGATCGTCAATCCGCGCTGGACTGGTCACTATACCAACAGTGAAGAGAAATTTGTTGACGTCTGGGAGCGCCGTGAGTTAGTCCCGGTTGTCCCTCCGGTGTCAGTATGAACCTCCTGGCCCGTATCAAGAACTTCTTCGGCCAGCTGATCATTGCGATCGTGGTCCTTGGCCTGATTGCCCTACCGGTCTCTTGTGAATACAAGGTCTGGAAAGAGTGCCGGCAGACCAACTCCTATTACTACTGCGTTCGTGTTCTAGACAAATGAGCAACAACCGTATTAATCTGTCTCAGGATTTTCTTGAGCAGGCTACCTCCGCCAACATCGACAATGAGATCGTCACTAGCGGTCTGGATGTTGAACCGGCCGAGCTAGACCAGGTCTCCAAAGACGTCGCCGAGGCCGTCCTCGCGGCCGAGCAGGAAGCCAAGGCCAATGATGCTGTCTGGCTCTTTGGATCACGAATCAATCCTCCCTTTCGGCAGCGTCGATGACACCAGAACGTAAGGCATCCCTGGCCGCCAAGAAAGAGAAGCGTCTCCGATTGGTTGGCGCCATAATGGGAATGACCAAGGCTGACCGCTCCAAGGCATTAGAGATCATCTTGATCGCCATGTCTGATCAGCAGTTAGTTCGGGCCGCCAATCTACTTCTCAAGAAGATGGCCAAGTAATGATGCATATTCCTCCGCATGTAGCCGACGCCATCAATGGTGGCTTTGAAGGCTTCGGTGGTCTCATGATCTGGGACAATGTCCGAGCCATCATCCGCGACAAGATGGTGCGCGGTGTCTCCTGGAGGATTACCTTCTTTTGGTTTTCTTGGGGCATTTGGAATCTCTATTATTATCCGAGCCTCGGTCAATGGATCAGTTGGTATGGTGGCTTGGCCATCTGCCTAGGGAATTGCGTCTGGTTGTGGTATGCTATCAAATATAGGAAGAATTGAATGATCGCCAATAGTCCAAGTCGAATTGCCAAGCGTCGTGCCGGTGCCCTGGCGCGCCGTCGGGTCAACCTGAAGCAAGTCCTGGCTCATAAGGGTATCTATGCGGCTCTGAGCCTAGAAGGTCAGGCCGACAAGTTGGGCAAGATCTCAACTGAAGTCGGCAACCTCGCGAAGAAGGGAGTGAAAGCCTAATGGCTATGTTCCCTAAGTTCAGTGAGCAAGAAGATCCGGCCCTGGCCCTCCTACGCGATGAGCTATCACAGACCAATGTGAAGCTGATCCAACAGACGGAGAAGAACGCCAAGCTGCGCACTCAGCTACAGTCTGATGAAGGATCAGAGGCTCAACTCCAGGTCAAGGTTTCTTCTCTGAAGAAGGCCATCCAGGTCCTTGAGACGAATGCTATCGAAGCCAAATGTAAAGTAGCATGATTCGACGTCTACTCAATTGGTTCCAACAGCAGTTCGGCCGAGCCGGAACCTATACAACGGAAGACGGCATCATCCTTCACGTTCGCGCCAACGGCACGACCTATCTGGACAGTGAAGAACTGCGCAAGGTCCTGGACCGGTTGGATAAGAAGATGCTTGGCAACATCATTGAAGAAATTGGCACAGATGAACCTTGTGGTTGCTGTGTCCCTGATCCTTGTTATGGTAACAGTAGGTGTGTAGGAAGATGAATATTACTTTCTCGAAAGATTCTTGGCATTATAAGTTCGTCCGTCGCATGACGTGGTGGGCTCCCGATCCCAACAGTAGCAACATCTGCGCTTATACGCGAGCCTTCATCGTAGCGTTGTTGAAGTCATTGGCCATTGGCGCATTAGGTGCGGCCATAACGATTGTGGTATTTGGTGTGCTTGTGTTACCTGCGATAGCGGCAGTGGTTGCGCTCTTCTGCCATATCTTCCACTTGGCCGTTCCGGCCTGGGTACTGGTGAAAGGTATGATAAAGTCTGGTATCGTAGTCTGGTGTTTTCTAGGATTCATCGCTCTGATTGTTGGAGCAGTGATTGGCATCTTATTGCTACGCAAATACATCCGAGAGAATCGGGTAGATGCGCCACCAGGTCCATTGGCCCAGATGGTTGGTCATTGGCATGACAAGACTTGCGCGAAGATTGATTGGAAATAGTTATGCTATATCTTCTCCTACCTCACTCAGCCACCCTTCTTTTGATCCTGATCCTATTCACTCACTTCGTCGCGGACTTCATGCTCCAGACGGATAAGATGGCTAAGGGTAAGAGCTCCAGCAACCGCTGGCTGACCTATCACATCCTCGCCTACTCTACGGTCCTCCTAGTGGTCTTCGGTCCTTGGTATGCACTAGCCAATGGACTATGTCACTGGAGCACAGATTACATTACGTCCCGGCTTTCTAGCCGTCGATGGAAACTGGCGGCCGAGGCTCAGGCAATCATTGCAGATCCTACGACCGGCACTGACGTCAAGCAATGGGCCGCCATGAACAATGCGCACCACGTGCATTGGTTCTTCGTGATAATCGGCTTCGACCAGTTCCTTCATGCGGTGATGCTGATTATCACCATTCCCCTGATTTTCGTTTAACCGTAAGCCTTCACCCAAGCCGCGATAGAATGGTTTGAATACTTCTTCAAGCCTCTACGGTTCATCCAGGTGAATACATGACGGAGTCCCCAAATGACTTTCATCTTGTTAAAGATATCATCTGAACTAGTAGGGTCAGCGAAGTAATTCGTCAACCAAGCCACTTCACTAGACGCAACCAATGGTATGCCGCAGGAAACTAGATCAGCAGAGACGATATTAAACGTTTCAGTGAAAGATACCTGCATGCCGATGTCCATTGAGCGAATGACCTGAAGAAACTCAGGATGCGGTGCCCATAGATGCTCAACCAGTTGATGACCAGAGTCTTCCAAACCCTTGAATAGATCACGGATGTTGTGATGAACCGGGTCGCCTTTGTTTTCAATACGTCCAACGTTGATATGGAAGTTCAAAGTCTTGCCGATGCTATCAGCAAACCTAAGAGCAGCCACAGCTTGGATCAACTGATTCTTCAAAGGACGGATAGCTCCAAAACATCCCACGTCAATATAGGCACGACAATCCAAAGGCAACTTGTAAATTGGAGCAGACTGCTCAGGCATGTAGTAGTTGGGAGTGTAGAATACCTTAGCCTTGGTCTCTTCTTCGGTCCAACCGTTTTGTTCAGCCAGGATGAAAGAAACTTCCTTAAGCATACGGAAAGAGTTAGCAGAGATCGTGACATTCTTGTGGCGGCAGTAACCAGTCAACCAACGCATCGCGATCCCTTCGTTTGCTACGAACGGCATCTCGCTATGAAGACGGACATTCCACTTTACGGTAGGATGAAGACGTTGTAGGATCTCGAACTTTTCGGGAACGACCCAAAGTGCTTCGATGATCACGTCAGTTGGACGGTATGATGTTACTTCACGATCAATACAATTGTTGTCTATGACTTCAACAAGCTTTGCTTCAATTCCATTTGCATTTAACATCTCTACGACCAAGCGGGCAGAGTTCCATAACCCGGTTGATACTCCCTGCTTGGAGTATGAGTCATGGATAGAGTAATCTTCACGACGTTTCACAATGAAAAGAAGTTTTGACAATTTATTTCTCCAGGAAATAAGTGGTGCGGGTGGGTGTTCCAACCTATTTATCACCCAAAATCACCCAAAACGGTACTAGTTAACGCTTTCAAAAGATTGTTCGAAAATAAGTTAAATTGGTCCCCTATTCATAAGAACCAGCGTATAATACTTACCATGAATACAGCAAACCTTGTTTATCACGTCTTCAAGATCACGACCACCAAGTGTGGCATCGAGACCAAAGAAGTCCTGGGCGTTGCCCTCTCCAAGCTGGACGCGCTCGTCGTGGCCCGCAAGGAACAGGCCGATCTGATCAACGATCGTCGCATGACCCAGAAGCTTCAGCTTCTTGGCTTCATGCCGTCGGACCCGGTTCAGCTGATGGGAGTGGCAGCCTAATGAGCACCCTCAACAAAGAGTTTGATCAGGCGCTCGCTGCCTACCTGGAGAAACTGACGGCTGATCATAAGGCCAAGGCTCCGACCCTAGAATCGCGTTACACGGCGATGTGGGGTCAGAAGTTCATCCGCATCGTGAGCCATCATGGCGAGCGCGGTCAGCGGTCTTCGCACAGCTTCATCGTCAAGAAGGATTTCACAGCCGGCAAGAGTTCGGGTGGCAAGTCTTTCAAGCAAGGTGACATCCTCCTGGCCGCTACCTGGAATGGTCCGGCTCTGAATCACGCTCGTGGCAACATCATGGACCTGGACTATGGCAAGGTCAATGCCTATGGCGCTGGCTACATCGTCGGTCCGGATCTCCGCTAATGGCCAGACAAATTTCAAAACGCGAGCAATCGCGGATCGACTTATTCAAGAAAACCTTCCGTGGAATCTCTACGAGTGTTGTTGGGCAGATTTTGTCGATGAACTCACCCGGTTTGGATTGGAGAGACTCCACCAAGCAGGATATGGCTGAGGGTTGGGCGCGCGAAGATGATAGCGGCTACTATGGTCGCCGTGGTCCTCATCCCGACATTGAGAAGGTTCATAGGGAATGCTTGGAACATATCCAACGCATAGAAGCCAGAAAGAAACGTCAGGCTGAGGTAATGGCAGAAATTCTTGCCAGTCGTCAGAAGTCAGCGGATGAAAAACGCGCCGACGACAAACTTCTAGAAGAAGTGTTCGAGTATGCCGAATACAATCTTGGCGAAATGGGTGCATTGTCCAAGCTCGCCAAAGTCATCGCTCTCCGCAAGAAACTTCTAGGGAAATAATATGATCACTTCTCTCCAATTCATCGTGGCCGTAAGCATCTGGAACACCCTGTGGTTCGTTGCTTGGTCGCGTTCGACGTTGCTCAACATCATCGTCAAGGTCATATTTCTTCTGGCGGCCATCGCTGGTTGGTATTTCGTGTTCAAGGCTTAAGGAGCCGTTGTGAATTTTGACACTTCGTATATGCAGGTTTCCCTGCGCGCAGATGATCTCAAGAATCTCATTGAGGAAATTGCTCCTCGAATCGTCAAGTTGAAGGCCAAGCTGAAATTTGATGTCATTGCCTTCCGTGGATTCAGTGGTGCCTCCATCGCTTTCCCGTTGAGCTATGAGACCGGTATCCCGCTCTTGCTAGTGCGCAAGACTTGGGACGACGGTAGGCCTAGTGACTCCAGCCATGGCTGGGCAGTAGAGGGTGATCATCGTATCGACATAAAGCGATATCTTATCCTGGACGACTTCGTGTGCTCCGGTGATACCATCCGGCAGACGGTGAAAACCATCAACCAGCGTGTCCTCTACAAGCATGACAATCCCAACACAAAGCCTAAGTATCCCAAGCTGGTTGGTGTCGCGCTCTATATGCGCGGCTACAGGACCAATTCCTCGGTGTGGATAGATGGCTACAATGACGTACCATTGACCTACATCGCGGACTCCAGTGTAAACGGTTGTTAACTCTTACAGATAACAGGCGTATAATATAGTGATGGTCACACTGACCGCGAACACGGATATCAAAAGCCTTGAATCCCTCAAGCCTCATTACAGGCAAGTCATAGATGCTATCTGCAGAGAATACCGCGATGCTATCACGGATTGGTGTCATCACTCTTTGGCTCTTGAAGTTGCCGCTAAGAATACCCGGCAAAGTATCACGACTGTTACGAAGGTTGTGGCAAATTTCTATACAGGACCAAGAAATCCGTAGTTATTTGGTCTGGTCTATTTGTTTGATGTTGATTGTTATAATTAAGGAGAACTTGTGAGTATTTTGAATCGTTATATTACTGAGACGCCGAGCGCGCGGGCCGGTGCGCCTGCTCGCCAGGATCTCAACGTTGTGAAGTTGATCCGTGACGTCGTGATTGGTGTCGTGCTTTTGATTGCTGTGTTGATCCTCAACCCGATTACGTCTGTCTCTACCGGTACTCGTGGTGTCGTCACCAATGGTGGTGCTATCACGAAGATCGAGCCGGAGGGTCGTCACCTAGTTTGGTTCTGGGAACATTTGCAGATTTTCAGCATCCGTGCTGAGACTGCGAAGATCGACAATGCCGTTGGTGGTACAAGCGACCAGCAGCCGGTTACTACGTCCCTGGTTGTGCGTTACAGCATCGAACCAAACAAGGTAGCCGAGGTCTATGAGAAATACAGCCACGATGGTGACCTGTCTTCTTACGTTGATTCTGCTACACATGAAACCTTCAAGGCTGTGACTGCGAAGTATACTGCTCCCGACCTTTTGAATAAGCGTCAGGAAGTATCCAATGAAGTCCGCACGCTGTTGGCTGCCAAGCTGGCTGTCTATGGTGCGCAAGTCATTCAGGTTGACATGACCAAGTTCGAGTATGACCCTCTTTATCAGAAGGCCATCAACGAAAAGGTTCAGCAGGACCAGTTGCTTCAGACCGCCACTAAGCGTCAGCTGACCGTTGCCGCTGAACAGCAGTCCAACGTTGAGATTGCACAGAAGGCTGCTGATGCCGTGCGCGCACGTGCCGACGGTGATGCGTATGCATTGCTGAAGAACGCAACCGCTCAGGCTGATGCGTTGAAGGTGCAGAATGCTGCTCTGGCTCAGAACCGGGACGTCCTGGAACTGCGGCGCATCGAAGTCGAAATGGAGAAGGCAAAGAAGTGGGACGGCAAGCTGCCGGAAAACATCTATGCCGGTGCTCCGATTCCTTTCTTGAACACTCCAGTTCAGACGAAGTAATCTGAATCAGTGGACTGGGCAACCAGTCCACTCTTTGAGCTTACTATGAAAGCAGGGTGAAATAAATGGCTGACAATTTTAATGTACACGTCGAGAATTTGAAGACCTGGATCAACGAGAGCACCGCTCGTCGTGAGATCTGGGACAACCTTCATAACGGTGAGACCGTAGAAGCCTACTGCTCCAAGCATGCCTACGTCCAGAGCATCATCGGCGATATCGTGCGGGAGATCCTCGGTCTAGAGGTTCCCTATGTCATCAAGCGCATCCACAGCTAAGGCCGCACTAGAGGAGCAGCTTCGACGTGATCAGGAACAAGATCACCCACAAGCTGCTGCCCTAGCAGCCCAGCTATCCAACGATAAGCGCGCAACATGGTGTTTCAATTGTGGCGAAAATATACCAGGTGACGCCGATCGTATGGCCCATGAATGTTGGTCGTGATCTGGAAAATAAAGTTCTGTATTAAGTTAAATCGTTCCCCTTTCTCCGTACAATCTAGTATACTTAAGTCATGATCAAAAAAGGCGAATTGCTCGACATCATGTTGGTCCTAGTCACCAACAAATTCTCTGGTAAGTTTGACAAAGGTGGCCAGCCCTACGTGCTCCACTGCCTCAAGGTCATGCACTACACCAAGACTGATGACGAGGAGCTCCAGTGCATAGCACTGGGTCATGACTTGATCGAAGACACCAACGTCTCTTACGGATTCCTCCGGCAGGTCTTCAATGACCGGATTGCCGATGGCATCATGGCATTGACTAAGATCGACGGCCAGACGCCTGAAGAGTATCTAGCCGGTATCAAAGCCAACAAGGACGCTATCCACGTCAAGCTGGCAGACCTCCGGCACAACAGCGACATCCGCCGTCTAAAGGGTGTGCGCCCCAAAGACATTGAACGTGTGATCAAGTATCACACCATGTACCAAGAGCTCAAGGACCTGGTATGAGACCTTACTTCAAAATTAAAGCCAAGATAATCCTCTGTATGGAAGTGGGTGGTCGCCGGTACGGTCAACCCAAAACAGCTGCTATGGCCATCGCTCGTGCCATAGCAGACAATCTAGAACGTCGCGTCCGACGTTACGACAACTATGGTCGCTGGATTGGAGAAGAGAGTGCGGCTGGATACCGTCGACGCATAACCCGCAAGGCTTATCGGCGCATCAAGGCTCGTGTAGAGAAGGCGTTCAATGACTATGTCATCGCTTAAGCTTGTTCACTCGGTTGATCGACCTAAGATCAAAACTCCACACGGTAGCAAGTTCGACATCACCAAGCGCGCGGTTATCGAGGATGGTATCCCCACCATCCGCTTCTGGAAGAACGGTAAGCCTTTCCTCACCATCAAAGAAGAGGACATGGTCATAGCCAAGTTTGAGAAGGTCCTGCGAGACCACTGGAATGATATGCCCGAACCAGAGATCACCCATGGACCGGCTCGCAAGAAACTTGAGAGTCTTTTAGTCTGAAGCGTTAACTAGTACCGGTCATTAAGTTAAATTGCGCTTTACTTGCGTACAATTTAGAGTATAATACCCTCTATGTTGTATACCACAACTCCCTGGTTGGGAGGTTATCATATTCAATGATTGAACTTTCTCATCTTCAGGAAATCTTCTGCCGGCTCTACGTTGACCGGTATGGAGTAGGCTTTCATCATCGGGATCATGCTATATACCAGAACAGGCAATGGTTGTGTGATGAGATTTCTATTATGCTTGAGGATCTGGGTCACACAATGGACCTGGAGAAAGAAGCCAGTAAAATTAAGAAGCGCGATGACAAGATTTTGTTGAACATCATCGAAGCGCGCAAGAACGCGAAACCCTTACATCAGTCCCTTGCAGATTTCTTTCCGAGGATGAAACATGAGTAACTATACGATCATCGCTGTCCGCATGGATGGTTCCCATGATGTCCACACCAACCTAGAGGATCGGGCCGCTCTGGAGCGCCGACATGATGGTCTTACGCAGGCCGGTTATGGTTGCTGGGATATTCTGGTGATTGAAACTAAGACCGAAGATGGGCGGCAGACTACCAACGTCTATACCCGTTTCGGTACGAATGAAGTTCTTATCAAAACATACAAGGCAATGGGAATCTAAATGACACTTGAAATGTTTCTTGATGAGGAAGTTGTGCCTTGGAGTAATGCGCATATTGCCGCGCTGAAAGCCAGTTGGTCCAAGTTCAACAAGGGAACAACGATGTGGACCTATAACAAGAAGTTTCACTCGGAACTTCTAGGGAACCGTAACAACACGGCTCTCCTGTATGTGGTTAATGCTGGTATTCCTCATTTGAGTGACTTTGCTCGTGATGTTGCTAAGGCTCGGGGTTTGGTATGAGTTACCGATTAAGAATCAAAGTAGAAAATCTTAGAAAGGAAATCGGCGATTACATCGAAGTTCCTGGTGTATTCAAGAGTCTCACTAAAGCTTGTGAAACGGCCGAAGATTTTAAGAATCGCACCGTTTGGGTTATCAAGGATGACGAAATTGTTGCTGAATGGCAGGGACGATTGATTGGATGGAAGTCCGTCATTTACCCATCCAATTAACTCTTACAATAATGTACGGTATAATAGAGTTGGAGGTTCAATAAATGATCAGTCCTGCCGGTCGTGTTTGGATCCTTTGGGAAATCGCTGAGATCAACGACAAGCTGAACAAGCTGTTGAAGAGCTACTTCGCCGCTCCGTCAATTGCGGATCATAATGAGATTTTTCGTTTGCGTGCGCGGCGCACCGAGCTAGAGGATAAGTTAGGACTCAAGAATGTCTAAGAAAGACGATCAGATTCTCCAACTAACGGCCGACTTGGTTCGTATTACGAATGATCGTGACGCCAAGACCAAGCGCATGTGGCAGCTGGGTCAAGAGGCTGACAAGCTTCAAGGTAAGTTGGACGCAATGAAGGTAGAGGTCCTGGACCTAGCCTCTAACGTCGTACGATTGATCAGGGAGCGCGATGCCGCTGAGACCAAGGCCAAGGACTGGCGACACTTTGCTGACGCAGAGAAGGCATTACGCAACCGCTACCGGGATACACTCACTGAGTTGGCTCCCGTAGTCTTACAGGTTCGCCAGATAATCAAAGCTGGCAACCGTTACAATGTTGAAGCGGAGAAGCTGAGTGACCGAGCCGAAGAAATCATCCGCAACATTTAATGTGTTGGATATCTTCCCTAGCGTCAGGGATTTGAAATCAGCATTGGACATCTCTCATTCTGCTAATGAGTTGGCCGCTGATATTCTAAGGAAGCAGAACGACCGTTTGGCGGCGTACAGGAATGTGATTGATCAGGTTGTAGCTCAACGTGATCAGCTGATCAAAGACTGCCAATCCTTGATCAAGCAACGTGATGAATGGAAGTCCCATGCCGATAACGGTTGGGCAGCGGCCAAGGAATGGAAAGGTTTATCTGAGCACTTACAGGCTCAGTTTGCTATGTTGGAACAACGAGGCGCAGTACATTAATGTTTCCCGTGAATCTCTTTAAGGTCGATGAAAATACCAAGCGGATTGTTGCTACGGCTGCCGACCTCGGCACAGTACGCGGTCCAGGCGCTATCTTCGAGAACATGACATCTTATACCCGGAAGGGAAACAAGATCTCCAAGGTTGAGGAAATGGGTCTATTCATGGACATGGGTCTTGGATCACCCGCTGCCTTTACAGTCAAGGACCAGATTGATCGTGAAGACCGTTTGACTCAGATCCTTGAGCCAACGACCACGACAACAGTTCGCTATCCGTACCTGATTGGCTACAAGATGGTCGTCATCTCTAAGCTGAACTGATGCCGCGTCTAAACTTCAGCCCTGAGCTCGCTTGCCTCGCCCGAATGTGTGGTAGAGCCAAGCAGAGGTCCAAGAAGAAGAATCAAAAGACCTTCTTCAATGGTGACTACATGACGCCAGAGAACATGATGTTGCTCTACGTCGAACAGGGTTGTGTTTGTGACGAGTGTCGGTTGCCCATGGAGTTTGTAAAAGGTATCGGAAACAAGAATTTGAATCAGGTCTCACCGGATCAAATTGATGCGGGTAAGGGTTACGTTGAAGGCAATGTGCGTTTAGTGCATTGGCAATGTAACATGATGAGGAACAATAGTTCCCTGGAAGCATTCAGACAGGGAGCAGCCAACATAGCCATAGCACATAAGTGGCGTGTGAAGCAAGAGAGGAAAAGTGAAAGAGCGAAGAAAGGAAAAACCGCACGTAGAGTTAGGCGAACCAAAGGTCGTCGGACCCGCCGCGCATGAATATTATGTTGACGTGGAGTTAGGAAATGTTCGGTCTGTTCAGGAAAACCAAAGCGCCAACAGCGCAACGATCCCCAACTGCTCATAGTAGGGCTATCGATGACTGGATTAAAAGTGAGAGCAAGAATCGCGCGGCTCAGGTTCCCCAACAAAAGGGACTGCCCGCTCCTTCTTACTTCGAGCACCAGGAGCGTCGCTAAATAACTGATGACATTCTACTCAGCAATCGGTGAAACGATTTATCTGCTACTTCTATTAGCAGCTGGAGTGTTAACCGTGTGGTTGTGTACCTTCATCGCGGACATCATTATGTGGTTAGCCCAAAACTTCCTCGGTCTTTGTATTTGGATCTACATCAAAGCGAGATACGTGTGGTTCAAGAAGTAATGTGTTCGCGACCGCTCTGTGAAGAGATCATCGAGCCGCGTCGTTTGGAACTAGGGTACAAGACCTGCATCTTCTGCGGATCTCCTCCTAAGAAGTTCACCGTCGCCATTGCGGCCAACAAAGGAGCCTATGAAGTCATTCCTGATTCACAGGTTCATCTGATTGGCCGCAAATAACGGTACTAGTTAACGTTTCTAAAAGATACTTTGGAAATAAGTTAAATCAGCACCCTATCTTCTAGATTTGGTGTATAATAGTCCACATGAATCAAGCAAACAACGTTCGCCGCGTCAAGGCCAATGAGTTCAGTATCGAAGTCGGTAGCCTTTTCGCGACCGACGGTGCTTGGCAGAACAAGTACATCGTTACGGACGTCATTAGCTCACAGGAAGAGCAGGCGGTCCCGACAGCCTTTTCACGAGGTTGCACCCGGTTCACTTTCGTTCCGGTCGAATCGACCCTCATCGAAATCCAAAACATCGGCAAGCACTACGCCAACGGTCGGATAGTTCCGGCCAAACGGGTTTCCAAGCAGCAACTCCGCATTTACACGGACAAAGATGGCAACACCGTCGTCGCTCCGCCGACCGCGAAATACGCGACCGCATACACTCACGTCGTCAGCCAGTAAGGAACCAACATGGGTCTCTTCAGTAGAAAACGCAAGCAACCTTTCTTCAACACACCGACCGAGGCCGAGCTCCAGGCTCGTGCTGAGCGGGATGCGGCGCATGCTGCGAAGGTCGCCGAGGCGCGGACCAAGATGATCGATCTGGGCGTCTATGACGTTCAACCGTTGATCAAGGTCACCCGCAAGCGTGCTCGTGCTATCGCAGCAGCGAACAGCGCTCCGCAGATAGTGTTTGGCGAAAGCGCGTGAAGCTTTCAACGCCACAGAACAAATACTACCGGTTTTTGTTCTTCTTCTTTGAGATGATGCTGTCATTTTTCGTAGTGACCGCCAACATTCGAGCACTGGCCATCGGCCTGTACGTTTGGACGGCTGTCACCGACACCATGATCGTGTTTCAGAACATGATCATCGGCAAGCTGATCATAGAAGATGAGAAGGCACGTGACTACTGGAGCATCGCCGGCAGCACCCTTGGTGGCGCTTGCGGCTCATGCCTAAGTATCTGGGCGACCAAACATTTCTTCGGAGGCTGAATGCCAATTCCTGCTATCAAAGACATCGTCAAGAACAACACCGTCCAGTTCGTCAAGTATCGAGCCGGTCACTTTTATTACAAGGTTGAGTGCTACGTCGAGGACCCTATCGGCGGAATGCAGACTTTCATTTTCCCGGTGCCTCAGAATGACATCGGAGACGCGACCTTAGAAGCGATAGACAAGGCTATCATCTTCATGCGCTACATAAGGAAGGCTCTAGAGGAAGGGACGTTCATAAAGGCATGAATGTAAGATTCTACGGATACTACATGTGGATCTATATTTGTGGCTCTCTGAGTTATATAGAGCGCTGGATTCACTATGGTGAGTATACCGGGATGTGGTTCGTCTTCATCCTTGCCGCAGTATTCTTCTTTGCGCTCAGCAGGCTTCAAATGATAGCCGATCGGGAAGAAGCTAAGAAAGACGACAATGACAACCCGTTCTGATAAATAACTCATCGAGGTAACGCTGGTGGGTAAGATGTCCGCAGAAACCTATCCTAGAAAGTTCACCCAAGGTGAAATCGTTCTGATCCACGGCATGGTTGGCGAGGAAGCTATCCACAACGGCAAGGAAGGCGTCATTGAGCGTCTAGCCTATATCCATCCCGACAACAATCGTATAGTATTCAACGTTCGTATTCCAGGAGCCGGTCTGTGGGCACTTGAGCCCTGGAACCTGAAGAAGACTCACATGGATCCATATGATGGCAACAAGATCATGACCTGGGACGATCCGCGTTGTGTTTGGAGACCAGATCCTAATTTCAAGAAACCGCTAGCCGATGATTGGGACGGCCGAGACATATAATGAACAAGATTGTGACGATGGTGAATGGTAAGCCGGTCAAGTGTGGCTGCTACACGGACCCCAAAGGCTACCTTAAGATGTGCGCACCACATCATGCGGAATGGCAAGAGGTTCATGATAGATGGACGGCCGACCACAACCGTACACCTGAAGAATGGGACGCCATTCTAGCAAAGACCCGCGAGGACATTAAGAACAACAAGACAGCGACTATATAATAGCGTCGTAAGCGCGCTCCTCAACAGGACCCTTCGGGGTCCTTTTGCGTTTTGGGGAAGAGATTGCCGGAAACCTAAATAATACGATATTCATTAGGAGCCGCGCGCAATGGCAAATTTTCCAATTTCCCCAGGCATTAACATCGCTGAAGCAGACCTAACCACAGGTATCCCTGCGGTTGCAACGTCTATCGGCGGATTCGCTGGCCCATTCAATTGGGGTCCTGTCAACTTCATCACCCCGATCTCTAGTCAGGTGCAGTTGGTCAACACCTTTGGTGATCCAACAGACAGCACAGCCGAATCATTCTTCACTGCTTGGAACTTCCTAAGCTACAGCAACAACATCCAGATCGTCCGCGATCAGGCTCCAAACATGTTGAACGCTACCGGCGCATCTGGTGCAAACACCGCAGCAGCCGCAATGGAAATTGACAACCAAGAAGTTTACTTCAACGGTATCTACAACTCTTTGCTTGCCGCAAACAACTACATCGCTCGCTTCCCAGGTTCTCTTGGTGACAGTCTTGCGGTCTATACGTTCGCTAACACGGCTGCTTTCAACGCAATCCGTGCAAACACTTCTAGCCCATTGTACAACTTCGCTGGCTACTTCAGCTGGGCACCAAACACCACTCCATACGTAACTCAACAGACGAATGGTCAGGTCACCGGTGATGAACTTCACATTCTTGTTGTCGATGCTGGTGGTCAGTTCACTGGAACCGCAAATGCCGTCCTTGAAGTCTACCAGGGTCTATCTCGTGCATCTGACGCATTGAACCCATTTGGTCAGAGCAACTATTACAAGGAAGTCATCTGGCGCCAGTCTCAGTACGTCTACGTTGCAGGTGTCCCATCTGCTAACGTCGTAGGTTGGGGCAACACCGTCAACTCTATGGTCGGAGCCGGTGGCTTCGGTGCAGATCCAACGGCAAACATCGCCAACTTCCAGTTCGGTAACAACGGAACGCAAGTTGTCGGCGCAGCCGGTAACACCATCAACTCTTTGGCTTTGTTCGAAGATCCAGCATTCGTTCAGATCAACCTGTTGATGACCGGTACTGCCAACACAACCCTTCAGTCATTCGCTATCCAGGACGTCGCTCAAGAGCGTATGGACTGCGTTGCCTTCGCCTCTGCCCCATTGTCTGCTTGCCAGGCAGTTGGTGCCGGTGCTGCCGCAGCAGCGGTAGTCGCATGGTCTCAGAACGTCGCATGGTCTTCTTACGGTGTCCTAGATACCGGTTACAAGTACCAGTATGACCAATACAACGACAAGTATCGTTGGATCCCATTGAACGGTGACATCGCCGGTCTATGTGCACGTACAGATCAAGTTAAGGCCCCATGGTGGTCTCCTGCAGGCGTGCAGCGCGGTGTTATCAACAACGTCACCAAGCTTGCCTACAACCCAGGTAAGACAGATCGTGACACTCTTTACCAGGCAGCCGTCAACCCTGTTGTCAGCCTACCTGGTCAGGGAACATTACTGTATGGTGACAAGACTCACTTGAACTTCAACTCAGCGTTTGATCACATCAACGTTCGCCGTTTGTTCATCAACATTGAGCAACAGATCAGTTTGGCATCCCGTGCCAGCTTGTTCGAGTTCAATGATACGTTCACTCGCGCGCAGTTCGTTGCCTTGATCACTCCTTACCTAAGAACGATCCAGGGACAGCGCGGTATCAGCGCATTCCAGGTTGTCTGTGACGGAAGCAACAACACTGCTGATATCGTCAACGCCAACCAGTTCGTTGGAGACATCTACATCCAGCCAGCCTACAGCATCAACTTCATCTTGTTGAACTTCGTTGCTGTTGCTCAGGGTGTAAGCTTCTCTGAGGTGATTGGTCTGTCTGGTACTCAGTAATAAATGAGAGGACTGGCTGAAGCATTAGGATTAGAGTGGAACCCAACAATGGGTGATACTCTTAATCTAACACGACCAGAAGGTTGTGAGAAGATTCCAGGACCTCCTGTCCCTAAAGGAAAAGAGGCATTTTGGTACGGGAAATCTCATACTGAAGAAACTAAGGAAAAGAATAGACGAGCACATTTAGGATTGAAGAAGTCTGAAGAAGAGAAAGCGGCAAAGCGTGCGTATAAGCATACTGAAGCAGCCAGACTAAATATAACAAAGAACCACGTGGGCATGAAAGGTAAGTCCCACACGGCCGAGTCCAAGCAAAAGATGGGCGCAGCCTTTGCTGGTAAGAGTTGGAAGAAAGATCCAGTTACCGGCAAACGAATTTGGATAGGAGTGTAAGAGTATGGCTTTCGATGTGACTCAGTTTCGTACCAGTTTGGCATTTGACGGCGCTCGTGCGAACCTTTTCGACGTGCAGCTTCCTTTCCCTAACTGGATCCAACTTGCAGGCGCTGCCGGCTCTCAGACTCCTTTCAGAGTCAAGGCCGCTCAGCTTCCTGGTACCTCTATTGGCATGGCTCCTTTGTACTACTTCGGCCGTGAAGTTAAGTTTGCGGGCAACCGCACGTTTGCTGACTGGACTATCCAAGTCATCAACGACGAAGATTTCACCTTGCGTTCTGCTTTCGAACAATGGGCGAATGGTATCAATGATCCAACGGCTAACTTGCGCAATCCAGCAGCAACTGTAATCGACGGCGGATACGGTTCTGATGCTCTTGTTACTCAGTACGGCAAGGTTGGTTCTCCAATCGCTCAATACCAATTCATCGGTATCTGGCCATTGGATGTTTCTCCAATCGAAGTCGACTGGAACCAGAATGATACGATCGAAGAGTTCACCGTCACCCTAGCAGTTCAATACTACTTGAGCTCTGGCGCTGGAGACTTCGCAATCGCAGCGCAGTAAAGTTTAGGGTGGTGCGTCCGGCGGGAATCGACCCCGCATGGTGTTAACCGCCGAGTTGGTAGCTCGGTGCGTATGCATTTCGCCACGGACGCATAAACCTTAATTGTCTAGTATTTAGTCCTCGACGTCTTATGAATGGTGGTTTAAGTATTTGATTCATAAATATTTAATACCTAAATAACACTAGAAATACATTATGCACAAACATCACATTGTACCTCGCCATTCCGGTGGCTCCGATTCCCCTGAAAACATTGCACTTTTGACTGTTGAAGAACATGCTGAGGCTCATCGCCAATTGTTCTTACAATTCGGTAGATGGGAAGACGAGCTAGCCTACAAGGGTCTTCTTGGTCTAGTAACTAAGGAAGAAGCAACCCGCATCGTAAACTCCCACACTGCACGCAAAACCTTTACTGGTGTTGCGAAGTCAGAAGAACAGAAGCGTAGGATAAGCGAGAGCAACCGAGGCAAGCATCAGCACCACGGACAGGCTAATCCAATGCACGGTAAGCGTCACAGCGAGAAGGCACGAGAGATCATCTCTGAACGTATGAAGGGTAAGTCACCTTGCGTTTGGTACACCAACGGCCAGGACAATATCTACATACTGAAAACTGTCCTCCCTCCAACCGGTTACCGAAAAGGTCGGTCCCTAAATAGAGATAGACAAGGCAGGGTTATTTAATGGCAGCACCTATCAAACTATTTGGCTTCACTATCCAACGCGATGGTAAGGAAGAAGACGGCGAACAGCCGATAGTAAATAGCGTTGTTTCACCTGCGTTGGATGACGGCGCTGTCAATATCACTTCCGGTGCACATTACGGAATTTACGTCGATCTCGATGGGTCATACAGAAGTGAAGTTGACCTTCTCTCCAAGTACCGCACGATGGCTATGCAACCAGAAATGGAAAATGCCATCGACGATATTATCAATGAAGCGATCGTCCATGACGAGCGTGGCAAGTGCGTCCAGATCGAACTAGACGAGCTCGACCAGCCAGACAACATTAAGACTATGATTCGGGATGAGTTCGAGAATGTTCTTAAGCTTCTCGACTTCCACCGCTATGGATCTGACATCTTCCGTCGTTGGTACGTTGACGGACGAGCCTATTGGAACGTCACAATCAATCCGGAGAACCCTCGCGATGGTATCCAGCAGCTGACGTTCATTGACCCACGTCGTATCCGTAAGATTCGTAACATCACGAAAGAGAAGAACGAAGAAGGCGTAGACGTAATCAAGAAGATTGAAGTCTTCTATCTTTACAACGAAAAGATCGTCAACAACAACGTTCAGACTCCTCAGATCATCGGCAATTTCTCCGGTGGCGTCAAGCTATCTGAAGACTCAGTCATCCACTTGACTTCTGGTCTGTTCGACCCGGCCAAGTCTGTTGTGCTGAGCTATCTACACAAGGCCATTCGTCCAATGAACCAATTGCGGTTCATCGAAGACGCAACCGTCATCTACAAAGTAACCCGCGCTCCTGAGCGTCGTGTGTTCTATTGTGATACTGGCAACCTTCCTCGTGCTAAGGCGGAAGCCTACATGAAGGACTTGATGACCAAGTTCCGCAACAAGCTAACATATGACGCAAGCACTGGTCAGGTTATGGATGATCGCAAGCATCTTTCTATGCTTGAAGACTTCTGGATGCCACGTCGCTCAGGTGATAAGAGTACTGAAATCACGACACTTCCAGCCGGTCAGGGTTTCGACAACATGGACTCTGTCCTGTACTTCGAGAAGAAGCTCTACCGCGCATTGAACGTTCCTGTGTCCCGTATGGAAACCAACCAAGGTTTCTCTTTGGGCAAGACTGATACCATCACACGCGATGAAATCAAGTTCAACAAATTCATCGTCAAGCTGCGCAATCGTTTCACGATCCTGTTTGATGAGTTGCTGAAGCGTCAGCTGACCCTGAAGGGTGTCTGTACTCTTGAAGAATGGGATCAGTTCAAGCAAGATTGCCATTACAAGTTCGTCATGGATAACAACTTCACGGAATTGAAGGAAGCCGAGCTAATCACTAACCGCGTCAACACCCTGATCTTGTTGACTCCATATGTTGGCGAATACTTTAGCAAGCGTTGGGTCCAAGAGAACATCCTTCAGCTTGACGAAGATGAAATCAAGAAGATGGACAAAGAAATCAAGAAAGAACAGGACACATTGGCTAAGGAAGCCGAGGACTCTGGCGGTGGCTCTCCTCCAAATCCTAACCTACCTGGTCCGGGTAATCCGGCTGCTAAGCCAGCCGCTCCTGCTGGCGCTGCAGAGCCACAACCAACGGCTAATTCACAAGAGTTGAACAAGCGTGTGGACAATCTTCTTTCATAACATCACGATTCGCTAAATAATAACAGTCTCCTCCAAACCTTAAGAGAGTTTCACAATGGTATCACTAGTTCAACTTGCACAAGACAAGAACGCAATCGAGTTCAAGGCTGCTCTTGACGAAAAGATTCAAGAAAAAGTCGATGCTACCATTGCTGAAGAGAAGGTAGTCGTCGCCGGCAGGTTGCTTGGCGAAGCCGGTGTATCTGGTGGCGTTAAGAAGGTTTGGAAGAAGCCAGCCATCAAAGGCAAGCCAACATTGCCATCCAAGGGTTCTGTAAAAGAAGAATTCTCCCATGCTGAAATAGAAGCATTGGATGAGAAAGTCATTCAAGCCGGTACTGTAGAGCATATGGCACACGCGGTCCATGCTTGCGCATCTGGTCACTGCCCAGCAATTTCTCGTCGCGGTACTTTCACTGCGTTCGATCATCCAGACTATAGCATTCATCGTGACAACGGCAACATTGATCCAGACAAGCACGAGAACGCATATCACGTTCTAGGCGCTGCTGGTCATCACAAGTTCACCGTCGCTCACACTTCTAAGGGTGTAGACGTCAAGCATGTTAGCCACATAGGCTAACTCCAGAAAGGAGTTCACCATGGGCGTTCTAAAAGCATTCTATGCCGAGGCAAAGGAAGCTAAGAAGCTATCTAAGTCAAGTCAAGCAATAACTATCAGTCCAAACGTAGGTCGTCTGGATACACCGGTTGTTGGAGAGGCCTATACAGGGTTCCATATAGGTGATACAGTCAAGCACAAGCAAACAGGTGCTGTTGGACACATTGATGCTGCCCACCATGTTGAAGGTGAAGGTGCGAATGCCAAGTACGTTTTCAGAGTAGCTCATGAAGGTGGTGGTACAGGATGGCACCACCAGGACAAACTCGAACACATCAAGGAAGACTTGGATGAAACCACAGCCATCCACGTGAAGAAGGGAGCCTTCCATCGTTGGCTAGGAAAGCCGGAAGACGCTAAGATCACCGCTGCTGATATTGCCAAGGGTAAGGCCGCTGGCGGTCATGCTGCTAAGATGGCTGAGTTCGCTCAGAACTTTGGCCACATTGGTGAAGAGACAATTGATGAAGGCAAGGTCAAGTTCCCAGTTGGAGCAAAAGTCAAAGTTACTGATCGTGGCCATCCTCACTTTGGAATGGTAGGTCAGGTGGCCGGTCATTCCTATGGAAATATTGGTGGTCCAGCTGGTCCAATATCTAAGCATCATCGCGTTGAGTTTCGTGATGGCACCTCTTCTCAACATTCACCAAAGAACTTAGCTCTTCATGAAGAAACTCTTGATGAGGCTTTCAAGAAGGGTGATACTGTAGTTGCAACTAAGGACACAGACGGCGGCACCGAGGGTGAGCATGTTGTAAAGAAAGGAACCAAGGGTACCTATCAAGCAGTTCATCAGGGCATCGATCAACCATACCATCACATCAATTGGGAAGGTCATCCAAAGGAAGTCAACGGCTATCCTTTCGGTCACACCAAGTCAGAGTTCAAGAAGCTTTCTGAAGAGACTTTGGATGAAACCAAGGCCATGTTGAATAAGTTCCGCAAGAACGAAGACGAGAACTATCATGCTGAAAATAGCCTGATGCTCGCTAAGCACTTCGGTACTCCTGAAGAACATTCAGCAATGAAGCGTCATGTCGCGGCTGTCCACAATAATCTTGGTGCTTCTCATGGGCGCAACCATCCATTGGCCTCTGCTATCCAATCCAAGTATTTCCATCATCTTGCCAAGTTCGAGGAAACCATCCACGAGACTCTAGGCAAGGGTGCTACTGCTTCCGATTACGTTGATGACTTTGTACACTCTAGGAACAAGATGTTCAAGGGTGATTCTAAGAAGCAGCGCATCAAGCGCGCTCTTGGTGCTTACTATGGCGCCAAGAATGAATCATTGGCCGAAGCAGAACACAATGTAGTTAAGCACACAGATGCTACAACTTGGCACAAGCATGCTGAGGCTTTGGGTCTAGAACTTCATTCTGGTCAGGGTCACGTCAGCGCTCGTAACAAGTCCGGCGGCATTCACGGTGTTTGGCATCCTGGTGCCAACAAGGGTTGGATGCACCACATTGCTGTAAGCGAAGAAACTCTCGACGAAATTCGCTCAGGTCGTATCAACAACCATCCTTGGGAAGGAAGGAATGTAAAATGGCACGAAGACGGTAAGGAACACGAGGGTGTTGTCCATTCTGTTCATCGTGAACATACGTTTAGTCAAATGGTTCCTTTCAAGACCGAAGTTCATATCATTAAGCCTGATTCTGATGCTTATCACATTGTTCGTAAGGAACATGTGTCTATTGCCAAAGGTTCTAAGACTGTAAAGGAAGATACAGTTGACGAAGATGTACTTGATGAAGGTGCGCGCATGCCATCTAGTGTTATCAAACACAAGCAAAAACTAGGTGCAATGACACCAGAAGAATTGCACACACATTTCTCTAAGCGTCATGAATACAATTCACAAAATGTTCCTAACACTTACGCGGATAGAGCGAAGAGTATGGAGAAGGATGCTCGAATGACTGCTTGGAGACATGGCCACGGTCACATGTCATCTCATTATTGGGACAAGATCAAGAACGTATCAGAAGAAATCACAGAGCAGAATAAAACATCAACAGTCTATACAGATTTCGATAAGTGGAAAGAGCACGCATCTAAGACCGCGCATGTGCAGGGTCCTACCGGTGGTCTGACTTACGCTGTCCATAAAGAAACAGGCCGAAAAGTTGGTTTATGGAATCACCATGGTGACTCTGGCCACATCGATGAAGAGACGGTCGTAGAGTCAGGTGATAATCCTAACCACGATGCTGCCGGCATACATACAAGAAACAAGTTGAAGCGTTCTGTACGAAGACATTTGAACAGCAAGAAGAAATAATGAAGCGACTAAGTGAGATCAAGTCCCCTATCAACGAGCTTACCGCATTTCAGGATCCCCCAACAGTTCTGATCATGCGGCGTAAGGGTATACGGCTGTTCCCTAATGGTCAACGTGTAGCTACATACAAGAATGATAATCTAGATATTGAACTAGCTATTCCATACAATCCTCAGACTCTAGGTCAGCACAAGATCTCTACTATTGGTACAGCCATCACTGCTACTGAGGAAACTCTCGAAGAGGGTGAGTTTGGTAATCTACAGAAGCACCACACTGCCAAGGGTGTCTTCAAGAAGCACGGTTTCACTCACATGGAACAAGAGAAGCAGAACGGCGCGCACGTGTCTTGGTTCCGTGGCGGCACCACTAAGAAGCTTGATACTGTTGCTAAACACTTGGGTTTGACAAAGAGTGGCGAAGGTCGTGATACCGAGTATCGTGGCGAAAAGCACCACATCTCTACCAATCATGAAGGCGAAACAGTTCTGCGCACGCACACTTCTGCTAACGACAAGGCAGGCATCGACGAAAACACAAGACCGTCTGATACTCTGTTTGGTGCATACGTCCATTCCTCTCAGCTACCCGGTCGCCCAAAAGCTCACCACTTGCTGAACCATGTTGAATCCCGTTATGGTGAGAAGGCTGCAACCCATCTGAAGGCTGCCGCCAATCACTATGCTGCCGGCGAAACAGAATTGGCCAACCATCACTATGCCAAGTTCAAGCACCAGGCATCATTGGTTGGTGAAGAGTTTATGGATGAAGCCTATAATCCAGCCGCTGTAGAAAAGGCCATCAAGGCATCCAAGCCAAAGATCGGTAGCAAGGAACGTATTGCCATCCACAGACTATTAAAGGGTCGCCATGGTGATCCGACTACTCATGGACCAAAAGAACATCCAGTGTCCAAGCCTATGAAGGCTCTGTTGACCGGTGAGGAGACGATCGTCGAAGCCACGATCCATTCTCTACACAGCATTGCGAAGTCTAAGACTCCCGCAACTGTAAGATTTAAGAACGGTTCCAATGCGATGGTCCACCACGGAACTGCCGCACGTATCATGCGACTACATAGTCTTATGCGCGAACACAATAAGCGCAAGGTTGAAGCGCTCGTAAATAGCAGCCCCGATGGTCTGAAGAAGGTCGTCGATTTTGTAGATGTACATTTGAAGTAAGGAATAATACATGGCAACGGCAAATACACCAGAAGTCCAGATCATCTATGACGACACTTGGAAAGCAGTCGTCAAGGTAGTCGGATTCTTTAACGCGGCAACGAACAACAGCAACACTGTCGTTCAGGCCAATACTTTGTTTGGAGCGAACACTTCTCCAAATGCCCATTTGCCTCTCCTTTCTATAGCTCGTGTTGTTTACTCATCCGGTCTAGCGAACGGTTATATGCAAGTTCAGTGGGTTGGTAAGAACGGTGCGGCTAACAGCGATGCGGTCATTTTGGGTTCTCGTACATCAGGTGATATTCCTCAGTACATTAACAATCCACTGGCGGCATCTAATATTGCCAACACCGCGTTGGCAAACACAACTGGCGACATCCAATTGGTAGTCACCGGTGCAGAGCCATTCGATTCATACACCTTGATCATGACTGTGAACAAGGAAAACCAAGCAGGTGGTTGGGCGAACGCATACGTTGGGTACAACGGTAGCGACTTCCCACACTAAGAGTAAACGATGGAAAGCTTTCTTGACCATCTGGCTGAAAATAAAGGACCAAGGATTCGCAGGATTAAAGTCCGCATCCGCAATGGTAAGGTTCAGCGCAACGTTCGTACCAGCAATGTAAAAGGTTTTACATTGCGTGGTGGACGTTTGGTCAGGATGAGCACGACTGAGAAGCTTCACCGCAAACGTGGAGCCAGAAAGGGAAAGATTAAGCGCCGAGCCAAGTTGGCCCGTAGCCTGTTAAAGAGACGTAGAAGTTTGCGTCGTAGACACGCACTAGGATTGTAAAGATGAAACTGATTAGAGAAGCAAATTGGGATAACGCTGTCCTTGTGGAAGCTGCACCAAATGGTGGCCGTAATTACTTCATCGAAGGAGTTTGGCTGCAATCTGAGTTGAAGAACCGCAACCGTCGCTGGTACCCAAAGAACATTCTAGAGCGCGAAGTCAATCGTTACCGCAAGGAGATGATTGAGTCTGGTCGTGCCGTTGGTGAGCTTGGACATCCTCCAACTCCAACTATCAACTATGACCGAGCATCTCACAAGATCCTTTCTCTAACCGAGGATGGTAACAATTGGATCGGTCGTGCCAAGATCCTGAGCACCCAAATCGGTGAGACTGTAAAGCGTCTAATTGATGACGATGTTAAGTTCGGCGTCTCTTCACGCGGTCTAGGAACATTGAAAGAAGACGCGCAACGTGGTTCTGTAGTTCAGAACGATTATCGCTTGGCTACTGCCGGTGACATCGTATCTGATCCATCAGCACCAGATGCCTTCGTCAATGGTATCATGGAAGGAAAAGAGTGGATCTGGAATGGATCTATCTTCTTGGAAGCAGACGTCGCCGAGTCTAAGAGTTTGATCGAATCAGCCAAGAGCAAGCAACTTGAGGAAGTGGCCTTGAACATATTCTCAACCATGTTGGGCAAACTGTAAGTTCAAGAGTCGCCGAATTATAAATAATCACTATATCAAGGAGTTTCCCAACTATGTCTCACAAGTCACTATCTGAAGCTGCTCAAGAAGTTCTGAACAAGTCTCGCGCCAGTGCGTACTCAGAGCCAATGAAGCATGAAACTGCACAGCCAGCGTCAACTGGTGAAGTCAAGTTGTCTGGTCAAACCCTTGAAGACCCACAGGGTGGAGAAGTCGGTAAGGAAACTGCCGCTGCTCGCCCACAAGCAACTCCTCCAGGCGTCAAGCCACCATCAGACTCTAAGGAAGGCATCAAGAAGCTTCCATCACAGCCTGGTGAGACAGAAGGTCGCGAATTGGTATCTCCAGAAGAACTAAACGGTGACAAGCCAGCCACTGGCGGTAAGTTGACCGGCGCAGAATATATGAAGCCAACGTCTGAGGACGTAGAGCTTACTGCAGAAGAGATTGCAGAAGCCAAGGCTGAAAAGGTCGCCAAGATGAAGGAAAAGATGAAGTCTAAGGACTGTAAGGAAGACGTCACCGCCATCCTTTCAGGTGAGACCTTCTCTCCAGAATTCACGACCAAGCTAACCACGATTTTCGAAGCAGCCGTCATTGCCAAGGCAGTAATGGTTGTTGAAGAACTTGAGGCTGATATCCTAGCTGCTGCCGAGCAGTCAGTTGAGGAAATCAAGACCGAGCTTGAAGAGAACGTAGACACTTATTTGACCGCTATGGTTGAAGAGTGGAAGCGCGAAAACACTGTCGCTATCGAGTCCGGCCTAAAGGCTGAGATCGTAGAAGACTTCCTGAATGGTTTGAAGTCTCTGTTCACCGAGCACTACATCGAAATCCCTTCTGAGAAGGTTGATGTTGTAGCAAGCTTGTCTGCAGAGGTTGCCGAACTAACGGAAAAACTAAATAACTCTATGAATAGCAATGTTGAACTTTCAAAGAAGATCAACGAAGCTACCAAAGTACAAGTTACTAGCAAGGTTTGTGAGGGTTTGACCGCTACACAAGCAGCAAAAGTAAAGACACTCGCAGAGGGTGTTGAGTTCACCACAGCAGGTGAGTATGAGACGAAACTGAAAGTGATTCGCGAGAGCTACTTCAGTCAGGTCAAGAACGGAACGGCAGCAAAGCCATCTCAAGTTGCTCTAGTAGAGAGCACCGAAGAGCAGCCAGCAAGCCAACCAGCCGGAAAGCAGGTTGACCCAGTGGTAGCAGCAGTTGCCCGCAGTATTCGATAAGGTTTGAACTCAACACAATAAGGGATCACAGAAATGTATCTATCAGAAAAACTTCAAGACAAGTGGGCACCGGTCCTAGACCACGCTCAGTTCGGCGCAATCACTTCTCCATTCAAGCGCGCTATCGCTAGCGTATTGCTTGAGAACCAGGAGAAGGAAGGCGCATTCAAGACTCCACGCGGCGATGACGGCGCTGGTAATGGTTTCGACCGTCCAGCGGTTCTGTCTGAAACTGCTCCTTCTATGTCTGTTGGCACCGGTGGTTACACTGGCGCAGCAAACCCAGCAGGTCCAGTCGCTGGTTTCGATCCAATCCTTGTAAGTTTGGTTCGTCGTTCTCTTCCAAACTTGATCGCATACGATGTCTGCGGCGTTCAGCCAATGACCGGCCCAACTGGCCTGATCTTCGCAATGCGTTCTAAGTACACCAGCAATGTAGCATCTAACGTTGCAACGGATACGGAAGCTCTGTACAATGAAGCCAACACCGCTTACTCTGGTAACGGTATCAACACCCCATTCGACAATACCACCACTGGTAACCCAGCAAACGGCACGACCTTCGGTCTAGCCAACACTGGTTACGGTTTCCCAACCGGTATCGGCGAAGATTTGGGTGGTGCAAACACCTGGAACCAAATGGGCTTCAGCATTGAAAAGGTCACCGTCACTGCAAACACTCGTGGTTTGAAGTCTGACTACACCTTGGAACTTGCTCAGGACCTTAAGGCAATCCATGGTTTGGATGCAGAAACAGAATTGTCAAACATTCTGTCTACTGAAATCTTGGCCGAAATCAACCGTGAAGTCGTTCGTACGATCTATGCAACGGCAAACATCGGCGCTCAGTTCGGCACCACGAATGCAGGTTTCTACAACCTAGCAATCTCTGGTGGTGATACCGCAGGCCGCTGGCAGGTTGAAACCTACAAGAGCTTGATCATGCAGATCGAGCGTGAAGCCAACAAGATTGCCAAGGACACTCGTCGTGGCAAGGGCAACATGCTGATCGTGTCTACCGACATCGCATCTGCATTGGCAATGTCTGGCATGCTGGACTACCAGTCTGCTTTGACCAACAACACCAACTTGAATGTTGACGATACGGGTAACACCTTCGCCGGCACCTTGTTCGGTCGCTTGAAGGTCTACGTTGATCCATACTCTGTATCTGGCGCCGACTTCGTCGTCGTAGGATTCAAGGGCGCAACGGCATACGACGCAGGCCTGTTCTACTGTCCATACGTTCCACTTCAGATGGTTCGCGCAATCGACCCTAACACCTTCCAGCCAAAGATCGGCTTCAAGACACGTTACGGTATCGTTGCAAACCCATACGCTGGTGGCACTGTATCTCAGTTGGGTGTTATCACCGCAAACAGCAACTGCTACTACCGCAAGTTCATCGTAACCGGTCTGAAGTAAAATTCAGATTGCTACGAAGCAAACAAGAGATGGGCCACTTCGGTGGCCCTTTTCTTTTATAGAGAACAGACTTTCAGCGAAACATAAATAGAGTATTCGGACCCAATCTAATCAGGAAGAACCATGTCACTAGCAAATACCGGTGCAAATACAATCATCAGTGGTAACGTATCTGCGCTTATCCAAGTCGCAAATGTTGAAACTCTGATCACAGGCGTTCTTCCTATCAATGCTGCCAACTTGGCTAACGGACATATTGTAACAGTATCTCTGTTCGGCGCTGTCGGCGGTCCTGCTTACAACCTGAACATCCGTGTTGGTGCCAACGGCAACACCACTGACAACGTTGTTTACTCTCAAGCAACTGCAGTGACTGGTGTACAGTTGGCCAATGACGTCTCTGCTTGGGCTAACAGCAACCCAGGCTTCGGTCCAAACCTTTACCCAGGCCCATCTATCCCAGTTGGTCCAGCATTGAAGTTGAACGGCACGTTCTACATGGTCGCTCAGAATGTTGGTGCTCATGCGAACTTCATGATCGTTGACCCAGCAGGTGTCCTAGGCAACACAAACTATCAAGCCAACACGGCAACATTCGATAGCACTGCAGCCCAGAAGTTGACAATCTCTCACAGTGTTGTAACCAACCCTGTATTGACCTTTAAGGGATATGGCGCAGGTATGGCCAATACTCCAGGTAGTGCCTTTAGTGTTGGCGCATCAACCGCCAAGGTTGCCAACAGCAGCATCAGCATCGCAAAGGTTGAGATTGTAGCTCTACCATCTTAATCTGAGGCAACTATATTATGGGTGTGAATGCTCCTCCTTCAGACCAGAATCTAGCTCAGGGTAATAAGTTTGCCCTGAGCTTTTCTCGTTTACCTTACATTCAGTTCTTTGTGCAGACCGTCAATGCTCCTGGCATCATGACGAGTCCAGCAATGCAGCCAACTCCGTTCATTACTGCACCTGTTCCTGCCGACAAGATGCAATATGAGCAGCTGAACCTTTCTTGTTTGCTTGATGAACCGATGTGGTCTTGGACAAGTGTCAATGATTGGTTGAAGGGAATCACCTTCCCTGAGAACTTTGAGCAGTACCAGAATCTACGGATGCAACAGCGTCTCCAGACCCAGAACAAGAAGCCACAGTACAGTGATTGCCAGCTGACGGTATTCACCAACAAGAACAACCCGATTATGAATCTGTATTTCAAGGACGTGTTCCCTGTGAGCCTTTCCGGAATCCAGTTCAGCACCAAGACTCCTGCCACTGAAGTCTTAACGTTTGATGCATCATTTGCCTTTACGAACTACGACATCGTCCGCGCAGTGTAATTGACTCTTTCAATAGATTATGGTATAATAGAAGCACTATGAAGTGTATTCCCTTAGAAGATTTGATCGAGATGTGGTCTGACGCAGACTCCATCATCAACAAAACCGACCCACAGATGGAACTGCTCCGCATTCCTACGCTGCATGCGAAGTATGCGGGACAGATTGCCGCTCACTCTGCTTCCTTGAAGATGAAGAACTTCGAGTACATTCAGATGAAGAAGCTGAAGTATGATTGGATGTCCGGCCGCATGGATCAGGCTCAGTTAACAGCACTCGGCTGGCAGCAGTTCAAATTCCTGTTGAAAGCCGACATGAACCTCTATATGGAAGCAGACCCTGACTTGATCAAACTCCAACAAAAGAAAATCAATAACGAGGAAGCGATTGCTTTCTGCCAGAGTGTGTGTAAGGAACTGAGCGCGCGAACCTGGCAAGTAAAATCGTTCATGGATTGGGAAAAGTTCATCAGCGGGCAATAATGGCAGACCTACAGACTGAGAAAGTCAACAACGTATACACCAAAGTTACCGGTGAACCTTCAGTCCTAAAGGAGCTATCAGAGTACTTCACATTTGAGGTTCCTGATGCCCAATTTAGTCCCCAATATAAGAAAAGACATTGGGATGGAAAAATAAGATTATTCAATCTGCGCAACAAGTATCTCTACTCCGGTTTGCTGCGCTATCTGTTTGACTTCGCCAAAGAGCGCGGCTATACGGTCGCCTATGATCCAAACCTAATCCTGATGAACAACTTCTCTGTCCTTGAGGCAGAAGAGTTCATTCAGACACTAGACATCCGCAGTAAGGGTGAGCCGCTCGCTGCGCGAGACTATCAGGTCATCGGGTTTGCTAAGAGTATCCGCTACAAGCGACTGATGCTCGTCAGTCCGACTGCCTCTGGTAAGTCTTACATAATCTACTGTTTCATGCGCTATCTCTTACAAGATGATCCTTCGCGCACCGGTTTATTGATCGTCCCGACTACAAGTCTCGTAGAGCAAATGGTAGGAGACTTCAAGGACTACTCTTCCGCGAACGGTTTTGATGTGGAGGGTTCTGTCCAGAAACTTTACCAAGGCTTCTCGGCATCCCTCCTTCCTTCTACGCGTCTGATGGTCAGCACGTGGCAGTCCCTGTATAATCTTCCAAAAGAATTCTTCCACTCTTTCTCTTATGTAATAGGTGATGAGGCTCATACCTTCGCGGCCAAGTGCGTCGGTGAGACTATGAAGAACTGTGTCAATGCTCCTTACCGGCTCGCAACGACCGGCACCACTGATGAAGAGTTAGTGAATAATCTTATGGTTGAGGGTTTGTTTGGACCTATCACCAAGACCATCTCCACCAAGGAAATGATGGACAGTGGATACTCCGCTCAGCTGGCGATCAAATCCTTGGTCCTTAAACATCCTCCAGGCACACGAGACAAGGTCGCGACCGAAGTCAAGCATTGGTTGGTGAAGGGTCTATCAAAGGCACAGGCAGGCTTCCTCGGGGAGGTCAGCTATATAATCGGCTCTGAACCAAGGAACCGGTTCATTCGTAATCTTGCTATCTCACTTGAAGGCAATTCCCTATTGCTTTTCCAATTTGTTGAGAAGCATGGTCAGATACTATATGATATGATTTTGGAGAAAGCAGGTGATAGAAAAGTATTCTTCATTCACGGTGGAACAGAAACAGATCAGCGTGAAGCCATCAGAGCTATCACAGAAAACGAAACTGATGCTATCCTTGTTGCGTCTTATGGAGTCTTCTCTACAGGAATCAATATCCGAAATCTCCATAACGTCATTTTTGCCAGTCCCACAAAATCAAAGAAGCGAACACTCCAAAGTATTGGGCGGGCACTTCGTCTCTCTGAAGACAAGTCCACAGCTACACTCTATGATATCGCAGATGACTTCCGGTTAGATCCGGCCGGAGAGAAGCCAAACTATACTCTTAAGCATTATGCCACTAGAATGGTAATCTACCTTGAGGAAAAATTCAAGGTATCTCACTACACAATACCACTGAAGGGTTGACTCTTACAATCCATCGCGGTATAATTGAACCTTGCTGATATACTAGATAATAGATACAACGCAATACTCTTACGCTTCGGGGCAACTACGGTCGGCGTTTGAGTGCATCCACTAGACGGGCACAGCAAAGTGGTATCGGCAACTCATAGGGATGAGCCAACTCTGTAGCGCGTATAACGCGCCAACGAAGTCCCAAGTCTGATCGCTCTAAAAGAGCGCGGTGACAAACGAGTGATTCCCTAGCGAAGCTATGGGCTAATCCTCGTCCCCTGCAATGACATACAGGTTACATTAATGATACATGATATTCCATCGTACTCTGAAGGGGACGTCCAAGGTGAAGTCTACCATCAGTTACGGTTACTTGATATTGATGTTAGATCAGAAATATCTTTGCCTTCTACGGAACACAGAAGTTCCAAATTTAGGGCAGATTTGGGAGTCTACAAAGACGGTCGATTGAAACTGTTGGTAGAGTGTAAGCATCCAAAGAATACACTACGCAACAAGAACACTCGGCAACGAGTTACTTATGCTGCATTTGAGACATTATATCGAATTAAGGTTCTGTGGATAAACAAATTCGAGGACGCACCGAAGTTGGCTCAAGCCACCAAGGAGTATCTAGAGAGGAAATAGAATAATGGCAACAAAAAAGAAGACTGCAAAAAAGAAAGCAGCGACTCCAGTCAAACCAATCACAGAGAAGAGCAAGTACATTCAGGAGTTGGCTTCTACGAAGTCCACGGCCGAAAAGAAGGCCAAGAGTGGACACTACGTCAACAATGCCGAGATGCTTGCGCTCATCATCCAGCACAAGATCAATCAGAAGGAAGCCAAGAAGGCAAAGAAGCCCAAGCCAAAGATTCCAGACATCCTAGGCAAGCAGCTTTTGTTGATCGCCGAGAATCTGGCTCACAAGCCTAACTTCCACAACTATCCATGTCGTGATGAAATGATCGGTGACGCCATCGAAAACTGCATCATGTACTTCGACAATTTCAATCCTAAGCGGAGCAAATATCCCTTTGCGTATTTTACCAAGATCATCTACTATGCGTTCGTTAGACGAGTTCAGAAAGAGAAGAAGCACCTCTACGTCAAGTACAAGGCCACACAGCAAGCCGGGATCCTCCATGAAGCTGAATCCGGGGATAGTGAAGACGGGGCGCAACAGTTCGAGCTCTACGATAACATTGCCGAGTTCATCGACAAATATGAGGATGCCCAAGCAAGGGCTAAGGCCAAGTCCGCCGCAACAGCAGCTGCCAAGATCCCCGTTAAGAAAGGGTTAGAGAAGCTCTTTGAAGAACCGGTCGCGCCAGTCATTAAACAGGCCATCACAACGAAGCGTCGGGTCACTGCCTAATACTCTTAAGAAAAAACAGAGTATAATAGAAGGATGAAGAAAGTCTCCATTGGGTTCACTGGTACGGCTGAAGGCGCGACGACCTGGCAGATGGATGCCCTCGCCCATGCGTTCGCTATGCTTCAGAAGAGCGGAGCGCAACTGGAATCTTTCCATCATGGAGACTGTGTAGGAGCGGATGAGCAGGCACACAAAGTGGCTTGTACATTTCAGTTCCACATCACCATTCATCCGCCATTGAATGATAAGAAGCGAGCCAATTGTGTTGGTGATATTATCCTTCCTGAGAAGGACTATATAGAGCGTAACCATGATATCGTCGACGCGTCAGACGTTATGTTTGCCACGCCAAAAAGCAAAGATGAGGAGCTACGCTCCGGCACCTGGACTACGATTAGATACGCACAGAAGCAAGTGTTGAAAGCAGGAAGCAATAAACGCCTGATCATCATTTGGCCTGATGGGACGACCTTGAATATTACGAAGCCGGTTACGAATAACGCATGAGTCGACAATTAGCCGACGTATTAGGTTTGGAGTGGAATCCTTCAATGGATATCCCTATTGGTCGACCTTCTAAAGAAGAGTTGATCAAAGTAGTCATGCCTTTGAATGCGTTCAAACCAGGTGATAAAGGTCATCTTGGACACCAACACTCTGAAGAATTCAAAGCATCTATGCGAGGCGAACAAAATGTAGCTAAGCGTGATGAAGTTAGAAAGAAGAATAGTGACTGGCACTTGGAACACCAGATTGCTAAACGACCAGAAGTTCGAGCATTGCAAAGTTTGAGATCGAAAGAACGAGGAGCTAGACCTCCTGTTGGATCTTTCAAGGGTCATAAACATAGCGAAGCAACACGCAAAGCTCATAGCGAAAGAATGAAAGGTAGGATTCCTTGGAATAAAGGAATCATAACTGGACCAAGGAATATACCATGAAAGTGGCCGTTTTAGGGGACACACACTTCGGAATGCGGAACGATTCCCAGATCTTCCATGACCATTATGCGAAGTTCTACCAGGAAGTGTTCTTCCCTAAAGTTCGAGAGTTAGGCATCACGGTTGTCATCCAAACGGGTGATCTGTTTGATCGGCGCAAGTTCATCAATTTCAATTCCTTGTTTCTAGCCAAGGGATACTTTTTCGATGAGTTTACGAAAGGTGATATGGCCCTGATCAGCTACCTGGGCAATCACGACGTCTACTACAAGAACACTCTCCAGGTCAACAGTCCAGAGCTAGTCTTGCGTGATTACATCGAGGATGGCGATATTCAGATCATATCTAAACCACAAGAGCTAGACCTCTATGGTTTAAAGGCTGACATCATTCCTTGGATCTGCCAGGACAATGAACGTGAGACCAAAGCCTTCATTGCTAACAGCAAGAACCAGATTTGCTTCGGACATTTCGAGATTGCCGGCTTCTCTATGGAGAAGGGTTCAGTCTGTTATGATGGTATGAATCGGGATGACCTGAAGCGTTATGAAATGGTCATCAGTGGTCACTTCCATCACCGTTCAACCGATGGCCACATCTATTACGTAGGTACACCAGGTGAAATCACCTGGGCCGACTGGGAAGACCAAAGAGGCTTCCATATATTTGATACACAAACAAGGGACTTGGAGTTCGTTCCAAATCCACTGACGATGTTCCACAAGGTCATCTATGATGACACCCAGGAAACCATCGTCAGCATAGACAACAAAGATTACTCAGAATATGCGAATCGTTACGTCAAGATTATCGTCCAAAACAAAAACTCGGCTGTATTGTTTGATAGGTTCATTAGCAACTTCTACCAAGCTAACCCGGCCGATATATCGGTCGTTGAGGATTTCACTGAGTATAGCTCTCTCGCTGATCTAATGAGCGGAGGCCTGGACCAAGGTGAGAACACGTCTGTCCTCTTGGACCGGTACGTTGACGGCATCGAAGTCGGTCTGGACAAAGACAAAATGAAAGCAACCATGCGCAAGATCTACAATGAAGCGCAAGCGTTGGAGAACAAGTGATAGTCTTTGAGAAAATCCGTTACAAGAACATGCTGTCTACTGGCAATGTGTTCACGGAAGTCAAATTGAATGCCAATCATACTACCCTCGTGGTCGGTAAGAATGGTCACGGCAAGAGCACCTTGCTGGATGCTATCACGTTCGCCTTGTTCGGTAAACCATTCCGCAAGATCAACAAAGGCAACCTGATCAACTCTATCAACATGAAAGATTGTTTGGCTGAGTTAGAGTTCAGTATTGGCGGCCGCAAGCACATGATCCGGCGCGGTATGAACCCAAGCTTGTTCGAGATCATAGTCAATGGAGTAGTCGTCAACCAGGACGCTGTATCCAAGGACTACCAGAAGTATCTTGAGAACAACATTCTGAAGTTCAACTACAGAGCCTTCACTCAGATCGCTATCCTTGGATCAAAGAGTTTCGTGCCTTTCATGAAGCTAATCCCACAGGATCGCCGTACCATCATCGAGAATCTTTTGGACATCCAAATCTTCTCCAGCATGAATAAGGTCGCGCGCGAGGACTTGAAGAAGGCTTATGTCGACATCGCTGAAAACAAGAAAGAGATCACAAACATTCAGGCCAAGATTGGTCTACAACAGAAGTATGTAGACGAGTCCCGCAGAAACGTTGCGACTGAAATTGAAAAGCGCGAAGCGGACATTATCGATCACCAGAAAGAAATTGAACGGTTGGATGCTGAAGAAGCAGTGATGATTGAAGCTTTCAATAACTTGATCCTGGGTGACCGCACCAAGGTCGATCAAATGCTTCGTCAGTTGAAGGAATTTGAAGTCAAGATTAAGGCCAACAAAAGCAAGGCTTGTAAGGATCATGAATTTTACAGTAATAACGACAACTGTCCAACCTGCCAGCAGACCATTCAAACAGACTTTCGAATGGAAGCTATCACCAAAGCCAATACTAGCATTTCACAATTTGACACCGCGCTCGACCAACTATCCAATGAAACCCAAAAGTGGCAGATGAAGTTGGATGGTATCCGCGAGACATCAAGGCTTCAACAAGAGATCATGGCCAACCGCGCCAAAATGCGCGTGTCCTATCAACACATCCTGGACTACATCAAGAAGGTCGAGGGTGAAATTGCTGAACTGAAGAACCAGAAGGTCTTGAGTGATGACATGATGAAGGTTAGTGCCGAGCTAGTGGCTGACCTGGAGCGTCGTGTAGAAGCGCACAAGGGATTGGTTGAGAACCGGGCATACCTTGAGTTGGCTGTTGAGTTCCTAAAGGATGGCGGCATCAAGGCACAGATCATCAAGCAGTACCTGCCTATCATCAACCAGCTGGTCAATAAATATCTGGCAGCGATGGACTTCTTTGTGAACTTTGAACTCAACGAAGAGTTTGTAGAAACGATCAAGTCCCGCCATCGTGACCAATTCACGTATGATAGCTTCTCTGAGGGTGAGAAGCAGAAGATCGACATCGCCTTGTTGTTCGCATGGCGCGCCGTTGCTAAGATGAAGAACAGTCTGAACTGTAATCTACTCATCCTAGATGAAATCTTTGACAGCAGTCTGGATGGTGTTGGTGCTGATTTGGTTTTGACAATTCTGGAAGCCTTGGCCCAAGAAGCCAACGTGTTTGTTATTAGCCACCGCGAGTTGCTACACGACAAGTTCCAGAACACGATTCGGTTTGAGAAGAAGAACAACTTCTCTGAAATAGTTGACAATGAGGAATAAATCATGGCAAAGGTATTGAAGACACTACAGAAAGAATTTCAGGGCAACGTCTACACTTATAACATCTATGGCTTAGTGCCGGCTGATTCTGAAGTGTTACGCATGAAGACCAAAGCATGGGACTTTGAGAATCCTCAGATGAACACAAAGGAACTGGCCATCAGTCTAGTGGAGACCATGGTGTTGAATCGTGGTGTGGGTTTAGCCGCTCCTCAGATCGGTTTCGCTTACCGCGCATTCGCTATCGGTGCCGGCACTCAAGTTCAGGTTATGTTCAATCCAGAAGTCATCGAGTCTTCTGGAGAGCTAGAGTTTGAAGAGGGATGTCTGAGTTTCAAAGGTCTGTTCCTAAAGATCAAGCGTCCTGAGCACATCAAGGTTCGTTATTGGGACTTCAATGGTCAAGAGCAGACAACCGAGATGGGCGGCCTAACAGCGCGCACGTTCCTTCATGAGTTGGATCACCTGGACGGCATTGTCTACACGACCAAGGTCAACAAGTATTGGTTGGACCGGGCCAAGGCAAAGCAGAAGGGTAATATCCAGAAGCTGGACCGCCAGTATGAAGAGCAAGACAAGCAGAAGATCATCATGGAGGCTGCTCGCAAGGTCGCCGCTGATAACCAGGCCAAGGCTCTGGAAAAGCAGATCAACTTCGAGATCCCAGACGAAGTGATCACCCTGAATGTACCTGAGCCAGAAGCCTAATGTTGTACTCTGCTCAAGACATCAAAGATTCACAGGTATCCACAGAGCTACCAGATGGTCAATGGGTTGTCGCCCGCCCGCTATGGGTGAGTTGGGGACGATGGAAACATGCTTGGTGGGTCTTTACAGGCCGCTGTGATGCGATATGGTGGCCGGAAAACGGAAACCCAGAGCAACCTAACTTGATGACCGGACGCTAACTATGCCGCAAATCAAGACCAAAGAGATACACCGTAGAGATAACATAAGACGGTATGGAATTACTGAGAACCAATTTGAAGAAATGAGGTTAGCTCAGAATAACTGTTGCGCCATCTGTGGTAAGGCGTTTCCTGCTGATGGCGGATTCAAGATGTCACGACCGTTCATAGATCATGATCACGATACCGGTAAGGTACGCGGTCTTCTATGCGATGGATGCAACAGAGGTTTAGGATACTTCAAGGAAGATACATCACATCTGGCCAATGCGGCCAACTATTTGTTAGAAACGAGTGGTGGTTAACGGTCTCTGTCTCCGATCAGCGTATAATAGTCGGTACAGGTCAGAACAGAGACAGATCGAGCCCGGAGAGCGGACAACTGTCAGAGACGTGCATAGAAACCGGTACTAGTTAACGTTTCGGAAAAGATTGTTCGGGATTAAGTTAAATTAGCACCCTGCCGGTCAAATTAAGAGTATAATAGTCTTCATGATCAAAGTTGTGAAGAAGACGGCAACCCTCCAGGAGAATAAGTCTCAGCTAGCCAAACTGATGGCGGCCGAGAATATCACCGTTCGCCACATGCAAGTGCGGACGGCCAAGTTCAACCTTGAAACCCGCGTCCTGACCTGCCCGATCTGGAAGGACATGAGCGGTGTGATCTATGACCTGCTCATGGGTCATGAAATCAGCCATGCGCTTCACACGCCTCTCCAGGGTTGGCACGACGCCATCGTCAACGACAAGAAGCGCAAGAACATCAAGCGTTTCTTGAACGTCATTGAAGACGCGCGCATCGAGCGCATCATCAAGATCAAGTATCCTGGCCTGCGCAAAGCCTTTGCGGAAGCTTACCAGGAACTGTTCGACCGCGACCTGTTTCAGATCAAGAAACTGAACGGTGACTATTCAAAGATGGGTCTGATCGACCGCATCAACGTCCACTTCAAACTCGGTGCGCAAGCGCTCGTGATCTTCAACACTGAAGAGCAAGCCTTCGTGGACCGCATTGCTACGGCTGACACCTGGGCGCAGGTGGAGCAGTTGGCTCGTGAAGTGTATGACTACCAGAAGGCTCATGCGCAGCCGAAACCTAAACAACAGCCGCAACCCAAGCAGCCTAAGCCTAAGAAGGACAAGAAGCAGAACGAGGAGTCGGATGACTCTGAGGAATCTGATGAGTCTGACGAAGGTGATGACGCCAACGAGGGTGACGGCGAGACTGAGGAACAAGATGCCGATGGTAATGACGCCGACCCGGATGATGAAGAGTCCGAGGACGAGGGTGACAACAAGTCGCCTTCTGATGAAGATGGTGAAGAATCTGACGAGGGTGACGGCGAGGAATCTGACAAGGATGATTCTGAAGGCGACGCTTCTGACGGTGACTCTGACGAGGATTCCTATGAGGCCGACGATGAAGATGAGTCTTCAGACAGCCGTTCAAACTCTGAGCCCAAGGAAGGTGGTAAGAGTGGAGATGACGAGGACGACAGTGAATCTGAGCAGCCGGTAGAAATTGAGCCGGACTCTGAAACTGACAAGGCTTTTCGTGACGCGGAAGAGGGTATGAATGACCGCACCGCTGAGTCACAGGTGTTCTTCAAGATGCCGGAAGCGCATTTGGAAAACATCATCGTCTCCAACAAGACTGTGTTAGATACCTTCGAGACCGGCATCCGCTACCAGATGCAGAAACACTATGGCACCAAGCTGAACTATGATGCCGTCGCCATGGGCGTCACTAAAGTATTCCATACGCGCAACAAGAACTACATCCAGTTGCTGGTCAAAGAGTTTGAGATGCGCAAGAACGCGAGCCAGTACTCGCGCCAGATGACCGCTAAGAGTGGTGACCTGGACGGCAACCGTCTGGCCCGCTATAAGCTGACCAACGACCTCTTCCGCAAGGTCACTACCATCGCCAAGGGTAAAAGCCACGGCATGGTGATGTTCCTGGATATGTCGATCAGCATGAGCGACTTCATGCGCTACGTCGTAGAGCAGTCTCTGATCCTGGCGACCTTCTGTAAGCGCGTCGGTATCCCGTTCGACCTTTACGGCTACACTGATGGTCATGGCTACTATGGTTGCTTCGGCAAGGATGGTAAACAGAGCCAGCGCGCTGCGTTTACGGTCTCCAAGGACCCTGACAATACCTTTACTCTTCAGGCCGGTGACTTCTGCCTGCGCCATCTGCTGAGCAGCAAGTTCAGCGGCAACCACTACAAGCGCTCGTTCAACATGGTCAACATGTTCGGTGAGCTCGCCAGTCCCTACGGTCGTCCGGCCGATGTGGCGACGGCATTCGGTTCGGTCCCCAACTTCAGCCTTGCGCAGAGTTTAGAGACGGTTGGTATGAACCTAGGTGGCACGCCATTTATTGAGACTCTGGTCGCATCCAAAGAGATCATCAAGCAGTTCAAGAACGAGCACCACAGTGACATCGTCAACGTGATCTACCTGAGCGACGGTGATGGCAACAACTCCATGGTGTTCCCGCCCGCGTTCATGAATAACCTGACGTCTGCGTCGATCACTCGCACGAAGTTCGGTGTGACTGACGCGACCACTAAGATCAGCGTGCTCCCTGAGCAGGCTGGTTTGAGCAGCGGCAACTACATGTTCAACATGTTCCAGGCTTCTGTGACCGAGCTCATCCAGGCCACTACCGGTGCCCGCCACATTGGATACTACTTCGGCCAGGAGGCATACATCCTCCAGCGTTTGGCCGGTCGTGAAGAGTTCAAGAAGGACTTCAACAACCTAGCCAAGCAGCTGAAGACCACCGGTTTCGTGGCGGTGCCCAATCTTGGTTATAGCAACTATTATTATGTGGACACTACGGTGATCAACGACGGTAGCAAGTGCTTCATGAATGCTGGTATGACCCAAGACCAGTTATTCCAGGCTTTCAGCTACAACCAGAAGAAGAAGCATAACAATAAGCTGATCGCTCGCCAGTTCGCCGCCGAAGTGGCCGAATAACGGTACTAGTTAACGTTTTGAAAAGAATGTTCGAAAATAAGTTAAATCAGCAACCTTTGTGTGCGATTAGGCGTATAATAGCCTCTATGAAATCGAAACATGGAATGAACTGAAATGCCCAAACCCAGCTACTCGCCGGAAGAGCTCAATTCGCTCATATCTAATATGGCCAACCACTTCAACACGAACGTGGTAACGACCAAGCAGATCGAGGAGTACACCAAGGCTAGGAGCCTCCCGATGCCGTGGGCATTCATGAACAACAAAGCTAACCGCAAGGCTTGGGGCAAATACCGGGTGAGTGGTGATATCACCGCTCCGGTCGAGGCTCCTTCGCCTGTGCTGGTCAATGCGATCAAACAGGAGCTCGCCGCTCCTCAGATCAAGACCCTGGCCGACAGCTTCATTCCCGAGCGCGACCCTGTGTACGTGCCGTTCGGCTTTTACAACGACCTCCGTGGGATCATCGAATCCCGCATCTTCTACCCAGTCTACATTACCGGTCAGTCCGGCAATGGTAAGACCCTGGGTGCTGAGCAGGCTTGTGCCGAGCTCCAGCGCGAACTGATCCGCGTGAACATTACCAAGGAAACCGACGAGACCGATTTGATTGGTTCGTATGAGTTGATCGACGGCAACACCGTATGGCGTGATGGTCCGGTCCTCGTCGCCATGAAGCGTGGCGCGATCCTTCTCCTCGACGAAACCGACTATGGTTCAGAGCGCTTGCTCTGCCTCCAGCCGGTGCTCGAAGGTAAAGGCTACTTCAACAAGAAGCGCGGTGAGTTTATCACACCTGCTTCTGGCTTCAACATCATCGCGACTGCCAACACCAAGGGTAAGGGTAGTGATGACGGTCGGTTCATCGGAGCCAACGTCCTCAACGAAGCCTTCCTGGAACGGTTCGCCATTACGGTTGAACAGGAATATCCGTCACTGAACACGGAGATCAAGATTCTCACGAATCTGTTCACCAGCCTGAACAAACCGAGCCTCTCTTTCGCGACCAACCTCGCCAAGTGGGCGGAGTTGATCCGTAAGACCTACAAGGAAGGTGGTGTGGATGAAGTCATCAGCACTCGCCGCCTGACCCACATCGCTCGTGCGTATGTGATCTGGAACAACAAGCGCAAGGCTATCGAGCTCTGCTTGAACCGGTTCGATGATGAAGTGAAGACGGTCTACTTAGACTTCTACACGAAAATCGATGCCAAGATCGATGAGAAGGAAACTGTCGCCAGTGCGCCGGTTGCTCCCAAGACGGCTCCGGTCGATCCGGGTGCCTTCACTCCTAATCCGGCGATCACCGCTTTGCGCTCGGCGAGTCAACAGGCCATGGCCAACCAGAAGCCTGCCACTCCGGTCACTCCTCAGAAGCCGGTGACGCAGCCGGCAGCGAAACCGGTTGCTCCTTCCAAACCGGTCAACACACCGAAGCCGGCAGCCGGTGGTTCGACTTCGACCAACCTGATCAAGAACGCGATGAACATTGCGACTCTGTCGGTCAAGTATAAGACCGCCATCAAGGTCAGTGATCCTGACGACATGGGTATGGTCACGGTGACCAGCCATGGTCAGACTTCGGTTATCCCGGGCAATGACTCGGTCGCCCAACGGGATGCTAAGACGGCTCTGGAGTCGGTCGTCATGAGTCATGCGGCAAATAAGAACATGAGTCTGGCCAACACGAGCACTGGCGATGACGATGAGGATGTACCTTTCTAAACTTTCCTATATACTCTTACACAACTGTGAGGTATAATAGATATCTACAGTGAAGAATTTGGCCGGAGTGCAATGCTCCGGCCCTTTGTTTTCGGAGAAGAAATTGGTAAGAGTACTTGAAGTCACGCGTCGTGAATGCGAAGACCTCCTTGGTAAGTTTCTTGATGACTCCCACTACGATATTCTGATTGAAGAAGACACAGACGTCTATCTTAAGGATCCCCTGTCCCCGGTAGAAAACGGGGAACATAATGTCGTCCTGATGTTCCGTAAGAACTTCTTCACCAAAGAACAACAGGCCGGTGCTTATGAAGGTTTGATGCAGGCGGCCAAGCCTACACAGAACCGTGGTCTAGCAGCCGGTCCAAAGGGTGTCAAATGTCAGGGCCGCGACTGGGCAACCACAGAGCAGTTGGACATCCTGAACTTCTTATCCAAGCTGGGCGACCGGGCGACCTTCAATCAGGAAGATATTGACCGCATCAAGAGCATCGCCAAGAACAAGAAAGACACACGCGGTATGGTCTGGCTCGGTGAAGAGAAAGCCAGACTCAACTTCGACTTCAATCGCTGGCTGGATAGCCGACTACACGACAGTCTGGTTGATGGTGTTCCCGGTTCTCAGATAAGGAACGATGCCTCCTGGGTCTTGAACAACCTGATAAGCGACACCACCTATGCCAACCCGGTTGACTCCGGGATTGCCGGCTGGTTCGACAGGTATCCACGAATCCCATATGGTCGGGCGACGTCTTATACAGCACACAACTTCGAGCGGTTCAAACTCAGCTGGCCGTTTATGAAGCAGCTGTCCAAAGGTTTCAAAGAACTGCTGCCATACCGTTGGAACGTCCAGATGGCTATGACGTCTCAGATCGATCCAAGTTTCCACATTCCTAAGACACCGTTCACAACGATCACCGTCAACAAGAACTTCCGGACGGCGGCACATAGAGACGCCGGTGACTTGGCAGCAGGGTTCAGCAACCTGACGGTCGTCGCTAAGGACAACGATTACTCCGGAGCCTATCTGGTATTGCCAGAGGTCCGGGCAGCCGTCAACATCCGTCCTGGTGATCTGCTACTAGTCGCCAACCATGATTACATTCACGGCAACACTCCTATCATCTCCAAGGCCGGAGTGGAGTTAGAGCGCATCAGTCTGGTGTGCTACTTCAGGGAAGCAATGCTTGAACTGGGTAGCCGAGCCTATGAAGACTTACGGTATGATTTTGTAGAGTACCGGCGCAAAGACCCAAGCAATCCTCTTGCACGCGAAGGTTGGAATGGTGTCAGTGCAGGAATGTGGGATGGAGAAGAGTTCCGACTATTTGCCGAGAGCACAGACCGCACCGATGTCTGGAAAGAATACCACAGTAAAGAAGAGTCAAGTCTGGAGTCATTGTTTGGATAAGAGTATCTTTGAGAATCCTTCCCTGAACCGCATTCACTTGCGTTGGGAAGAACACATCTATGATCTATCTCCAGTAGAGAAGATCGGCAATATTTGGATCAAGCGCGAAGACAAGTTTGCGCCACTAGGTTATGGCAACATCAACGGCTCTAAGCTGCGTGTTTGTATTTGGCTGATCAGCAATGCGCTCCAGTCTGGAGCCAGAGGAGTTATCCATGGTGCTGTTACAGGTTCTCCTCAGCATCCGATGGTGGCTACGATCTGCAAGCACTACGACGCGCCTTGTGTTGATGTCGTTGGTACTGATGATATTGCTGGCCATCCTAATTTGGTCATTGCTAAGTCTATGGGTGCTAGTTTTATTCCTTGTAAAGTTGGATATGCTAAGACCCTAGAGGCTACCGCGTACCGACTCCAGAAAGAGAAGTACAATGGTTATTTCGTGCTCGAAACAAATATTACCGTTAATGAAGGACGAAATAGTCCTGAGCGTGTTAAGAACTTTCATGCCGTCGGTGGCGCGCAGAGCGCTAACGTCCCCGACCATATCGAGACTATCATCCTCCCAGCAGGTAGCTGTAATTCGGCGGTTGGTGCCTTGTACGGTTTGGCTTATCGAAGACGCGCTGGTGAACTACCAAACCTGAAGCGCATCATCTTATTGGGCATCGGCAATTACGGTAGCAAAGACCCGGACTTCATCCGTCGACGGTTGGATTTGATAGAGGCTCCAGATGTATTCAGTTGGCCATGGGCAACTGAGGGTCTCCCTTTCGGCGACACTGAGGACAAGATTGAAGTAGAACATTATGACCTGAACGGCTCAGGCTTTTGTGCTTACTCTGACCTAATGCCCTATACCTACAATGGGGTGGTCATGCACCCAAGATACGAAGGAAAATGTTTTAATTATTTAGAGCAAAATCAACACATATTTGCTCAATATTTCAACGACAAAACCATGTTTTGGATAGTTGGTGGTTCTGTAAATGTCTAATCGTTTACCAGAATTATTTACAGGACAGAAGTTTAATCGCTTGACTGTGATAGAATCAGCAGGAAGAAATGATAGCGGTAGCATAGTATATAAATGTTCGTGTGATTGTGGTAACATTAAGAAAATCACAGGATCAGATCTAATATCAAATTACATCAAATCTTGTGGTTGCTTACGTCGAGAACACACATTACAAATGGCCGCGTCGAATATAGGAACGGTTAGATTGGACTTACGTAAAGAGCCATATCGTTGGTTATATACGGATCTTTGTAATGCTGCCAAATATAGAAGAATATCAGTAGATATATCTTATGAAGAATTTGTACGATATACAGAAATAACAGAGTGTTTTTATTGTGGTGTAGATATCAATTGGCCTAAACCACATTCAGACGACGGTGGATATAACTTAGATAGAAAAGATTGTAAACAAGGATACCACAAAGACAATATAGTGGTTTGTTGTAAACGTTGTAATAACGGAAAGGGTGATAGATTTTCATTTGAAGAGTGGTCAAAAATGGCAGCAGCGCTTAAATGAAAAAACAACAACAATTGGGACGCTATTGTGAATTGAAAGATATCTCAGAAATAAAAGAGTTACAACCCGGCTTAGATTTCAGACTTCCAGAGTATCGCCGGGAAGTGTTTCTTAATTTCTATGAGTTCCATTTGAAGTATAACTCCCATCCAGGTGGAGTCTATTTCGCTATGCCTTGGTTGGCCAAGCACCACAAAATGGACGACGAGCAAAAACTTTGGATGGCCTTCATTAATGGTTGTTCACAGAACATCGTGACGACCAACATTATCATGGAGCAGTTCCCCACTTTCAAGGATACATCGGTTGACAAATTAAATGATTGGTGGAATGCTAACCATCAACATTTCAAGGCAGGTAGTGGTTGGGATAGCGACCGTAAGTATTTCAAGATCGGTGTTACCGGTTTTCCTCAGTGTATTGAATCATACAAGAAAGCAGTCGGGGATAGGACTCAACTAGGATTCTTTTCTGACTTCTTGAAAGGTAACAATTATGAGAACTTCAGGAATGTTTGGAATGCTATCAAGGGCAACGTTCTATCCATGGGAAGACTGTCCACGTTCTCCTATCTTGAATACCTCCGGATCTGCGGACTTCCCTTGGATTGTGATTCACTTTTTCTTGATGATATTAGCGGCTCTAAGTCTCATCGTAACGGTCTATGTAAAGTTCTTGGTCGCGATGATCTGGATGATTATGAACCAGAGAACCCAAACTTCCCCGGCTACCATAAGGACACCATAGAGTGGCTAGGCACAGAGGGCGCGCTCTTACTTGAAGAAGCAGAGGCACGCATAAAACACTATGATGTGTCCTACTTCACCTTAGAGAGCACGTTCTGCTGCTACAAGAGTTGGCACCGTCCTAATCGCCGGTATCCAAACGTCTACATGGATATGATGCACGATCGTATTGAATACGCCGAGCAGGAATGGGGTGATAAGAAGGTAGAGTTATTCTGGCAGATGCGCAAGGAGTGCCTACCAGTAGAACTGCGTCTTGAAGACAACCCACGCGATCCAGGTCTCTGCCAAATCAAGCAGAACTATTATCGCACGACCGGTAAGCCCATCATGATGAGCAAGATGTTCCCTTACTTCGAGAACGGGTTTGACGCCGACATATGGTCATCAAAGAACGTTGGACTAGAAGGATTGTTTGAATGAGAACTATTATCGCTATGATTGGACAACCAGCCTGTGGTAAGAGCACCATCATGCGCGCCTTCTTAGAGCGCGTTGCTCCATGGCAGGAAGTAGAGTTGACCAAGCTTGTGCCCTCCCTTTACAACAAGGGAACGGATACCCATGTCCTGGGTCGCTATGCTAAGGACGAACCGTTCCCCGGTACTGACCGCTATTCTATGGCAGTCCAACCACAGGCCATCGAGTTCATCAAGAACACTAAGAGCAACGTCGTATTTGAAGGTGATCGTCTAGGGACACAGAGCTTCCTAGAGTTCTTAGCGGATCAACCAGACACAACCTTCCACATCGTTCACGTGAGCGTCGCCGACAGCACCCTAGAGTCTAGGCATACCAGTCGTGGTGACAGTCAGTCAGAAATATTCAAGAAAGGTCGCGAGACGAAGGTCTCCAACCTACGCTCCAACATGACCTTGATGGGTTACATTATCGACTTCCCTAATGAGACGCCAGATGATACTCGTGCCGTTGTCGAATGGATGTGGCATGAACTATGGCCAACGAAGTCGTAACAGTTGCCCGGTACGCAGTACTGTTTGATCACGTTGGTACTCTTAAAGATGGACAAACCACAATCACAGTCATGATGGCCAACCAAGTGCCAGCCGACGCGGTCTATGCGGGTTCAAGATTTGACAAACCAGATAGAAAGGCTTACTGGACAAAGTCTTACCAAGCATTTGTTAAAGCACAACATGATGGCACTTGACTCTTAAGTTAAATTGACCTATAATATAACAATCCCACGACTTTACAAGAACTATGAGGGTACCAGATGGCGCAGAACATTCAGATAAGTGTAGAACAACTACGAAAGAACAAACTCTTCATCGCTACACCAATGTATGGTGGCCAATGTACCGGTATGTACATGAAAGCATGCTTGGATCTTCAGGGTCTTTGCGCACAATACCAGTTTGAGTCTCGCTTCAGTTTCATTTTCAACGAGTCGCTGATTACTCGCGCTCGTAATTACTTGGTGGACGAGTTCTTACGCTCAGGCTATACTCACCTGCTGTTCCTTGACGCCGACATTCACTTTGATCCGCGTGACATCATTGGTTGCTTGGCTCTGGATAAGGACATCATAGGTGCTCCATATCCTAAGAAGAGCATTAAGTGGACCAATGCTCTCCAGGCTGTTCATAAAGGTATGAAGTGGCAGGAAGCAATCGATGCGGTCAAACTCAACCCATTGATTACACCAAATGAACTGCGCGACGTCGCGACCAAGGGTAGTCCTGGTCCAGCTGAGATCGAGCAAGTAATCGGTGACTATGTATTCAATCCAGTCGCCGGCACGACGACCTTCAACGTCGGCGAACCATTGCGCGTCATGGAGATAGGCACAGGCTTCATGATGATCAAGCGCCACGTGTTTGAGCGCTACCAGGCACAGTATCCTGAGTACAAGTACAAACCAGACCACGTAGGTCAGGCTAACTTCGATGGCTCCCGTTACATCCATGCGTTCTTCGATTGTATCATCGACCGCAAGCGGACCATGACCATCGTCCAGGACTACAATGATAAGAAGAAGGGTGATACCTTCGAGGTTGGCGGCTCTGATCGCTACTTGTCTGAAGACTATCACTTCTGTCAGCTGTACCGCAATATGGGTGGTGAGATTTGGTTGTGCCCATGGATGCGCACATTCCACGTCGGCACGTATGCCTTCCAAGGTAATATGCCAGCCGTTGCTAAATTCGTGGGCAATCTGTAATATGAATGAAACCATTGAACATCTTCCAAACGGAGATTTCAAAGTTGTGAAGACTCCAGCCAGAGGTCCAATTGATCATCCTTCTCCAAGAGCAAACACTCAACAAGAAGTGCAGGAAAGTTGGGCCAAAGCAAAGATGTCTAAGGCGAAGAAAGGCAAGTCCTGGTCATTGGTCAACGGTAAAAGAGTTTGGAGTAAATAATGCTGATAGGATTCTTAGGGTTCATGGGTAGCGGCAAAGGCACTGCCGGAGACATTCTAGTCAAGCACGGATTCATCGCTGTATCATTCGCGAGTAAGCTCAAGGATGCCGTCTCTTGTATCTTCGGTTGGCCCAGGATACTGCTAGAGGGCGACACACCAGAGTCCCGTACCTTCCGTGAGACTCCCTGCGTTTATTGGTCCAAGGTCATGGGTAGACCATATACTCCACGCGAAGCATTGCAACAGATGGGCACAGAGGCCGGTCGCAATATTTTCCACAAAGACCTTTGGGTAGCCGCTCTTATGCGCGACCTTGACCCTCGTAAGAACTATGTCGTGACAGATGTTCGTTTTCCTAACGAGATTCAGATGATCAGTCAGGGTGGTGGTCATCTAATCGAAGTCAGTCGAGGACCAGATCCAGACTATTATGAAACGGCGCTCCGTTACAATATAGAATCTGATTGGAGTCCAGAAAAACAATGGATGATGGAATATCCAAAAGTTCACTATTCTGAATGGGCATGGATCGGTCATCCAATCATCTGCGGCCGTCTCCGTAATGAGGCGACGATAGAGGCATTGGAACGAACATTGGCAAGTACAATCAAAGTCTTAGGGTTTGAGCTAGACGCGGCTCCTATTCTATTACAGTAAAGTCGCGTATAATAGATACATCACATTGGAGATTTGCTATGAAGTTGAGTGAGAATTTTGTTGAAGTGTTGAAGAATTTTGCTTCTATCAACAGTGGTTTGGTGGTTAAGCCGGGTCAAGTGCTGCGAACGATTTCCAGCAACAAGACCATTCTGGCCGAAGCCCATGTTGATGAAGTGTTTGAGTCTGAATTCGGTATCTATGATCTGAACAAGACTCTAGCTCTTCTCTCACTCAATAAGGGCAACCCAGAAGTTGCTATTGAGAAAGAGTCGCTGGTTTACCTTGGCCTGAATGGGCGCGGACGAACCCGCCAACGTTTCACGGATACCAAGTTGATCCTGGCTCCTCCTTCAAAGAACATCAACGTCAGCAAGTATGACGTAGAGTTCGAGTTGACGGAAGAGATCTACGAATGGATCATGAACGTCTCCAGCATCTTGAAGTGTCCAAATATTATCGTCCAGAGCACCGAGGAAGGTGGTCTGAGCCTAGCGGCTATCGACGTGAAGGGTGAGATCGTTGATGACGCAGAAGTAGCTCTTGAGGGAACCTTCACGGTGAAGAGTTTCAAGGCTGTCTTCAAGCTGGACAACATCAAGATCATGCCAGGTGCTTATAAGGTTGAGTTGGCCAGCATGGGCGTCGCCAAGTTCACCAACAAGACCGGCAAGCTGACCTACTGGGTCTCTCTGGAAGCAGGCGCAAGCTCTTTCCAGAAGTAAGATGGATCTGAAACTAACCGAGGCCGCGCTGACACTGGTCTACCAGAAATGGGCAGACCAGTTCGGCAATGGCCGTGATGATAATGACCAACGGTTCGGTCAGTTCATCTTCAACAATTTCGCTACCGGTGAAGACCGTATGCCTCGACTGTTCTATGAAGAGTCCGCCGCAGGTGCCTATAGCGATGCAATGACGATCATACAAGGACAGATCAATGGATAGCGCAACGAAAGAGAAGATGGATCAACTGGAGAAGATGGTCTATCAATTGGCCGACTTCGTGGTTGAAGTATTTGACAAGGCAGTGGTATACCGTGAAGGCAATACCGTAGTCCTACAGCAAATGGATATGCCTGCATTCTACAGGATCCAGTTGTGGGCGAGTGAGCGCAAGGCTGCCGTCACACGAGCGCGCGAAGAAGAGGAATTGGTGAGCAGAGCACAAGAGCTAGGCTTTATCATCGCCAAGGCTCCGCCACCATCAAACAGTCTACGAGCCACCGTTCAGAAAGTGCTGACGGCAGAAGTTCGTAGCGACATGGACGCCTAATGTCACAGCAATCATCAAATGAATTTTACGCGAGTGTTGGCGACAGCGCTCTTTGGATCGAACTAGCTGACGGCAGCCGGTTCTATTACAAGGACACTGCCTTCACCATTCCTAACATGGCGGCCAGTCTGAGCAAGATGTGCCGCTACAATGGTCATTGCACAAGGCTCTACACCGTTGCTCAGCATTCCATTCTGGTTGCTGATATCATGGAGAATAAGAAGCTAGGGGATCCTCGGGAGGGATTCATGCACGATGGACAAGAGTCTATCCTGTCTGATATTCCCTCACCTTGGAAGGTCTTATTGCCTGACTACAAGAATGTCGAGGCAGTACTTGAAATTCGCCTGCGCAAACAATATGGTCTCCCTGAGAAGAGTACAGATGGTTGTAAGAAGGCTGACTATCTAGCCCTACACGTCGAAGTTCAAGAACTGATCATCTCCAAAGGTGAAAATTGGGAAGCGCCTCCCGGTTTGAAAGAAGAAGCCTGTGCCTACATTGAAGAATTCAGTTACCCTGAGTCATTCTGGTTCAAGGATCCTAGTGACATCGAAGTGGCTTACTTGGAGAAATACGCGGAACTGTTTGGTAAGATTTGATTGGTTTGATTCTATATTATTGGAGAAGTGAATGATTAGTGGAAGTGAACAGATGCTGTGGGTCGAGAAATATCGCCCACGTCGAATTGCTGATTGTATTATTCCTGAAGCACTGAAGAGCTCACTTCAGTCATACGTTGACCGCAAAGAGATCCCTAACATGATCCTCTGCGGCGGTCCTGGTACCGGTAAGACGACCGTGGCGCGCGCAATGTGCGACGAGATTGGATGCGACTACATTTTGATCAACGGTTCTGATGAGCGCAATATAGAAACTCTGCGTGTCAAAGTCAAGGGATATGCCTCTAGCGTTTCCTTGTCAGGTGGTCGTAAAGTCGTCATCATTGACGAGGCTGACTACCTAAACCCTCTCGTACAGGCAGCCTTCCGTGGCGTCATCGAGGAGTTCATTCAGAACTGCTCTTTCGTATTCACTTGTAACTTCGTCAACCGTCTGATCGAGCCTCTACACAGCCGCTGTGCCGTGATTGACTTCAAGCTTCAGAGCAAAGACAAGCAACTGATGGCTATTGCCTTCTTCAAGCGAGTAGCCGAGATCCTTGAACTTGAGCAGGTAGAATTTGATCGCAAAGTAGTAGCCGAGCTCATCCAGAAGTTCTTCCCCGACTATCGTCGTATCCTGAACGAACTTCAACGTTACGGCATCAACGGTTCCATCGATACCGGCATATTGGCACAGGTATCTGATGTTAAGTTGGATGAACTGATTGGTTTCTTGAAAGCCAAGGACTTCAAAGGTATTCGTAAATGGGTTGGTCTCAATTCAGATAATGACTCAACTGTCATCATGCGCAATCTGTACGACAAGATGACGGAAGTATTCACACCACAGACTCTACCAGTTCTAGTGGTTCTTACCGGTAAGTATCTCTACCAATCATCCTTCGTAGCAGACCAGGAGATCAACCTGGCGGCCTACCTAGTCGAAGTGATGGTAGAGTGTGAGGTAAAGTAATGTTGTACGAAAGCCACATTACCTGTGATATCAAAGATGCCTTGGCATGCGAGCTCATCGCGATGAACAGAGGATGGAAGACGAGTCAGATCGCCAGAGATATTACTCTGGGTGAAGCCACATATTTCTATTTGACTACACATGAACGCGATCTGATCCGGATGCAGGACAAGTTGCGTGATACAGCTACGGCACTCCGTCAAGCCGGCATCAACGTTATCCGCGAGAAGATCGAACTGATCATCTACGATACCAAACTCCGTTCATAAGGAGGTCTTATGTTGAACAACCTCCTAGACGCCATCGATGAGAAGATCGATGAAGAGCGTTTTGACCAAATCGTCGCCGCTCAAAAATTACAAGACGAAGAAGTAGATTTGAAGATGACCAAGTTGGATGTCTTCAAAGACATCCTACCGTCTATTCTTGAGCGCAAGAAATACATCCTAGAACGTGAGAAAGAGTACAACGCATTCCTAGTGAATCGTATGCTATCTTATCACGATGATACATTGTACCTATCCAACGAGATGAACATGGCTCATCAGTTGGATGAACGGTTGCAGTACGATTTCTATTATCATGGAATCCGGGCTAAGCGCCGTGGTTGGGCCAAATGGATCAAGCCAATCAAAGAGGACGACTTAGCAGCCGTCAAACTGTACTTCGGCTACTCTGATGCCAAGGCTAAGACTTCCCTAAATATACTCACTGAGGATCAACTCAAGATCATTAGAGAACAAACTACAGTGGGTGTATAACATGAGTGACGTATTTAAGGGTGTAGGAGTCGAAGTAACTCTTACCAAACCCGACAGCTTCAACATTATCCGTGAGTCTTTGACTCGCATCGGTGTTGCTGCTAAGAACGAGAACATCCTCTATCAGTCTGCTCACATCCTCCACAAGCAGGGGCATTATGCCATCGTCCACTTCAAAGAGCTCTTCGCTCTGGACGGCAAGCCTTCAAGCATCACAGACAACGACTACCAGCGCCGCAATACCATCGCCAAGCTACTTGAGCAATGGGAACTATTGAAGTGTGTCAACGCCGAACCAGCATTGGTGATGGCTCCTCTAAGCCAGATCAAAATCATCTCTTTCAAAAACAAGAACGAGTGGCAGTTGGTAGCAAAGTACAGCATCGGAAACAAGAAAAAGCCTTAAGGACAAGAGGCAAACCCAAGCCTAATATGTTGGGTGTACATAAAGGTAGAACGTGGTATATTGATTCCATCACAAACAAACGTGTATGGACTGATCGGGAGAAGGAACATTCGCAGCTTTGACGTATTTGATACTTTGGTGGCGCGCCGTCTGCCCACCGATACCCTCCTTGAATGTATGGAAATGGGTGACGACTTTGTCCGCAACCGTAAGGCTGCCGACAACGGTCAGCGCGACCTCCTTGAAATCTACCAGCACATGGAAGAGCAAGGCCAGATCCCAAACTATACTATCAAAGCCACTCCACAGCGGTTGATGGAAGATGAGATCGGCCTAGAGACGCGCAACCTTTATCCAATCAAAGAGAACATGGATAAGGTAGAGGATGGCGACATCCTTGTATCTGATATGTACATCCCTGGTCCATATATTCTCGCCATGGTACGTGCCTGCGGTCTTACCAAGCAAGTAACGATCTATCAGTCTGGTGGAGACAAAGCTTCTGGTGCTTTTTGGAAAGGTCTGAAGGATGCTGGTATCGAACCGGAATACCACATCGGTGATAATGCAACTTCTGATTTTAATCGCGCCGTCCAACATGGTTTCAAGGCTATACATTATAACCGGCACGCTAAGATCACCGATATCGAAGTGTATCTGAAAGACAGAAAGTTGCCAACATTGGGTCGATTGATTCATGAGATCACCCAGAGCAGCGACCAGGCAGTCTACGCGGCTGCTCAGACTATCGCCACACAACTCAACCTTCCCTGGTTGTTCGTTGTATGTGAGATGATTCAGCGCAAGGTCTCACTCAATACTTTCAATACACAGCCAGTTACATTCCTTGGGCGCGACTGTCAATTGATGTATCGTATCTTCAACACCTACTTCCGCAATTCTTACTATCTACCATTCTCACGGAAGGTGGCCTTGGAGAATCCAGAGAGTGCGAGCTTCTATCTCAAGACTCAGGCTCCTCGGTTTAGTCTGTTCGTTGATATCAGCAGCACTGGGCGCACCTGGGAGAAGCTTGCTAATGCCGGATACGCGCGCCACGAAGTTCTCGTTGTCATCCACAGCGATCAGTATCACTACAGTGCTACGAAGCCGGTCCTTCCTTCTACGTTCAGTTCGCTGACTACTAACAGTGAAGTGGGCCCAAGCAACATTCTGTTGGAAATCTTCAACTGCGGTGATCACGGTCGGCTAGATAAACTAGAGATCAAGAATGGTTTTCCAATTGCTACCTTTGTTGAACCAGAGCTAGACAAGAAATTGGTTTGGGCGATCCACAACCCGATCCACAAGGCTGTTGAGTTGGTTGATCATTACTTCGACATCACCGACGAGCTCAGCCAATTGAGTGATGAGAATCTTCTCCAGGTCTTCAAGGATCTAAAGAATACCATCTGTACACAGCATCGGGTAATGCAACTGTTGCCCGATTACGTCAAGAAAGACGAAGAATACACCCAAGAATGCCGCTCCCTCTAAGGGCTAAACTCTTACAGTAAAACAGAGTATAATAGAAGCATGTTCCAAGTAAAGTTGGGTTGTCTAGTATCCCTGAACGCGACCAAAGAATATCCAAATTCTCCATTCCACGCAGCAGCCTATACAGCAGAGTTGAGCGCGGGAACGACCGGTCGTGTTATAGGTATTCCGCACAATGATCCAGACACGTTCTACATCCAAGTGTTGAACCGTCGTGGTCACATCATTGTTGCCAAGCGAGAAGACTTCAGCATAGTCAAGGAATAATGGATCTACCAGCAGCGAAAGAAACGGTTGAGAATCTACGACGAACAGCTGAGCGAGCGCTTGGTGTTTGTCTGAAGGATAATGACCGGGACGTTGACTTGTGGCAACACATGCTCGACGAAATTGCGTTGTTGAAGGTATTACTGGAGGATTGATGTTTCAGTGGTTGTTGGATCGGCTCGAGAAAGCCGGACGTAAGTCGATCATAATGGATCGTGACGGATTGAAACCTTACTTGGTTCGGTACTATGCGTTGTTCCCTGATTCGGTTCAGCGTGAACGGAAAGATATTCCCTTCAACGTTCTGATCCATCAGTTCATACAAAGCGACGACCCTGTTCTTCATACACATCCATGGTGGTACTTTACTCTGATTTTGAAGGGTGGATACTGGGAGCATCTACCCGGTGATAAGAAGGTCTGGCGCGGTCCAGGTAGCATCCGGTTCGGTCGTAATGTGACTCATTGGGTAGAGATCCCCGAGTCAGGAAAGACCTGGACATTGTTTATACGCGGTAAGACCTCACGTGATTGGGGTTTTATCAACGAATTTGGTCAGTGGGAATACTGGGAAGATTACCTTGCACGCAAGTCCAAGGTCAGTGTAAATGACCATTACAAGATAGCAGGCCAAATGTGAGTAGAGGATTAGCAGAGGCATTAGGTTTGGAATGGCGTCCAGAGATGGATGTTGTATCTTCTAATGACTCTAAACCCACATCACAGAATCATAGAAAGATCAACGGATTTCAGGGTAAGAAACATACTCCAGAATCACTTGAACTTATCAGAAAGGCCAGAGCAAAACAAGTAATCACAGAAGAAACGAAATTAAAATGGTCAATGAATCGAAAAGGTTGGGTTCATGGACCAAAACATCAAACTAAAGAAACTAGAGCTAAGATTGGCGCATCAAATAGAGGTAGACCCAAACCGGTAGTCACGTGTCCTAACTGTGACAAATCGGGTGGTAAATCTGCTATGTTTAGATGGCATTTCAATAATTGTAAGAGTATATTATGCGTGTAATTATTGGACCATACCGGAACTACAACAAGCGCACCAAGACACAATTGAAGCGCAAGATCAGCGTCCGCATTGATAAATGGGACACCTGGTCAATGGATTCTACGCTCGCCATGATCATAGTTCCTATGCTCAAGCAGCTGAAGAAGACGACCCATGGTGCGCCAGATACGGACGTCGAGGACTCACCAAAGAACCTCCGCCCAACACCCAAACAGGTAGAGATCTACAAAGAGAAGGGTGAGACTGATCCTAAGTTCTTCGAACGATGGAATTGGATCCTGGACGAAATGATCTGGGCATTCAGTCAAGTCAACACTGACTGGGAGATGGAGTTTTCTTCCGGTAAGAGTGATCATAGGTTTATTCCTATGGACAAGGATGGTAAGGAGATCGGTAAGCCGGTCAAATTATCAGACAAACGTAAAGAACCAGAGGGTGCCGTAAGCTGGCGCATGGTCAAAGGTCCAAACGACACCTACAAGATCGACCGCATTGGAAGGGACAAGCACTGGAACCGTATGAAGAATGGTTTCCGGTTGTTTGGTAAGTATTACAGCAACTTGTGGGACTAAAATGAGCGGAAGCGCAATATCTGGATTTATCGGAACAGAAAATCACATCAAGACTTACGAGGACACTCAGCGTAAGTGGGACGTGTTCTACATCGGCCTGTGCCGCTACATGGCTACCGCCAGCAAAGACCCAAGCACCAAGGTGGGTGCCGTGGTTGTTCGTCCAGACTGGAGCGTCGCTTCGGTGGGCTTCAATGGCTTCCCTCAGAAGATGGAAGATCGGCCGGAGTGGTATGAGAACCGTGAAGAGAAGTACAGTCGGGTTGTGCACGGTGAGATCAACGCAGTGTCTTTCTGCCGAGACCAGTCACTTGTAGGATACACGCTATATACTACACCATTCATGCCGTGCGATCGTTGCTTCGTGCAAATGGTTCAGAAGGGTATCACCCGATTCGTGGCGCCAAAGGCCACCGAAGATCAGCTAGTCCGCTGGGGTGCTGCATTTGATAAGGTGCGTCAATATGCGCGTGACTGTGGTGTGGAGTTAGTTGAATTAGATGCTTGAAGACGTTTGGGACAAACCTGTCCCACCCATCAAAGACCCTTGTGTTCGTCGCTGTGGAGTTAGCAGCAGTCTAGGCTTTTGCCGTGGTTGCTTCATGACCCTCAAAGAAATATCTGACTGGCACAGTGGTACATTGAGTGAAGGTGAGCAGCGCGAAGTCTTAGAGAATATTGAAGCACGCAAAAAGAAATATCATGAAAGTAATCCTGGTTAGCGATCTCCATCTTGAATTTTGTCCCATCACCCTCCCTGGGGATGCGGAGGCTATTCTCCTATTGTCTGGCGACATCATTCCAGCGGCGGCTCTACGTCAGGGTCGTACTGACAAGGAAGGTCTCCGGCTTCAGGACCGTACCAAGAAGTTCTTTGATGACGTCGTAGCAAAGTATAAGGGTGTCTATTACATCATGGGCAACCATGAACACTACCATGGCATCTTCGAAGACACGTTCGACATTCTGGCAGAGTTCACCAAGGATATCAACATCACGTTGTTGAATGGTACATCTGTGCCTTTGACTCCGACAACTCGTCTATTCGGTGCAACTCTTTGGACGGATATGGCCAAGATGAATCCAATGGCTTTGAATGCAGCCAGAATGGGAATGAACGACTTCGCCGGTCAGATCCGTCATCGCAAGGATCCAAAGACCGGGATGAATCCTCGTTATACTCCAGAAGAGTCTGTGAATCAGCATGAGTGGGCGTTGACCGCGCTCGCCAGCGAATTGAAAATCTGGCCAAGCAACGAATTCTTGGTAATGGGTCACCATTGCCCTAGTTATCAGAGCATCCATCCTCGCTACCAAGGCGACTGGATGAATTATGCTTACAGCAGCGAATTGGATCGTTGGATCCTAGACCATACTCAAATTAAAAATTGGGTACATGGTCATACACACACGGGATTTGATTACATGATTGGTGAGTGCCGTGTTATGTGTAACCCTCGCGGGTATACTCGTTATGAACATGTCCCTCCGGAGAATCCGGAGTTCAATCCAAGTTTTAGTTTTGAGGTAAAGTAATGAAGAAAGGTTATACACACATCACAGTCGTCCTAGATAATTCTGGCTCTATGGCCGGTGTTGCCGAGCGCACGATTGCTGGTTACAATCAGTTCAAGAAGGAACAGGTAGAGCAACCCGGCAAGTTGACGTGGTCTCTATATGAGTTCAAGGAAGACAACGTTGTCTATGGTGGTGGTGGAATTGCGCCATTCGCAATGGGCGACGCTGAAGTCAAGTAAGAAAGAGGTATATTATGAGCAAAGGTATAGGTAGGACTGGTCGAGGTCGCGCAAAGCGTGGTTCTAAGAAGCGCAATAAGCGCTGGGCCGCGCATCAGCGTAGTATCAAGGGCAAGTCTTAATGTCATCAGTGACGGTGATCACGTCCACCACAGGACGTGCTTCACTGTTAAAATGTGTTCAGTCAGTTGCTGATCAGACTGGTCCAGAGGTTTGTCAGGTCAAACACCTGATCATTCCAGATGGACCGGAAGCCTATTCGATGGCTAGGAATCTGTTTGCCTATTATGAGTTCCCTTCCTATGTGGATGTAGTACAGTTACCCTATGCTGTAGGCAAGGATCGCTGGAATGGGCATAGGATGTATGCAGCCGGGACCTTTCTGGTTGATACTGACTACGTGATGTATCTAGACGATGACAATTTCATCGACACCAACCATATTCAAGAATGCCTGGCCGCCATCAAAGAAAGTGGCGCTGCCTGGGCATACTCTCTCCGTAAGATTGTAGATCAACAAGGCAACTTCCTCTGTAATGATGACTGTGAGAGTCTGGGTAGACATCACACCGTTATGGACGTGAACGATTTTCTGGTTGACGTCAATTGCTATTTCCTATCCAAAGGGTTGGCCGTCCAACTAACACCTGTCTGGTATCGTAAGGCTCGTGAGCCGGGTGTGATGGAAGTAGATAGAGCCCTGATCAATGTTCTATTACAGAACAAAGTACCTGGTGTAGAGACTGGTCAATACACCGTGAACTATGCCGTGGGTGGAAATGCTCTGAGTGTATCTCCAGGGTTTTTCATTCATGGTAATAAGAAAATGGCCGAAGCATATAAGGGGAACTTTCCGTGGCGCAAGAAGTAAGAAGAAAGCTGTATGGAGATTACGATCCATATTCATGGGTCACCGGTGAACACAAAGACTTGCAGCGTCCTATGGATGATTTCGGTTGGTTCAGCGAACACAAGTATTTCACCGACATCATCAACCTGGACAAACCCAAGCTGATAGTTGAAGTTGGTAGCTATCTGGGTAAGTCTGCCCGGTTTATGCACGATGCCCGCATCAAGCATGACAGTGACTTTGAAATCGTCTGTATCGATACTTGGTGTGGTTCAGAAGAACATTGGGCCCAGCCCGAGCTCAAGGAACAGTATCGTCGTCACGATCTGTATGAACAGTTCCTTAGTAACTGTATCCATACAAAGACCGACGGTCGCATTACTCCGTTCCGTATTGACGCTAACAGTGGCAACCGGGTATTCCGTCGTCTAGGTATCAAACCAGACTTGGTCTACATCGATGGCTCCCATGATTACAACTCCGCCAAGCGCGACATCGAGCAGTGGGTTGGTGTCATGAAAGCGAATGCCTGTATGATCATCGATGACCTATGGTATGATGATGTCCGCCGCGCCGTTGCTGATACTATCATCATGTCAGGCAAAGGTGTTCATGCTAAAGATGACAAGAAATTCATTTGGAGGAAGCCTGCGTGAGTATAAAAGCCGGTATTTTCTCATTCTATATGGACAACATCCCAGCCGAGGCGCTCGCGGCTCAGAAGGCTGTCGTTGAAAAGTTCAACAAGAGCAAACACGGATTCTTCCAGGTGCTTACCAACACTCGTCATGGACTATCCATGGATGCGTGCTGGCATTGGAATGGTTGTCAGGTTCGTAAAGACTTCCGCCATTTGAAACAACAGTTCGACTTCGACGTTGTGATGTTCCTAGACATCGACGCTATCCCCTTGAATGAGGATGCAATTGACTCTTACGTGGAACAGGCGTATAATGGTACTCTGGTTGGAAATATCCAGCGAACGAATCACATCCAGAATGGGCAACACGTATTTGTGGCACCCAGCGCGATGGCTCTAAGCATCGAGCAGTTCTGGACGATCAACAAGCCATCGGCTCTAGAAACAGGCCGGTCTGATGTAGCGGAGGAGTACACTTGGTTGGCGCAAAAAGCAGGCGTCCCAGTGCGGTTCTACATGCCACTACGTTATGACGCGGCTCCTCAGGAAGCACCAAATGGTTGGGCTCTTGCGGACGGAATGCCAAGGTACGGATTAGGAACGACTTTCGGCGAAAGCGTACCTACACCCAAAGAGGGAAACCTCCTTGACTCTACCAAAGCAATCAGTGCTGATGACATTGAGTGGAAACCTACCGGAGTGGAAACATTCTGGCACAATTTCCAGATGCGGTTCGCGGGCCAACATGAAAGATTCTTGGCAAAGTGTGCAACAGTATTGAAGGATTGAAATGGCTAACCGTTCTACATTCGGCAGAGACCTACCACGTGACTTAACCAAGTTGTGTGCGTTGTCGAAGACGCCTACTCATTATGAGAAGCGTCAACAGGTCGGCGCAGTTGACCCTATCACCAAGGCTCCTCGTCTTGATGGTGATGGGAAGCAGAAACTGGTCTATCAGATTCTACCTGACTACGACCGCCAACTACGGTTGTTGTTTGCTGAGGCTCATGCGCAGCATCGTGGTTTCAAGAACAAACGTCTAGCTCGCGAGTTGGTTCCAACCGCAGCAGAAGAGACCACGGCGGCCACGGAAGCTGCTTGATGAACTCTTTGGGCGAATTGCGCACGTTCTTTGAGAGCGTGGGCAAGAAGGTGACCGACTTTATCGGTTACGAGTTCAAGTCAGACGGTATAGTCTGGGGTGTGGCTTTCGAGAATCCAGTCGCTGATGGTGTAGAGATTGCACCACTCGACTGGAAAGTCTACCGCAAGGCTCTTATGTCCGCCAAAGTCAAGGGCACGTCAGTATCATTCAAGCCAGAGATCACCGTGTTGAAACCAACACCGGTGGTCATTGCTGCGCCTGTAGCTAAACCGATCGAAGTCAAGAAGCCCATCGTCCGGGCGCAAGGACCAGAGATAACTTGCCCACATTGCGGTAAGAGTGGAGGAGTCATCGGTATGAAGCGATGGCACTTCGATAAATGTAAGGACAAGAAGTGAGCGCAGATTTCTATACTAATGTGACTTGTGTTGGAAACAACATTCTCGTGCGCTACGTGGAGAACGGTGAACGCAAGAAGGCGCGCGTGCCATTCAAACCCAAATTGTATGTTCCGGCCAAACAGAAGGGTAAGGCATTCAATCAGGTCACCAAGTTTAAGACTCTGTTCAACGAGTATTTGGAAGAGATCCAATTAGGTTCAATTGACGATTTCAAAGAGTTCAAAGACTCTTACAAAGGCGTTGACAACTTCCAACTCTATGGTGAATATCGCCATGACTATGCGTTCGTCTCTGAGGCATATAGAGGAGACGTAGCCTGGGATCCGTCTCTGTTGGTCGTAGCCTACATTGACATTGAAGTCGCCTCAGATAGCGGCTTTCCGGAGCCGGATGAGGCATCATCACCGGTGACCGCGATCACTCTACATTGTAATGGTAAGTTCTGGGTCTTTGGCACAGGTGACTTTAAGAGTAACAGGCCGGACGTAGTCTATCACAAGTGCGCTGACGAGAGCGACCTCTTACATCGCTTCATGAAAATTTGGATTGAGTTTCAACCGGACGTAGTGTCTGGCTGGAATAGTAACATGTTTGACTTCCCGTATCTGATCAACCGCATGAAGAGATTGTTCATGGGTAGTGACGGTGAGGATTTGGTCAAGCATCTATCCCCATGGCGCTGGATCAAAGAGCGCAGCTTCTCTACCGGTAAGAACAAGAAGAAGGAAACCAACTTCTACGAGATCGCCGGTGTCGCTATGTTGGACTACTATGATCTGTACAAGAAGTTCTCTGGTGTAAATCAAGAGAGCTACAAGCTTGGTCATATCGGTCACGTCGAATGCGGTATGGATAAGATCAATTATGACGAGTACGAGAACTTAGATGATCTCCGTCGTAACAATTATCAGAAGTACATTGAGTACAACCTCCGTGACGTCGAAATCGTTCTGAAGCTAGAGGCCAAGCACCGTCTGCTCGAGGTTGCGCTGACCCTAGCTTACAACGCCAAGGTGAATTACGAGGACGTCTTCTCACAGACTCGTATGTGGGACGCGCTCATCTATAATCATCTGAAGTCTAAGGGTATCATCCTTCCTCCAAAGAAGGACACTCACAAGAGCACACAGTTTGAGGGTGCTTACGTTAAGAACCCGAAGCCGGGTATGTACCGTTGGGTGGCCAGCTTCGACTTCACATCCCTATACCCTCACTTGATCATGATGTTCAATCTATCACCAGAGACACTGGTCGAACCGGCTGACTATGATGAAGAGCTAGATGCCTGGTTCGATGAGAACCGTCATCTGATCAACGTGGACAACCTTCTCGAGAAGAAGGTAGATACTGAAATCTTTAAGCGCAAGAATCTTGTGCTGACTCCTAATGGTCAAGTGTTCCGTAAAGACAAGCAAGGCTTCCTCCCTGAACTGATGGAGAAGATGTACAAGGACCGCGCCGCTTTCAAGAAGCAGATGAATGCGGCCAAGCGTGAGCTAGAGACTCTTGTGGATATGACCAAGAAGGGTCAGATTGAGCAAGCGATCACACGCTACAATAATCTCCAGCAGACAATGAAGATCTGCTTGAACTCAGCCTTCGGTGTCATTGGATCACAATACTTCCGGTTCTTTGACGTGCGCATCGCGGAAGCGATCACCCTGTCGGCCCAGCTGGCCGTCCGTTGGATCCAGAAGCACCTGAATGCTCTGATCAACCAGGCTACCGGTCAGAAGAATGGCGACTACGTTATTGCCTCTGATACAGATTCTGTCTACGTCACCTTTGAAGCCATCGTTAACAAGACGGCGAAGGGTAAGGCTACCATTGATGTTATCCGCCAGTTGGACAAACTCTGTGAGACCGTCATCGGTCCTCAGATTAAGAAGTTCTGTGCGGACGTGGCTGACTACGTTAATGCCTATGATGGTTCCAAACTCGACATGAAGCGTGAAGCTATAGCCGACAAAGCCATCTGGACGAAGAAGAAGCATTATATGATCAACGTCTGGAACAACGAAGGTCTGGAATATGCCAAACCTAAGTTGAAGATCGTGGGTATGGAGGCTATCAAGTCTTCCACTCCCGGTCTGTGCCGTAAGAAGATCAAAGAAGTATTTGAACACATCATCAACACAGAAGACGAAGTCGGACTGCGGCAGTTCGTACAAAAGTTCCGTGATGAGTTCATGTCCGCTCCACTCTATGACATAGCGTTCCCGCGAGGGATGAATGGATTAGAAGACTATGATGGTGGAGAGGCTATCTATAAGAACAAGACACCCATCGCCGTTAAGGGTGCACTTATTTACAATCACTGGCTTGAGAAATTGTCTCTGACTAAGAAGTACGAGACACTCAAGGACGGTGAGAAGTTGAAGTACATTTATCTACGTGAGCCTAACCCGTTACAGAGTGCTGTTGTATCTTTCTCTACCACACTACCGAAGGAATTCGGGCTGGATAAATATATTGACTACAATACAATGTTCGAAAAAACCTTTACAAACCAAATCGAGCGCGTGACTGAGGTCATCGGCTGGAAACTTGAAGAAGTTAGTAGTTTGGAAGGTCTATTCGGATAAACGATACAACATAAAGGATAACATAACATGGCTAACAAACTCCTAGAAAAGATACGCAAGAACAGCACCATCGAAGAAAGCGATACGCTGTCAGGATCAAAGTTCTTCAACAAGAAGGACCTAGTTTCTACCGGCATATATGCTCTAGACATCGCTCTGAGCGCCGACCTCACAGGTGGATTCGCTCCCGGTCTGACGATGTGGGCAGGTCCATCCAAGCACTTCAAAACTGCTTTCACACTGATCCAAATGCGCGCCTACCAGCAGATGTATAAGGACGCCATCGTCCTATTCTACGATTCTGAGTTCGGCACACCAAAGAGCTACTTCGAGAACTTTGGTGTCGACATGAAGCGTGTTGTTCACAGTCCTATCACGGATCTTGAACAACTTAAGTTCGACATCATGGCTCAGCTAAAGGAAGTAAACCGCGGAGACAAGCTCTTCATCGCGGTTGACTCCATCGGCAACCTTGCTTCCAAGAAAGAAGTAGAGGACGCCGAAGCCGGTAAGAGCGTTGCTGATATGACGCGCGCCAAGCAGATCAAGAGTTTGTTCCGCATGGTTACTCCTCACCTGAACATCAAGGACATCCCTATGGTTGTGGTCAACCACATCTATATGGAGCAGGGTATGTTCCCCAAGGCAATCGTCTCTGGTGGCACAGGACCTTACTACTCTGCTGACAATATCTTCATCGTTGGTCGTCAACAGAACAAGAAAGAGACTGAACTCTTAGGCTACGATTTCATCATCAATGTCGAGAAGAGTCGATATGTCCGTGAAAAGAGTCGTATTCCAGTCTCAGTAAATTTTCAGGATGGTATTAACAAATACTCAGGTATACTAGATATGGCCCTGGAGTCTGGGCATGTTGTGCAGACCGGTGGTACTTGGTATCAGCTGGCGCAACTTGACAAGACGACAGGAGAGATGAAAGTCATCGGCACGAAGAAGTTCCTCAAGAAAGACGCGCAGGAACATTTGGCCGAGGTAGTGAAAGATGCAACGTTCCAGCAGTGGGTCAAGGATACCTACAGCATTGGCAACAAGAGCATCTACTCCGAGGATACTCCTCCGGTGGTCGAAGACAATGATTAATTGGCTGTATGGTGTAATTGAAAAGTTCCTGAAGGGAAGACGTGAGAAGAAATATTCTAAGAACGTCTATTTCAAGCCGGCAGACGACCACTCAGAAGGGTTGCTGCCGATTGAGATACTTCAAGGACCGTTCGCTGGAACGATATTCACCATCACAGAGTTTAAGATTCTAGATGACTATGGGCGATGTGAGTTCGAGCACAAGATTCTACGCAAGCAGCCGGGTGTACACGATTCATATTATGCGAGGCATCAGTTCACAGATATAGTAGGAGAGATCATAATGGTCGTATTGGGCCAAGTGACTCCAAACTACGTTGGTGGATTGAATAATGAGGAGTTGAGTGATGATGCAGAAGATGGAGACGCTGGTATCGTTGAAGAACCAGTTGAAGAGCGAACTAAAGAATAGTTCCTATGTTTACATATTTTCAGACGAAACGCCATTTTACGTGGGTAAAGGAACCGGGCTCCGCTTCTTGGATCACCTGAAGACAAATCCTCGTTTGACGGGTGAAACCGACGTTGAAATAATCATGACTGTAAACGAATCAGCATCGTTCTGGATGGAACGTATGTTGATATCAGCTTTTGGTAGATTGGATAAAGGCTCCGGCACCTTGATGAATAGAACATCGGGTGGCAACGGCGCGGTGGGAAGAATCGTAGCGGCTTCTACCAGGGCGCATATAAGCATAAAGTATAAGGGTGGAGGTAACCCGATGTATGGTGTAAATCGTTCAGGTGAACTGAATCCACGTTTTGGTCAGAAGCAATCTGATGAGACCAAAATTGCCATATCCAACGCTCTGAAGGGTCGCCGGTTTAGCGCAGAGCACCGTCACCGGCTATCAGAAGCAGCAAAGAGAAGATCATGATGCAGAAGATGGAACAGATAATCCTCAAGAACCTACTGAAGAAAGAACCATTTCTTCGAAAGGCTCTCCCGTACCTTAAGCCTGACTACTTCCACGAAAAAGCCGACAAGGTTGTTTTCGAGGAGATCCTTGAATACGTCAATAAGTACAATGTGGTCCCTGACCCTGCGGCTATCAATATCAACGTTGATAACCGCAATGATGTTTTCGACACCGAGCTCGCGGGCATCCATGAACTGATTGACGTCATCACAAATGACGAGCAAGAAACCGACCAAGCATGGCTAGCTGACGCAACAGAGAAGTTCTGTCAAGAGAAGGCTCTCTATAATGGCGTCTCTGAGTCAATCCAGATCATGGAGGGTAAGTCCAAGAAGGATAAGGGTAGCATCCCTCAGATCCTCCAGGACGCGCTCGCCGTCACCTTCGACCCAAACGTCGGCCACGACTATCTAGACGATGCTGATGCGCGTTATGCGTTCTATCACAGGACGTCTAAGAAATATCCATTTGACCTAGACTTCTTCAACCGTATTACCGGTGGCGGTCTTGAACCAAAGACCCTTACCTGTATTCTTGCTCCACCAAATGCGGGTAAGAGTTTGATGATGTGTCACTTTGCTGCCGCGTTCTTGGCGCAGCACTTCAACGTTCTATACATCACAATGGAAATGGCGCAAGAGAAGATCGCCATGCGTATTGACGCGAACCTGATGGATGTGGAGATGGCGGACATCAAGAAGATGTCCAAGAAAGCCTTCGACAGTAAAGTCGAACAGATGAAGTCCAAGTATAAGGGTAAACTGGTTGTTAAGGAATATCCTACAGCAGCTGCCGGTTGTAATCACTTCCGTGCACTCCTGAATGAACTAGCTATGAAGAAGCAGTTCCGGCCGGACATCGTGATCATCGACTACATCAACATCTGCTCTAGCAGCCGGTTGAAGTTAGGCAATAGCGTTAACAGCTACACTCTGATCAAGAGCATAGCGGAAGAAATGCGAGGGTTGGCGATGGAGTTCAATCTTCCTATCATCACAGCGACTCAGACAACCCGTTCTGGTGCTACTAACTCTGATCCTGATATGACAGATACGAGCGAGAGTTTCGGTCTACCGGCTACCGTGGACAACATGTGGGCAATCATCACGAGCGAGGAACTAGCCAAGCTCAAGCAGATTGTGATCAAACAGATCAAGAACCGCGACAATGATGTCAATGAGAATCGTCGGTTCGTCTTAGGCGTCAATCGCCACAAGATGCGTCTATATGATGTGGGCCCAGAAGAGCAGACCTTGGTTGATGCCAACCAATTGGATCGTGATGCTGATGAAGCACAGAGCGGACTTAATGGGAGTGTGTTCCGAGGGAAGTCTACCTTTGACAAGTTCCGTAATCTAGGTGCACCGGAGGATTCAGGACCCATCAATCGCTTCAGCTAAATAAAGGATGGAGAATCAAGTAACTATCATCCTCCTGAGTAGCGCGCGCGAAATGCGCAAGCGTCAAATTGAGGAATTGAAAAGATACGGTGAACGCAAGAAAGAGCTTGAGGTAAAACTCAAGATCCTCCGAGCAGAACTTAAACTCACCGAAGACATAATCAAGATGATAGAGAAAGAAACTGTAACCAACCCTATTCCACCTGGTTTCGCTAAATGATTGCATTCAAAGAGTTCCTAACTGAAGGCGCAGCCGTCCCCATGGCTCAGCACCTTACACATCTAGAACATCCAGAAGACCTGATGATTGATCACGGTAAGACAGGATACAAGCATGCTGTAGATGCACTAAAAGATGTCAACGAGAAGTTAACCGGTGGCTTCAATGGTACTCGTGTCACAGAGAAGTATGACGGCTCTCCAAGCATCGTATTCGGCACCGATCCAAAGACCAAGAAGTTCTTCGTGGCTACCAAGTCCGCGTTCAACAAAGACCCAAAGATCAATTACACAGATGCCGACATCGAGAAGAACCATGGACATGCTCCTGGTCTAGTCGAGAAACTAAAGGCCGCTCTTCATCATCTTCCAAAGGTTGCTCCAAAGGCAGGTGTCTTTCAAGGCGACTTGATGCATACACCGGAGATGGTTCATGAGCATGGCGGTGAATATCACTTCACTCCTAATACTATCATGTATTCTACTCCAAAAGGTTCTCCTGAAGGTAAGAAGATCAAGGACAGTAAAGTAGGCGTCGTGGTCCACTCTAAGTATCATGGTCCTTCCCTAGAAAAGATGCACGTTGGCTTTGAACCAAACCTTTCTGACTTCAAGGAACACAAAGACGTTCACTTGATCAGCCCAGAAGTAGAGCCACCAAAGGCAAATGCTTCTACCACATTCGAGCACCACATCAAGCGTGCAGAGAAAGAATACAATGAAGCTCCGGCCGATGTATTCGATCAAACCCAACATCACGCGACTCATTTGAAGACGTTCATCAACAAGAACGTTCGTGAAAAGACGACACCCACCACAGCCGGGTTCCGTCGTCACATGATGGAGCAGGGTGAGAAGAATGCAGCCAAGGTGTCTACAGCTAAGGCCAAGCAGAAGCATATGGATGACATGCTGGGACATCTAAAACACGTTGAAGACCATGAAGAACATTACGATTCATTATTTGCCATGCATCACCATCTTCAGGCTGCTAAGAACGAGCTTGTCAAGAGTCTAGCCAAGACTAGTAAGTATGAGCACTCTGTAGACGGAAAAGAGACCAAGCCAGAAGGCTTCGTGGCCGTCAAGAATGGTCACCCTATCAAATTAGTGGACCGCTCCGAGTTCAGCTTCCACAATCTAAACAAACAGAGGAAATAATATGTTCCTAATCATAGCCAGTCTATTACTCCTTGCTGTAATTGCTTATCAGAACTATAGCACACCTCAGTTACGTCAACTGACTATCAGCGATGGTCTGTATCAAGAGGTCCCAACCTTTTGGATGCTAGATGGCGCCTACGTTGTCCTAGCCACAGCGCTCGTTATGGCATTCAAGGGCCATGGGTTGGCTGAAGTTCTAGCCTGGGCGGCAGCCGGTTCTCTTATGATTACGGCTATCTCCAACACGTTCTCTGTGTGGGTGGATAAAGTTACCAAAGGACTTCACAACAAGATTCACACCTATTTCTCTCTAGGTATGTTTGTATCTATGCTAGGCGTCCAAGCAGTATCAGATTCAGGTAAATTTTGGTGGTTGTCCGCTGCTGGTTTAGCGGCTCCTATCCTTGTTGCTGGTATGCTAACTGTATGGAAAAAACTTGGCGTTGTGGCAGGTCCGGCTGCTGAAAAGACAGCAGTTTTGTTCCTTTGTGTATGGTTGATAGTCTGGTCTCTAACCCCGTAACCCGAAACACCTAAATACTGGTGAGTGAAAACAACCCAGAGGGTATATACATGCTAGGTCTATTAATTCTCGCAGCCGTCGTAGTTGTCGGTGTAGTCGTTTGGAAACTAAAGTCTGCCGGAAAGGTCGTAACAGCCGGAACCGTAGCATCAGCTGTTGAAGCTGATGCAAAAGCAGAAGCAACTAAGGTCGCTGGCGCCGCCGCAGCCGCTGTAGCAAACACAGTAGTTTCTAAGCTGTAATTTCAACGTAAGATAACAATAATATTGGGCCGCCTTCGGGCGGCCATTTTATTATGACAGTGAAGTTCCAAAAGTCCAGACCCATTTGCAAATGTTGCAATCAACGACCGTCTAGGATACTATCTGAACGAACCAAACTAGGCTTCATCCGGTACGGAAGGATATGTGAGATTTGTCACGAAGCTGGTTGGAACGAAGAGAAATCCTACAGACTTCACAAGAAGACATATTGTGAAGAATGCGGTTTTGTTGCAGTAAATTTCTGCCAATTGGATGTCGACCATATAGATGGTGATCATAAGAATAACGATCCGGGCAATCTACAGACACTTTGCGCCAATTGTCATAGGCTTAAGACTTACCTAAATAAAGACACTACAACCTTGACACAGAGTTCAAGATAAGATGAGTATAGAAAAACATTCTGATCATGCTGTAATGACGTTCGCCAGAGCGAATCCGCCAACCACTGGCCACGCAAAACTCTTCAAGCATATCCAAGATCACGCTCGTAAAGAAGGTGCTGATCACCACATCTTCCTGTCCCATTCACAAGACGCGAAGAAGAATCCGCTATCTCATAAGCAGAAGCGCGAGTTTATCCACAAGATGGTTCCTCACCTAAACGTCCATGAGGAAGAAGGAGTCAAGACTCCTATTGATGCTCTGAAGCATCTCCACAAGAAAGGTTATAAGCACGTCACTGTCGTAGTCGGCGGTGATCGTCATCAAGAGATGAGCAATCTTGTCCATAAATACAATGGCAAGGATTACCACTTCCACAAATTGGAAGTCAAGAGCGCCGGAGAGCGCGACCCTGACGCTGAAGGCGTTGAAGGTATGTCAGCATCCAAGATGCGTGAGCATGCCACCAAGAAGAACTTCAAGGAGTTCAGCAAGGGTGTAATCAAAAAGGAACACGCGAAGGAATTGTATCGCGCTGTTAGGAAAGGTATGAAACTCGAAAATTATCAAGCGGTCTTCTTGGTCGGTGGCCCAGGCTCCGGAAAGGATTTCGTTCTACGTGAGGCTCTATATGGCGCCATGGAGATCAGCCTAGACAAGTTGGTCGAGGCTATCCATTCTAACGAGAACATACCAGAGATTGACGGTCGTCCGCTAATTCTTAATGGTCAGGCCGATGACGAGGATATCGCCACTGCCAAGGCAGTCATGGAGGCTATGTCCTACCAGACAACGATGGTATTCGTTTACACAGACAACATCACTTCTTGTAAGCGTACAAAGATCAACGAAGCAAAGAGAGCGGCTCGTTACGACGCCTCTATCAATGCCATGCATCAATTCAAGGACCTCTTCTCTGAAGGCTTCTTCCTGTTCGACAACAGTCAGGACCTACGTCTAGTAAATGAAGAGACCAAGGACACGATCGCGAGTTGGTTGATTGAACTTCCTACTCTGATCGAGAACTATTACAAGAACATGACTAGGATGGGCTTCAATGTGGCACGTCCTACTCCAGCTGTCGCTGCCCCAAAGACGCCGCATCCGGTTCCAAAGGGTATGAAGCGCATCAAGGATGGTAGTTTCAACAAGCTCGTTGATGTGGACGATCATCGCTACAAGAATCATCCTGCCGTTGAAGAAACCGGTAAGGACCTGTTCGGTGAGCGCAAGCTAGTTGCAGAATTGAACAATGCCTTTGACCAGATTGATGAAGTAGAGTCTCGCTCTGTCATCGATATGATGGCTAAGAAGGAAGATACCAAGCAGACTAAGCAGGGTGATAAGTACAAGCACAACGGGATCGCTGTAGCCGGTGCCAAAGACAACGAGCGCGTTGTTCAAGAGTCAGAATTGGATGAGATGCATCGTCCAGGCAACTTGGTTCAGATCACTCACGGCGCTCTAAAGGGTAAAGTGGGATCAGTCGGCGAAGTTCATCGTAAGTTGGGTGGAGGCAAAGAGTATGTCATTGACTATAGTCAGCACCATCAGCACATAAAGGATGAAGACGGTCGTCTGCAATCTGTACGCCTACCCGCGCACCACTTTAAGAAGCACGGTCCTGCCACGATGGGTGAAGATCTGGATACCATCAACCCTAACAAGGTTCGCGGCACCCAGGAAGTCTCTGTTCCCCAGACGCAGGCAGCTGGTGTCAAATACAGTAAAAAGAATCCAGCAAAGGGAGCCGTCCCTCCAGCCGGTCCATACAACTCAAACATCGGTCAGGTTCCATCTGGCGGTGTAGGTTTGTCAACATCAATTGGTGAGGCAGTGAGCTTCAAGCAATTTCGTCAAAAGCAGAAAGGTAAATAATCATGTCAGAGCAACAGAAACTATCCGAACTAATGGCGCTTCACGATCGTTTGGAGACAGACGTTCGCCGCAGTCGTCGTATTGATCCAGATGGATTGACGAATGCAAGTCCGTTGGTACGCAACTTGCGCGCCAATGAAGAGCAGATCAGAAATCATCCAGATTTCAACAAGAAGTAATCTCCATGGGTAGAGTTAAGTCAACACTTCAGAAGCGCAATGGCCACGGCAAGAACGAGGTCATACCTAGTCTTATGCCTAAGACTCGCGCAACTCCTGAAGCATTGTTGACTACCTCTATGAAGATGAAACTAAAGGATTTGGCTCGCCGTCGCAAGCAAGCCAATGGGAATATATTATTGATGCCTCAAGCCGAAGAGACTATTACCGAAGCAGGTTCTACCAATAAGCACATCGAAGTTCCTCATAGGAACTTTGAGACTTGGAAGGCCCATGCCACAAAAGCTGGCTACCATGTTAGCAAAATTAAGACGGCCAATCCAGATGAGCACGTACATGTTGCTCACAAACAAGAACGTCTTGACCCACAACGTGAATTGAATCATGTTCCTGGTCAACGTTGGCGCGGCATCTTCTGGCACAATAGCCATATTCCAGGACTAAAGCCAAATGGATATTTGCGAACAAAATATATCCCTGAGGATGCAGGTGGATTAGGTTATGCGGCTCCTTCAACTGGCAATGGTAATTACGCTGTCTCTCTGCCTTCAGGCACTGGTACAACTGATCAAAACAAAGCAATTAAGCAAGTTCATAAGCGAGTGCCAAAAGTCACTCAGCAGTCTGATACGACTCCGCTGAGTGGTCTTAAAGAAGGCGCATTCAAGGAAAAAGAGACAGACGCACAGGATGATGCCTATGCGCTGGGTCACAGCCATGGTTACAATGGTGGCACGTATCTTCCACCTAAGCATCATGCTGATCACTATCACGAAGGATATGCTTCCGGTAAGTTCGCGCGCTCAGAAGACAGCATCAATGATGAATTTACTGCATTTGATACATCTCTGATACTAGAAGCCTCTAAAGCATCTCCAGAATATCTGAAATGGAAGCAAGACATTGCAGCCAAGCATGGTGAAGTTAAGTACAAGACTAGACCGCATCACACTAAGACTGGTTGGGACTACGTTACAACGGCACACAAGGACGAGAAGCCGGTTGATAGCTATTCACACTCACACGTCAAGGCAGTGCTTGCAGGTAAGCATGGTGAGGAAGCGAGGAAGAAGATGGCAGCCTGGACCAACGAAGAATTAATTCACGAAGCCAAGGGCGGATTAGTCATAATCCATCCTGATCACCAACATGAATATCCTCATCTGATAGGCAAGCGTATGTACAAAGCTGGACCTTCTGATAAGGGTCATAGCGATGTATTTGTACACACTAGTACACATAACGTTGATCTACATAGAATACCAAACAAGCACTTGAAAGTACCTTCTCAAAAAGACTACAACCATTTCTTTGATAGTCGAAGAAAGACTAACGAAGCGATCATAGTATCTGTCAAAGAACTAGAACCAATTTTCGAAGCATACAAGAAGGGTAAGAGACCAACTCCTACGGCTGCCAAGGGAATGGCAGATGATGCTGGTATCTTAGAAGGTATGAAAGATGACAACCGCGTCGGCTGGGCATATGCTTACCGTGAAGGTTTGAAACATGGCAAAGAAAACAACCCTCTTGATCGTGCCGGTAGCAAAGAACGGTTTGGCGATTACTCTCAACGATACCATGAGGGTGTCCGAGATGCTAAGAAGGTCGTCAAAGAAGAAAGCGCATTAGAGTTGGGAGCTATCCATGGTCTGCGCGGCCATGAGCTTCCAAAGGTGACCGTCACGACCAAATTCGGCAGAACCGCTCAAAACTATTACAAGGGTATTGAGCAAGGTAAGAAAGAACGCGAACGTCGTGACACTCCAAAGAAGGGTTTCTTACACCAGATGGTTGGTGAAGAATTGAAGGTCGGCGAAGGCGTTGATGGTCCAGATCAAAACCGCGTCAAGCGTAAATATCTGGGCACCAAGCGCGGTCGAACGGCTACCGGTAAGCCAGCACACGCTATTGAAGTAATGCCAGTGTTAGCTCGTCCAGACAAGAATGTGAATAAGACGACTCCAGGGAGTCCATTGAAGAGAACTTAATTATGAAGTACGGGATGATATATTCAGATTATGACGGTGTTTGCGCGAACTTCAGGAAGGCAGTAGAGGCAAAGATTCCTCAGTCTAGAGATAGAGCATCATGGGACGCTATGGCGATGGGTCCTAGGAACAAACTCTACGCCGAGTGTTGTGACTCAGTTGGTTTCTGGGCTAACCTAGAACCGATGTCAGACTTTCACTCATACTGGGGATACATTAAGTTCTGGCAGCCAGGAGTCATTACAGCTTACCCTCAGTGGAGTAGGATAGCTGAGAGCGTCGCCCGCAAGGGTAAGATGGATTGGAATAAGAAATATACGATGGTTCCTGATAGCAGGTTCCATTTATGCAAGAGGGAAGATAAGAAACATTGGGCAATAAATAATGGTGTGCCGAACATTCTTATCGATGATGATCATAGGAACATCATGGAATGGGATCACGCAGGTGGAACAGGAATCCTGCATACGAGTGCGGTTTCTACCATCATACAGTTAAAGAGATTAGGGTTTACGAAATGACAGATTTTCTGCACAACGATGAAGCAATATTTCATGACGAAACGACTGACGTCTTTCGCTTGAATCAATTGTTGGACGATTTGACAGAGAAACGATTCATTACTGTCAACGTATTCGTTGCGGCCGTTCGCGGCGCATTAGATCTTCATGGTATCACTCTACCAATGCTAGATGTTGAGGGTGCCCATGGTTACGATAAAACGGGTGCCTCTGTTGAGGATGGTAAGTTTGTCCAGGCCGGTATTACGGACGGTTCTAACGTTGACATGTATGCTCCTCCAGTAGACGGTGAATTTATCTTCAACGTCAAGGATATACACGATACTGATGGTCCTAGCGACATCTATCTGTATATGCTAGCCGAGCGTGAGGAAGATGGAGTGTATGCCTGCTATGCACAGTTAGTCAACGGCGACGAGCTAGAAGAATTGATGAGCTCAGATCCATTGGATGATGAGTTCCCAGAATTGGTGGGTGATATTGCTGGCGAGACCGATTGGCTCAAACAGCAACGTCATCTGAATGGTGGTGCTCGCGACGTAGATGAGGCTCCTCCGCAAGGATAAGGTTGAATACATGATTGTTGAATTGACTGACGAAAACTATATTCTGTATGCCGCCAAAGCTTATGAAAAGCCAAGTGCTGTACAGTCTGAATTTGAAGAAGACTTGAATCGTATCTCGTACATCAAGAGATTGTTGTCGAAGTATTATTCCAGCGGCCACCTGAAGGAGCGATTGCTTCTGAATCATCTGGTCATCTTCTTAAATGTGTTTGGGATCGTACCGGGCAACCGGTTGCTGTTCCTAAAGTTAGATAAGACGGATTGGACTGTCATTAAACCCTTTCTAGTGTTTATTGAAAGCCTGCCACCTGTCATAGAGAATATACGAGGGAAGGACATCCCAACAGATGTCATCCCTCTCGACAAGAAGGCGATTGAGGCACTAAGGCAGATCAATAATGGCAAATAACGTCAGCATCATCAAGAACAGCGTCACCAAAGCACGCAACACGTCCGCGAAGCAGCCCGGTGGTCCCACCATGGGCGGTGTTCAGGGTGTTGGTGCCGCCACGACTCCGAAGCGTCCTACGTCCTCTCGCAAGCCATCTATCGTCACGGCCCACCACACCGGTCCAACGACTTTTGGTGAAGAGCGAACTGTCTATGGTTCATACGATGATTGGAAGAAAGAACTTCCTCATGATCTCAGCCACATAGATTCTACCTCAGAGAAGCACGTTTCAACCGCCAAGAAGAAAGGTGGCGATGGTAAGATGTATAATGTTGGCGTCTATCATCACCAGGCCGGTGCCGGTCAAGTGTATGAAGGCAAGATTGTCGGTCACGACTGGGAAGATATACAGAGAGCACAACAGGGCGGCTCACTTCACAAGAAGGTTGATATGTCTAAACCCATAGGACCATCTCCGGCCACTCAGGCAGACCACGATCTTCATAAGCAGCATGGTAGTCTCAAGGCACTTGAGAACGCCGGACTTCATGGTGTGGTAGATCGCTTGAAAGGATCAGGAATAACCGAGGGCAAAGAGTCAGAGCACACAGCCAACCAGTTGCTGGGTCAGACCTCCCGTATGAAACTGATCAAGGCTTACTACAAACCAAAGCATACGGCTGGTGGAATGAATGACTATTATGCTCACAACGCCAAGGCTACCTCTGTCAAAGAAGAACTAGAGATTGGTGATGACGTTCTAGTAGAACAGGTCGAAGCCGGTGATCACGTCAAGTTCGGTGGCAACACTCCTAAGAGTGGTGTCAAGGGTAAGGTTGTCAAGTGTGATGGCGACTATCATCAAGTCAAGCTAGCAACTGGCGGTCAAGTCTGGGTTCACAAGTCTCTATTGAAGAAGTATGCTCTAAGGGAAGCACAAAGCGTGAATGAAGACGCTCCAGCAATGTCTGTAGCCAATGGCTCAGTAGCCGGTGTGGCTCCACCAGACGCAACGGTAGACTATGCCGCACAGAAGTTGAAGAAAATTAAACAAATGGCGATGGCTAAGAGGAAAGCGCCAAAGGGTGAGTAATTATGTTGACTCCGTTGAATGCGGCCGCACTTAGGACGCTGATCCAAAATACATTGACTCCTATGGGAGTCTATAGTTTGAACGCAGAAGAGCTTCTAATGGCCACCTGTGCTAATGAATCCAACTTCGGTGAATACCGCACCCAGGCTCCTCATGGTCCCGCTCGCGGCATCTTCCAGATGGAGGGTGAAGACTTCGTCGACATCTGGGCTAACTATCTGAAGTATCACAGCACTCTTGCGTCAGCTTGTGAAGCTCTTAACAATGGCCAGTCCGGTACAGTTGAGGACCTAGTCAACAACGATCCTTACGCTATCGCTATGGCTCGTGTTCATTACTCTCGCGCTCCAGGCGCTCTTCCAGATTCAGCTGACATCGAAGCAATCTGGGCGTATTACAAGGCTCATTACAACACTCCGCAAGGAGCAGCAACGCACGACACTTTTATGGCTAAATATAAGAAATTCGTATTGGGTCAGTAATTTATGCCACCGTTCATCAAAAAATTATGTAAGGACATCGTAACCGAGGCAGATGGTGAATCTTTTGATATCGCGCGTTTGCTTTGGATCGCAGGATCAATAGTGTTCCTTGCTCTAGCAATCTGGGCAGTAGTAAAGAATCATCAGCCACTTGATTTTATGAACTTTGGAGCGGGTCTTGCTGCCGTTCTAGCTGGTGGTGGCATCGGTGTAGGAGCAAGAGCTAAAATGGAGCCACCACAGTCATGAGTATAATTTCAACCTTGTTTGGAGATGGTCTGAAGGCCGCTATTGGTGGCCTCCCATCTATCTATCTATGGGCAGGTGGTGCAGCAGCCGTATTGGCAGCGGTCGTCGGCCTGCGTATCTATTGGGACCATTCAGTCACCAAGGCAGCTGATGCCCGCATCGCTCAGTACGTAGCCAACCTGAAGAAAGACGAGACAGACTTAGCCACCATTGTGACTAAGAACAATACTAAGATCCAGATTCAATACGTTGATCGTGTCCAAGTTATCACGAAGGTGGTACACGACAACCAAACAATCATTGATACCAAAGTCCCTGATATTAACACCATCCTGAGCACAGGTTGGGTGTCAGCTTTTAACTTCTCAGCCAAGGCTCAACCTATTGATCCGACAGCTGCGTCTGACAAGACTCCATCAGGAGTAAATGCAGATCAGGCACTTGACGTGGTAAATACCAACAACGGTATTTGTTTACAATGGAAAGCTGAAGTGGACGGTTGGCAGGCTTGGTACACAACCCAGAAGGCTGCTATCGCTGCTCAGAACAAGAAGGATAAAAGATAATGTTTATTCTTTACAAGACAACCAATTTAACCAACGGTCGTTTTTACGTTGGCATTCATGAACAAGAACAACCGTTCGAGTTTGATGGATATTTTGGAAGTGGAAAAGCATTGGTGCTTGCTATAAAGAAATATGGTCGTGATAACTTTAAGCGAGAGACGGTTCTTGTTTACAATTGTTTACAAGAAGCATCGATCGCTGAAGCAGTAATAGTTGATGAAGAGTTTATCAGTAGTGAAGATACATATAATATAGTTCCTGGTGGCGGTTATCCTCCTGTTCATAGAGGAGATACCCATCCAACAAAAAGACCAGAGGCAAGGAAGAGAGTAAGTTTAGCCAGACTTGCTATGGGTGATAATATGCCTTGCAAATCATTAGCAGCGAGAACCAAAATGAGTTTGTCTAAGATTGGTAACCAGAATGCGAGAAAGAAATGAACGCGATAAAAGTCATAGCAGTCAGTCTGCTTGTTATGCTAGGCGGCTGCGCTACCACGCAGATCGTCCCAGTTATGGTTATGCCAGATGCGCCAGCCCAACTCTTAGTTCCTACTCAAGACTTGACGACCATCCCGGTTAAGAAGCCGGTAACTGAGACAAAGAATGCCACTGGATAACGACGCACTCAACGAAAAGATTCATGGTATTGATCTGGATGTCAGTGTTCTAAAAAGGGACAATGAAATTCAGACCAAGATCTTGGATAAGCTTGATAGGACCGTTGACGGTATCCACGAGCTTGCGCAATCTATGCACCGCATGGTTTCAATCCATGAGGAGAAGTTTGCCACACAAGCCGAGACCAACGACCGCGTCGAGCTATTGATCGAAGAACGTCGCAACGAAACCAAAGAAGCTATGAGACAGGCCGTCGAGAAAATCGACGACGTAGTCAAGGCAGTGGAAGACTTGAAGACCAATCTGATGAACCCAACTGAATCCAAACCACACAAGGTGGGCTTTGGGGCTATTGTTGATTGGCTTGTGAACTATTGGAAGATCATCGCATTCGCTTTCGCCTTTGCCGCAGGCATCATTACCCACAAATGGGGTATATTCGCTACTCTGTTTAACTCTTAAGGTCAAAAGACTATATACATGTGTATGGTGGGACTTTGGTGGCACGTGATACCAGGGTCTGAACACTCCATTTAGCCTCTTCAGTTTGTATAAAATGCGTCTGTAAGTTCCGTTCCGTTCATGACCGGCGCACTCATACTCACCCACTCATACCTTACTCTTATACAAAACCCGCGTATAATAGAGGTAATGTTCTACGTCTATATCTATTCCCATAACAATTCCCCGTTCTACGTGGGCAAAGGTTCTGCGGATCGAGTGGCGTATCACAGACGTCGCAAAGACAAACATCCTTTCGTGCAGAAACTACAGAAACTCATAAGGGAAGGAACAGAGCCACAAGTTGGCCTGATAGCCTTTGATATTGAACTTGAAGCGTATGAGTTTGAGAATCTACTCATAATAGAAATAGGTCGCAAAGATTTGAACACCGGTCCGTTATTGAATTTGAACGACGGTGGTAAGGGTGGAATGAGAGGATACAAGAGAAGCGCAGAAACGAATCTCAAACATTCAAAGACTATAACAGGTGTTAAGAAGAGCGACAGTCACCGAGAAAATATAGCAAAGACGAAGAAGGGTTCATTAAACCCTATGAAGCGAATTGAATTGAGGAAAGCCCAAAGTGAAAGAATGATGGGTAATCAACGAAGATTAGGTATACTATGAGTTTGTATTTGGATAGAAAGTATTTATTGCTGACATCAGCGCGTCTTCGTAATTTTAAGCAAAAAAATGAGGATCTCTTCAACTTCAGTTGCCCTTTTTGTGGTGACTCGGAGAAGAACCGGCTAAAGGCTCGTGGCTACATATCCAAGAGCAAGAAGTTCAATGGCTATATCTTCACGTGCCATAACTGTAACGTCAGTACGAACTTCGATTCGTTTCTGAAGCACTTGGATACTGATAAACACAAAGAATATTTCATGGAAAAGTTCAAAGACATGAAGAAGCATGTCGAACCAACAGTGAAAGTCCCTGAGCCTGAATCCAAGCGTACCGGTATTCATGTTAGCGAGTTGGACCTACCCAAAATCAGCAGCCTGCCTGATAGTCATTACGCGCGTCAATACGTCACCAAGCGATTAATCCCGACTGAATACTGGGATGAGATATTCTTTGCGGCCGACTACAAGAAATTCCTGGATGACCAATTCCCTGATCATGGCAAGGATACTCTTTTGGAAGACGATCCTCGGTTGGTCTTATGCTTCACTAATCTTAAGGGAGAGGTCACCAACGTCAGTGGTCGAAGTCTTACACTCGCCGATCAGAAGTTGCGTTATATAGTGGTCAAGGTGGGAGAGGGACGTAAGCTGTATGGCCTACATCGCCTCAACCTCAAGGACCGCGTCTACGTCACCGAAGGGCAGTTCGACAGCATGTTTGTGTCCAACGCAGTCGCAGCAGGTGACTCTGCTCTTAACAAGGCCGCTGGTTGGTTGTTCGATACCCTCGGGATCAATCCTGTTCTGATCTTTGATAACGAACCGCGCAACCGTCAGATCGTTCAAACCATAAGAAATTCGATTGTGGAAGACAATTGGGACGTCTGTATTCTTCCAAATAGTTTCCCAGGCAAGGACATCAATGAAGCAGTCCTGGCTGGCACGACACAGAAAGAATTGATGAAGGTGATTGAATCTAACACGTTCAGCGGCCTAACCGCTCAACTGAAGCTTTCGTCTTGGAGTAAAGTCTAATGGGGATGTATGCTATCGGTTGCCCAACACCTGGTTGCGGTAATACTCACATGTGGTTCTCTGGAAACCTGGATCAACGTTGTCCAGCTTGCAAGGAACCCAAAAAACAAGAAGAGAAAATAATGACAGATAAAATTGAAGTGTTGAATGGTGGTTATATTCGTTTGGTCGACCATATGGGCGGAGATCTTTCAGTTGTACGTTCAGCCCGCGTCTCCTATGATGCCGGTTGGCGCGAACCGGAACTGGATGAAGTCATCGGCAAGGACGCCAAGCTGATTGCCTACTTGCTGAAGAACAAACACACATCACCATTCGAGTCCGTGACCTTCACATTTGAAGTCAAGGCTCCAATCTTTGTCTACCGCCAGTGGCATCGCCATCGTACCTGGGCATACAACGAAGTCAGTGCTCGTTACACTGAACTGGATATGGGCTTCTATATTCCGGCTCTGGCTGACATCAATCAGCAGCACGCCAGCAACAAGCAGATGCGCACTGACGAGCAACATCCAGAGGCTCAGTGGATACAGACCCAGATGTACTCCAGCATCATGCGCTCATATAAGACCTATCTGCGTCTATTGAACAAGGGAACGGCTCGTGAGCTCGCCCGCATTGTTCTACCAGTGGCCATGTACTCTAAGATGTTCGCCACGGTGAATCTGCACAACCTACTACACTTCCTGACGCTACGTGCGCACACTCATTCCCAGAAAGAGATCAGGGTGTATGCCGAAGCAATCCTTCAATTGATCGAGCCAATCGTGCCGGTCACCATCAAGAACTTTAACGAACTACGCGGAGAAAAATAATGTCAGCATATCAACAACAATTTGGTCGTGTCCTACCTGAAGCTTATGAGGAAGTTCAGGCATGCGCAGTTTGCGGTAAGGATCAACCTTGTGAGTGTGAAGGTATCACTGCTAGCACCATCATTACGCGTCGTGTAGACCGTAAACCTTTCGTGATGGATGACTTGAAAGTTCTGTTCCCAGAACGATACAAATAACAACGTCTTCTGACTTAAGAGTCGTCGAAACTATATACGACTCAATACAAATAAATCAAGAAGAGTATTATGCGGTCAACGCATTTCCATCATATTGTTCCTAAACACATGGGTATGAAATAATGTCCAACATGTTACCTACTATTTATCAACAGTTCATTCACGTAAGCAGATATGCGCGCTTCTGTGATGACTTGGGTCGTAGGGAAACGTTTGAGGAAACCGTTGACCGCTACATTACCTTCTTCAAGGGACGTTCAGGAAAGAACAAAAGCAAGATTCCATTCGATGAATTGAAGGCCGCCATTCTTGGCTTAGAGATCATGCCTTCTATGCGCGCACTAATGACTGCCGGTGAGGCGCTCGACAAAGACAACGTGGCTGGTTACAACTGCTCATATCTTCCAATTGACTCAGTCAAGTCCTTCGATGAGTTGATGTACATTAGCATGTGTGGTACAGGCGTCGGCTTCTCTGTTGAAAGTAAATACGTCAACAAGTTGCCCGAAGTTCCTGATGAACTTCACCCAACAGACACCAAGATCGTTTTCAAAGACTCCAAGCTGGGTTGGGCCAGTGGTTATCGTGAATTCATCTCGCTCCTTTACTCTGGCAAGATTCCTCAGTGGGACGTCTCTAAGTTGCGCCCATCCGGTGCTCGCCTGATGACCTTCGGCGGTCGTGCTAGCGGTCCAGAGCCTTTGATTGACTTGTTACAGTTCACCATCAATGTATTCCAGAAGGCGCACGGTCGCAAGCTGAGCACCCTAGAGTGTCACGATATCGTTTGTAAGATTGCTGACATTGTAGTATCAGGAGGCGTCCGTCGCTCTGCCTTGATCTCCTTGACTGACTTAAACGATGACAAGCTACGTCACGCCAAGTCTGGTAACTGGTGGCTCGAAAACAACCAACGCGCATTAGCCAACATATCTGCCGTGTATGAGAACAAGCCTGACATGGAAACCTTCATGCGTGAATGGTTCGCCCTACATGCTTCCCGCTCCGGCGAACGAGGTATCTTCTCACGAGAGGCTAGCCAGAAGGCTGCCGCCAAGTACGAGCGTCGTTCCGCGGACATCGACTACGGCACCAATCCTTGCTCAGAGATCATTCTACGCCCATATCAGTTCTGTAATCTAACGGAAGTGGTGGTCCGCGCCGATGATAGCCTTAAGGAATTGAAGCGCAAGGTTCGCTTGGCCACCATTCTGGGCACCCTACAATCTACTCTATCTGACTTCCGTTATCTGAACAAGAAGTGGAAGACCAATACAGAGGAAGAACGATTACTGGGCGTTAGTCTTACGGGCATCATGGATTGTAAAGTCACCAACGGTCGTACCGGCAAGGTTGGATTCGGTTCAGGTGAAGAAGCACTTAAGGTTGCTTTGAGTATGCTTCGTGAAGAGGCCGTCGCCGTCAACAAAGAATACGCTAAATTGATAGGAGTTGAGCCAAGTGCAGCAATCACCTGTGTTAAGCCAAGCGGAACTGTTAGCCAACTCGTGGATAGTGCGTCTGGCATACACCCTCGTTATGCCCAGTATTACATTCGTAGAGTACGTCTCGCCAAAACCGACCCACTAGGTCAGTTTATGATGACGAACGGCTACCTTGCCGAAGAAGACGTCCACAACAAGAACAATTGGGTGTTCGCCTTCCCTATGAAGGCACCAGCCGGTAGCGTACTAGTCAAGGACGTTTCAGCTATCACCCAATTGGAGTTATGGAAGGTATACCAAGAGCATTACTGCGAGCACAAGCCTTCTATTACCGTCTACGTCGGCGACGACGAGTGGATGGAAGTAGGATCCTGGGTTTACAAGAACATGGACGGCATCTCTGGCGTCAGCTTCCTCCCTCGGGACACAGGCTCTTATCGTCAGGCACCATATGAAGAAATTGATGAGACTAAGTATAATGAGATACTGAAGACTCAGAATGTTTCAATTGACTGGACAAAGTTCAAAGAAGAAACAGATACCACGACGGCTGCCAAAGAATTGGCATGCAGCGCCGGTGTCTGTGAATTGTAAGGGGAGACGATGAGCAAGGAAACTATCCAAATCGTATGTGAAGGCTGTGACTCTGAATATAAAGTCACATTCGACACCGCTATGACCGACGGCATGCCGGATATGTGCTGCTTCTGTGGTAATCCAATTGACCTGGATACCGAAGAGCATGACGTAGACGATGACTCTGATACCGACGAGGACGAAGACACCAACTGGGGTTAATTTGTGATTGTATCATTTGACTATAGTATGTCTTGCCCTTGTATGTGTATCCAGTTCAAACCGGACTGGAACAACAGCGAGTTCTATTTTCTTACGGACGTGAAGAAATATGAAGGACCCCACTTCCTAGGGCAAGTCAATGGTCAGTTACATTCTGAATACAAGACCCAGGAAGAGCGATTCCATCAGATATCTGATTACTTCATCAAACAACTAGAGCGTTTAAGGGTGTCTCCAAACACTCCAGTCTACATTGAAGATTACTCCATGGGTAGTAAAGGACGCGTCTTTCATATCGCCGAGAATACCGGTTTGCTAAAGCACAAACTGTGGGCGCTCAACTACGGTATTACGACCATCCCTCCTACCGTCATCAAGAAGGTGGCAACCGGTAAGGGTAATGCCAAGAAGGAACAGATGTACGAAGCCTTCGTCAAGCAGACCGGCATCAAACTCCAGACCATGGGTTCCGGTAAGAACATCGGCTCTCCTGTCTCAGACATCGTTGACGCCTACTTCATCGCCCAGTACGGCTATACTCTTACACATCCATAGAGTATAATAGAATCCTACAGTCGGATAAACCCTCTGAGGATTGAGCGATGTCAAAATGTCCATTTACCGGTTGCGCACTGGAAAAAACCGGTGGTTGTGAACCTTCGTACAGAGAAATTTGCAAACATCATGCCGAGGAAATGAAGATGGATATTTCACAGTTACATGCCGCTCTTCGTCGAGGCGTCGTACATGTCGTGTTCACCAAGGCAAATGGCCAGGAACGCGCCATGAAGGCCACACTCAACGATGCTTTCCTTCCCGAGGAAAATCGTGGACGAAGCACCCTGACCGAGACAGATTCCACTGCAATCTCAGTATGGGATGTCGAAGCCAAGGGTTGGAGAGCCTTCCGCCTCGATTCTCTTAAGGAAATCAACGGTATCTCTGTTTCTTCTTCGGTTTCAATGCTTTCTGAGTGATCCTCTAAATAGAGGGTAGCCAACCCTCTTGGAGCCACCCGATGCTGATAGTCAAGGGATTAGATAACCCTCGCGATGTCAAGCTTGTAAAACAGTTTGCACGCTATTGTCTCGGTCGATTCCTTACACCGTATCGCATCAAAAAGCTAACCATTCAAATTGACTTCGTTGACCGCAATGAAGTTGACCCTGACGAACGAGACGATCTCAACAAGTATGAAGCCTGGATGAATCCTTCATCTGACACCAAGGATCATTACTTCGTCACTCTAGCTAAGTTCGCCATCAGCAAAAAGGCAACCAAGCCGCTCACGAAATACAAGAAGACCCTTCAGTATCTTGCCCATGAGCTAGTACACGTCAAGCAGTACGTCCTGGGTGAGATGAAGGATCTATATAAAGGTGAAAACATCATTGGAACGATGTTCCATGGTGTTGAATATTTTGAACCCAAGCCAAAGAAAGCAGCCGGTCCATTCGCGGCCGAGTGGGCTTACTATGATTCCCCTTGGGAACTTGAAGCCTACGGTCGAACCGAAGGTCTCTACAACATGTTTTATGATGAGCACGGCAAGCCATGGCGAGTAGCGCAGAAAATCTAGACGTCTATACTCCGGTCCCAATGCCGTGGTTCTGTTTGAAGTGTAACGCCACCGTTGGTTGCGAACAAGTCCAACCATACCCTCCTATCTTTATGCCTGCTTCCAGATACTGGAAGTCACTCGGTCATCCAAACAAGACCATCGGTGCATTCTGCTCAGCCAACTGCGCAGCCGCGTATGGTTAAGAAGCAGATTTGGATTGTGTATTGGATACTTGCTGCCCTGAGTGTGGTTGACTTCCTAATAACCAAGACCATCCTTACCTTTGAGTCAGGTATGGAAGCCAACCCATCCATGGCCTATATTATAGCCCAGTTCGGCATTAATGGGATTCTGTTCGTAAAACTCTTCTGGTTGATCCTTCTCGCCGGTGGCATCCTAGCCATTGCGGATCGCCGCTACAAGATTTTGTTCTGGGCCATAGCCATCATCGATGTACTGATGTTGGTTAACTTAATATGGTCGGACAAAATACTCTTCCAAGTCTTTTACTCTTAAAGTTTGTTAGAGTATAATTGAACGTGACGTTTGATTTGAATTGACTTTACATCAATGGAGATATCATGAAATCTTTTCTAGGAGCCTTCCTGGCTCTAGCGCTCTTGGGCGCAACGGCAGCGCAGGCTTGTAATGGCCCGCAACCGCCGAACTGTAACTGCAACCAGAGCACTGGCCAATGGGAAGTGAATGTATCGGCATCAGCCGGTGCGAGCTCTTCTTCTAAGGCAACTGGTGGGAATGCTTCTGCTACTGGCGGCAATGCCAATCAGCAGCAACAGCAATCCCTAAATAATTCGGGCAACAGTTCAAACACCAACAATGTGAGCGCTACCGGTGGCACGAACACGAACAAAGTCAGCAATGCCAACACCAACAATGTTTCCAACGTTGCAAATGGTGGGACTGGTGGTGCCGGCGGTTCTGCTTCTAGCTCTATTGCCTCTGGTGCTGTTAAGAATACTAATACTCAAACCACTAGCATTGGTGCTGTTGGATCTACTTCATCTGTAGGCAACGTATCCGGTGGCACATCCAGTGCCTCTGCTGATGGCAATGGTAACGGTTCCAATAACACCAATGTGACCTATGAAGCTGCGAAGACCTATCGTCAGCCGGTAGCCACTGCTTATAGTGCGTCACTGACGAGTGGTATGGACACCTGCTTGGGTTCGGCTTCTGCCGGTGCTCAGACTCAAATCCTTGGCTTGACGTTTGGTAAGACTTACGTTGACAAGAATTGCGTCCTGATCAAGCAGACCAAACTACTGCGTGAGGCCGGTCTTGAGCGTTCAGCCTGTAAGCGTATGCAGATGCATGCCGAAGGTGCGGACATCAAGGAAGCCATGGCAGAAGCTGGTGAGGATTGCCCTCCGCTGGCCGCTCCTACTCCGGTAGAGGCTCCTGTAGCCGCTGCTCCGGTCGATGCTGTGACTCATCAAGAGCTCCGCGTTGTAGAAGACCGCATCACCACGAAGGTGCTGAGCAAGTAATATGAAGAGCCTATTCGTAATGATGGGCGTCATGGTGGCAGGGCTGGCATTAGCCGGTCCTGCCATTCACGATGACTCTACCGAAGCTAGTCGCCAATTGAGCGAGCAGTGCACTAAGGTAGGCAAGTTCGCTCAGGCGATTGCCACAATCAAGGCTACCGGAGTTGCCGAGTCTGATTTTGAACATTACATTTCACAACCGATTATCCAATCGTTCCCTATTACACTTATCCGGCATCAGGTATACGCATCTAACATGCGACCCACGGACGCATTCCAGATCTACTATGAGCGTTGCCTTGTAGTGGGCTACGATAACATTCTCCAATCCATGAAGGACGCTGACGAACTAGTCAATCTCCGGGAAGAGAACCGAACATTAAAGAGCCAGTTGGCACAAAAGCAAGACCAACTGAACCAGTTACAGCGTGCCCTGGATAACCAGCCGGTACGAACCAAAGAAGTGCTTGTGCCCACTTACGGCACACCAATCGAGAATCACTAATGCCAGCTAACCGTCGCGAAGAACTCCTACAGATCCTCCAAGAAGAAGCGGCCGAGGTCATCCAGGCAGCCTCCAAGCAGGTAAGGTTCGGTGTCAATACACGCAACCAAGATCATCTTGAATTGGAGATGGGCGACCTAGCAGGTGTCATCAAGCTTCTCCTTATGGAAGGTTACGTCAGCGATGACAAGGTCTGTGAGAATGCCGAGGCCAAGATAGTGAAGCTGGACGGCATTATGACGTTCAAGCGGGAGCCGGTATGAACATCACCGAATACCAAGCCTGGGTTGCCAAGATGTGGTCCAGCAGCCGTCCTCTTAAGGCCGGCAAGCGCGAGTATACTCTCAAGGACAACTACGTCATGACGACCGGCTTGGCTGGCGAGACCGCCGAGGTTGTCGAGGCTGTCCTGAAGTTCGTGGTGGCGATAGGTAAGGTTACTGAACGATCCAAGAAGGACGTCCGGGACGAGCGGAAGCTAGAGAAGAAAGAACTTACGAAAGAGTTGGGCGACGCTCTCTACTATCTACTGGCCGTTGCTCATAAGAGTGATATCAAGGCTCAAGACATCATCAATGTCAACGTAGATAAACTCACAAAGCGTTACGCCAAGAAGAAATACGCACGAAAGGCTAAATAACTCCAGGGCAACCTGGAGTTGACGTTGCGACTAGGATCGATCATTCTACTCATCTTTATACTAGGCATATTTGCCATAGGTGAGACGTGGTTGCTCCAACACAAAGACGATCCCCGCATTCATGTCCATCACACCTGCCCAGACTTTACTTCTAAGACTGACCACGGTATAATATAAGCCATGGACGTAAATACTGCCATAGAAATAGCTAACTCAGCGGGTGGCATCTACCGCTGGGAAGGCAAATTGAATTTACACGCGGTGTATTTCGATTATGGTGGCATGTACTTCACGGTCAAAGAGCTAGCCGGTATGCCAGAAATGCAATACGAGGCTATCATCCATTCTGTAGCTGAACGAGAGGCCTATCTGGCCGAGACATATGGCGGACCCACGAAACACTGAGAAAGAGATCGACTACCGGAAGCCCACAAGGATTAACCGGAATGTCAGGAAGACGGAAAAGAAGCAGGCTGCTGCACCGCATCGGCGCTCGGAAGCCTATCACCGTGAACGGTTCGACACTCGCCGCGCGATTGACTTGATGGATGATGACGAATTTTAAGAGTTAGATCAATTACTTAAGACTGAATTGACCTGATTCTACTATATAGGATACTTGAAGTACTTAACTTAAGACCTCAGAACATTACGAATTGATTAAGATCAATTCTTAGACTTTACTTCTGAGAAAACTAGAGTATAATAGTCTTCATGGTTGAGGTAGCGGCACAAACCGCACCTGAACCTTCGATGGGGTCGTCAGAGAACCGCACTAGAAGGTCGAACAGGATGTTCGATAGTCGAAACCGGGAGTCACCAACAAGGTGACGTTGACGACGCAACTCATGGGCCCTCTCCCATGCCAGGCACGCGGTCACTCTACCACAGAACCGCTGGAACAAGATTTCTTTTGATACGGTCAGCGTCCTCTCAACATGGACTAGCGTTTGGTTGTAAAGCCATCGATGACTCCGGATTACGTAACCGGAACATATTCTTCAATACATATGGGTGGGCAACGACCACCGCCGAAAATGCCAGGCTAATGTTGTTGAACTGTCTTTAAGTGTCCGTCTAGATAACGGTAACACCAAGACTCCGGATCAGTAACCGGAAATTATCTTCTGGGTTGCCTCCGCCGCCAACTTCTCTGGTCCATCCGCCAAAGGGTGGCACTGCTTGACAAAATTATATCCGCAGTGAAAGTGAGGAAATATTCCGATGGCTAACGCTGTCGTGACCAACAGGCCGGAAACGGTAAGCGTTGGTCTAGCCGTAAAGGTAGAAGTAAGAGCCAAGTGGATTGCCACCTTGAGGCTCATGAGCACTGCTGAGTGAGGCAACGTTGAGTTGCACCAGCACTCTTTAAGTAGGGTAGAGTGACATACTTGCCTGGTCGGATGATACGTGAGTAGGGTTGCAAACCGGAAACGTATCAGCGTGTGAAAATCATCGCCGTGCGGGACACCGAAATGTCCCAGTCATTCAAGGTTTACTGGACCGGCTGCAACTGGTCCAGTAGAAGTCAGGCACGGCAAAGACTAAGCTTGCAGGTTGATGTCGAAACCGAGTATGGTCGTCTAGTGGATAGGACGCTCCCGTTAAGGGGGAAACGAGTGTTCGAATCACTCTCATGCGTTGTCCTGACTTAAATTATCGAAGTGGGTTCAACTCCTACGGGTGCCCGGTGGCTAGCGTACATCGGCGAAACGATGTGACAGCCGGAGAGACGGCAAAGATTTATTCCGACTGACGCGCAAGGTGTGCGGTGCCGCTGTTAACGGCCTGTGGATAGGTTCGATTCCTATAGTCGGAGCCAATTTGGGTTTATAGCACAACGGCCAATGCATCCGGCTCTTAACCGGTAAGATCAGGGTTCGAATCCCTGTAAACCCACCAGAAGATTGATGTGTTGACCTTACGTCGCCGGTTGCGGAATGACGGGTCTAGACATCACCACGTCGAGTCGTGGCGTTTCGCGCAACAACGAAAGAGCGCGCTTGAATTCGGGCGGTTAGTATAGCGGGATTATGCCTGGCTTGCATCCAGGTGACAGGGGTTCGACTCCCCTACTGTCCACCAATCCATGGGCGAAGCGGCGAAAGCCTTAGTAGTCCACCAGTTTATGTCCTGTCACACTCGGCGAGTGGTTGGCGTGCAGACGTGTACGTCAGACGAAGAAGGCTTCATTAACCTCGCAGGACTCCAAGTTTACGCGGATGTGGCAGAATGGTAATGCCCAACTTTGCCAAAGTTGTGCTCGAGGGTTCGATTCCCTTCGTCCGCTCCATTTCGGGTTATTAGCTCAGAGGCAGAGCATCCGGCTTTTAACCGGTAAGGTCGAGATATCGTAATTCTCATAACCCACCAAGTTTATGGCGTGTCTATGGTTGAGGTTGGATCGCACCCAGCAGGACTTGAAGCAAGGAGTTAGTAGCTCTCCACGCCACCAGTATTATTCACTGATCGTCCAGCGGCAGGACATCTGGCTCTGACCCAGAGAACCTAGGTTCGAATCCTAGTCGGTGATCCAGACTATATAATCTCATGCGCAAAGTAAGATTTCCTACTGATATTGAACGTGCAGCCTACAGACGCAAAGTCGTCGCCCGTTTCAAACGGTTGAAAGGCTGTACTGACTGTGGCTACAAAGCCAATTCAGCAGCGTTAGAATTTGATCATGTCGACGAAACTACCAAGACCAAAACGGTAGGATCGTTGATGTACAACGGATGGAAAGACATCAAGAATGAAATAGCAAAATGCGTCGTACGATGTGCGAATTGCCACGCTATCAGAACACTTGAAAGAAACTACCGTAAGAAAGATTATGCCCGAGTGGTGGAATAGGCAGACACACCGCGCTTAGAACGCGACGCGAAAGCATGCAGGTTCGATTCCTGTCTCGGGTACCAAGTTTTGCTAGCAGAACGTCCTCTCACACCAGGCAATTAGAGCCGAAATGTCAAGACGCTGCGGCTACCGTTTGCGGGTTGGAGAAGTGGCTATCTCGCTTGCCTCATAAGCAAGAGATCCTGGGTTCGAGTCCCAGACTCCGCTACCAAATTTGTGGACTATTCATCGGGCGAGAGCATCCGCTGTAACAGGCGCGTGATGCCAGTGCAGGTGCTCAATCCATCGTTCTGCCTGACGATACAGGCTTCTTATTCTGCCTTCAAAGCGTAAAAGGTGACGCGGTGGTTTTGTAATCCACAGAACACGGTTCGATTCCGTGTGAAGGCTCCAAGTTTAGTTGCCAGTTCTACCGGTCTCCGAGCCGGTCACCCGACACTAGTGTGGCAGGGTGCACAAATACTGGACCAATTCAAAGTTTATGCGTCGTTGTGTGAGTGGTTAAAACAATCTGTCTGTAAAACAGATCTCTTCGGGGTACGGTGGTTCGAATCCATCACGGCGCACCAATTTCAATATGGCACCTTAGCATAGCCTGGCTTAATGCGCTACCCTGTCACGGTAGAGATCACGGGTTCGAATCCCGTAGGTGTCGCCAATTATGCCTCGTTAGCTCAGCGATAGAGCGCCTCGTTTACACCGAGGATGTCGGCGGTTTGATCCCGTCACGAGGTACCAGTTTATGCCTCACTCGTCCAAAGGCAAGGACGGCTGCCTGATTAGCGGCAAATCGCGGTTCGAGTCCGTGGTGAGGTACCAATCAATGTCCGTCAAGTGTTACGGTAGCACAGCTGTCTCCAAAACAGCGGGCCGGGGTTCGACTCCCTGGATGGACGCCAAATTGCCCTTATAGCATAACGGATAGTGTACAGTCCTGCGAAGACTGTGATCCAGGTTCGATTCCTGGTATGGGCGCCAATTTGTAAAGCCGGAACAGGCCTCTCGCACCAGGCAATTAGAGCCAAAATGCCAAGCCTCCCGGCTAATTTATTTCAGGGTAAGGTGTTACGGTAGCATCCGAGTTTTGGAAACTTGTGGCCGGAGTTCAACTCTCCGTACCCTGACCAATTTATGCGGGATAAGTGTTTGGGTTACACGATAGTCTTCCAAACTATCATAGCGGGTTCGAGTCCCGCACTCCGCTCCAAGTTTATGCTTCTTTCACACAACTGAATCAGTGTGTAAACCATGTGAGCGCGCAAGCGGGTCGTTGGTAGAGGAGCTCCCAACCTCCTTTATTATTCACTGATCGTCTAATTGGCAGGACGCGAGGCTTTGACCCTCTGAATCTAGGTTCGAGTCCTAGTCGGTGATCCAGTTTTTGCTCCTATAGAATAGAGGCCCAGTTCGCGACCCTCTCAAGGTTGACACACCGGTTCGAATCCGGTTAGGAGCGCCAAATTATTCGGAGTGTAGCTCAGCCTGGTAGAGCGCGTGCCTTGGGCGCATGAGGTCGCAGGTTCGATTCCTGTCTCTCCGACCATCTTTAAGTTGACGAGAGTTGGCCGTGTCATGAGCGGCATCGCCTCAAGCTGGTACTGTCATGGGTATCACGGCGGACTACCGAATATTCCCGGAACCGTTCAACTTAATCTTTTCAGTTTATGCACTTATCGTCTAGTGGCTCAGGATACTCGCCTTTCAAGCGGGATGACTGGGGTTCGAATCCCCATAGGTGCGCCAATTATGCCTCTGAAGCTCAATGGAAGAGCAGCACGCTTCGAACGTGTTGGGTGCAGGTTCGAGTCCTGTCAGGGGTGCCAAATATGGACAAGGGTCCCGGTGAGTGTTCCACTTCACTGTACAACTAGAAGCCTGATGTATTTCAGGCAAGAATTATGTCCTCTTAGCTCAACTGGATAGAGCGCCGAGCTTCTACCTCGGATGTTACGGGTTCGAGTCCTGTAGAGGATGCCATTTATGACCGGTCTTGAGATGTAGGACACTACGATTTGATAGACGGATAAGTTCAATCTTGCCGCATACATATCAGCAAGTGGATTCGCGACTCGCGCGAACACGGTCACCAAGTTTATTCTCCTGTACGCCAATGCCAGAGCGGCTGCCCAATACGGCAGTGGAAGTGAAGGTACAGTCCTTCCGGGAGAGCCAATTACGTCCTTGTAGCTCAGCGGATAGAGCGGCGATCTCCTACATCGCAGGTCGTGGGCTCGACTCCCACCAAGGACTCCAAGTTGCTCCACATTCCGGCCGGAGTGTACCCAATCCGCTAACGCAGAACGGGGCAATGCCAGGGAGCATTCAGTTTAGTCAGTACCGGTCACACGTCACCTGAAGACATAGGGCAGACCGGCTAAGAGATAGCATGCCAGACTACTGACATTTGATTATGGAGTTTGTCAGCCAGCGGTTAGGCTCCCTCTCTGTGAAAGAGGTAACTCGGGTTCGAATCCCGACATTCTCCCCAATAATTTTACCTTTCAATATATAAAAGTATCATCACTCTTTGAGGGTACTTTGATGCGCAACCCGCTACTAGCTGCTTTGATGGCTCTGTTGTTTGGTTGTACGCAAAGTAATTACGAACAGTCACTGACAGCAATTCGACTAGACATGGATGACGGTAGCATTTGCTCCGGCACCATAGTGGGTCCTCACGTCCTATTGACAGCGGCGCACTGCCTTGAGCGAGAACCTATCATCAATCTGGATAAGATCCAAGATGATCAACAGGGTCCTCCTGCTCCACCAAAGAAACCCGAACCAAAGAAGCCTAAGAAACCATTCAACTTCTTGGACTTGATCACGATTCCTCCTCCATTCACGTCAGTGGCCATCAATGGCCGTGAAACAAAGATTCTGTCTATTGTGCCTGATCACAACGACCATGTCTTAGTCGAGGTAGACTACACGTTCAATCACTATGCCTCCTTGGCGGTCAACCGACCAGCTGTGGGTGGCAAAGTTCATTACTGGGGCAACCCTGCCGGTAAGCTCATGGTCTACCGGGAAGGCTACGTCAGCTTCTACGATAAGACGATGATGGAAATGGATGTCAACGGTTTCTTCGGTGACAGTGGTTCCGGTATCTTCAATGAAGCCGGTCAGATTGTAGGAGTCATGAACGTCATAGACTTCGATCATCACCACGGTTTACAATTTTCATTGATGGGTTCTGAGCAGCTAGAATTTACTCCACAACAGTTGGATATGCTCGGGATTCAATAAAGTATATGGATGGTTGGCAGAGTCCGGCTTATTGCACTAGTCTTGAAAACTAGCAGACCAGAAATGGTCACGTGGGTTCAAATCCTACACCATCCGCCAGAGCAAGGGAGACATGTTGGTTCGACTCCAACCGTGAACAGTACGGCTGCACGCAGGATATCTGGAACATCCGCTCCCGCTTGATCTAGACGCTCTCACTGCTTAGCGATACAGAGCAGTTGACCGGGAAGAAAGGTTCCCACGAATTATGGGTGATTGGCCGAGCGGTTTAAGGCACCTGCCTAGAAAGCAGAAGAGGGCTAACGTCCTCCGTGGGTTCGAATCCTACATCACCCGCCAGATTAAATGATTTTGCCCCACTGACGGAATTGGCATACGTACCACACTCAAAACGTGGGTTTTCAGGGTTCGACTCCCTGGTAGGGCACCAGATGTCTTGATGTTGATGTTTACAAGGTGACTTATGCGATAGCAATACGACCCTTAATGAAATTTTACTTATAGAAAGTTTATAGATTGATTTTACATGTAATGGCGCAGAAAGTTGCCGGTCTCATAAACTGGCGATCAATGGGCCATGAAGTGTAACGACTTGCCAATTGTTAAGGCAGCATGCCCGGCTTTAAACCGGGAAGAGTTGGTTCGATTCCAACGACAAGTCATAGAAGATTGTATGCATTCCTAATGTCCGAGTCTGGTTACAGGTATACAATCTACAGGTCTTAAGGATACGAGCAGGCAACGTTGTTCTCCTGCTACGTTTAGGAACACGTCCTTACGGTGTGCTGGCCACATAAAAGGTTCCTACTTATTACGGGTTCTTAGCTGAGACGGATTAGCGCTGGTCTGAAAAGCCGGAGAGGAAGGATCGTTACCTTCAGTGCCCACCAATTTCGATTTTGGGTTCGACACCCAACGTTCAAGGACACCCGCAAGGGTGACTTACACTTGCGGCAGGAGCAATCATTTATTACGGTGATGTGGCGGAGATGGCTCATCGCGCTTTCCTCATAAGAAAGAGAACACTGGTTCGAGTCCAGTTATCACCACCAAGTTTAGGTCTGCGTTAGACCGTAAGGTCTCTATCTGGTTGACATGGGACGCAGTAATCGCTAACACCAAAGGAACCGCTAAGAACCGCAATCGGTTCTTGATGAGCAATCATCAGTCGGTAACGAACCCCATTAGCGTCCAATCTTTATATGCTCCATAGCTCAGGTGAGCGGGTGCGTTTTATAAGCGCGCGAGAGTGGCCGGACTGGCTGCAACGGGCAGGTTCGAGTCCTGTATGGAGTACCATCATGCCTCTGTGGCGAAACTGGCAAACGCGGCGAACTTAAAATCCGCTCCATTGTGGGTTCGACTCCCTCCTGAGGCACCATTTGATTGATCTCCCGGGATGTGCCGGGTGAAGATTCGGGTCGGCGAAAGCCGAGAGCGAGAGTGAGTGTAAGCCTGTAAGATCGGGTCAGCTGAGTACAGCACATGCTTCTAAAGAGTCGATGACAACTACCAGCGAAGACAGGGTCTTTGATACGCTGGGATACAAATCCTGAACTGTTGTCTAAAGCACCACGAGCGGTAGTCCAATCCGCATCAATCATCTTCTTCGACTGTATAGCTCAATGGTAGAGCAACGCCACGACACGGCGAAGACCAAGGCTCGATTCCTTGTACGGTCACCATATCAATTCAAAGGCAATCCTCTTGACTTACGACCGTTGCCCCTATTCCTACCATGAGCAGTAGGAGTCATCGCGTGGCAATTAGGACACAACAATCTAAGGTTTGATGGGAGATTATTCCCAGCATTCCCATCGATATGATCCAGTTCAAGTGGAATGGGTGATACTTTCCAATCTGTTAGAAGACAGTCTTCACATTTATGTCCTCTCAAATCTATGAGATATCTTTTCAGATAATATCTATCGGTGTAGCTGCCAGAAAGTATTTTTTGCTCTCGATTATCACGTATCTTTTCAAGGGTGAGTTTGTCTGATTTAGGCTTGCCTGTTCCTAATCTGTTATTGGTCAATTTGATAGCACAAGAATGAGAACAGAAAGTGTATTTCCTACGGTCATAATCTATCACCTTCCCACACCACTTACATAGTGTGGGATTTTCTAGATAGTGTTTTATATTCGCTGCTCGTTTTGCGTTGGATGTTGCTATGGAGGCAGCGCCTCCCAATTTTCCCGCTTCTGATTTGTTCATATGCCCTTGTAGTCTAATGGTAAGACAGTTTCTTGGTAAGAAACAGTATTTAGTTCGATTCTAAACTAGGGCACCATTATTCGTTCCTCACAGTTCGATTCTGTGTTGGGGCTCCAGTTTCGATGATTTGTCAAGTCCCATATTTCGTAGGAGTGTCTTCTAACGAGGATTCTCGAGACCAAACAAGCCATCGATCTCAATTGTTTACTCTTACAGTTAGATAGAGTATGATAGTATACATGAAGACGGTCGCTATGGTGATTGTGTTCGCAGCCTTAACGGGCTGCGCCAATGCCCGTATCTATGCGTTTTGTGATAAACGTATCGACAAGGACCAGAAGACACATTATCATTGCGACAAACAACATATGATTGGTTTTGGCTATAAATTCTGAGGTGTGACTTGAGCAACATTGTACTATTGAAATTGATCAGCGACGTTGATTTGGTCGCACAACGAGTTTCCGAGCCGAACGTAGCACCGCTGAAGGTTCAGCATTGCGTTCAGCTATTGATGCAGCAGGATCCTCAATCCGGTAAGATTGGTTTCGTACCAATGCCGTGGGGAGTGCTGGCAGGTTCTGATTTTATCTTCACGTTCGATGATACGAAGCTGGTCTATGGACTAGAGGCTCCGGCCGAACTTGAAGCACTGTATCGTAAAATTCATGGTATGGTGGAATTGCCTTCCAAGGGACTGTTGATCCCAGGACAAGGTCCAAGCAAGAGATAAGTTTATGTTGTGGTGGCTGAGCGGCCCAAAGCATCTGTCTGCAAAACAGTAACACCATCGGTTCAAATCCGATCCACAACTCCAAATTCGCGCTGCGTGCTAAATAATATCATGATGTTACATTGATAGGTGATTTATGTCAGCGATGGATGTGTTGGTTGTCGATAAGGGTGGAAACCCTCGGGACTGGTTGAACTACCAGGACACCGTTAAGGCTTACGCAGAGGATAGGGTTATTTGTAACCTAGGATCTCACGTGCGCACTTATGTCGGTGGCCGCAATTCAACTGGCAAGCTCTCTAAGATTGAGATCTCATCTATTGTTATGGTCACCGGCCCAGTGCTTGGTGAGAAGTTCAAGTTCCGTGTAACCAAGTTCGCTGAGCGTCCTATTCTGTACGCTCGTGACTGCTACATGTGCGCTTACTGTGGTATCGTCCATAAGGACACGAAGTCAATTGATCTTCATTTGACCATTGATCATGTGATGCCTCGCTCACGCGGTGGTGATCACACTTGGACGAATACGGTAACGTCGTGCGCTGCTTGTAACCACGGTAAGGCAGACAGGACTCCGGAGGAAGCAGGAATGCAGCTTCTGTATGTTCCTTACGCACCTAACCTTCAGGAGAAGCTACTTCTGAAGAACCGCAAGGTGAAGGCCGATCAGATGGATTACTTGTTGTCTGTCATTCCGAAGACTTCAAGGATTCACCAGAACGTTCAACATTTGCGTAATTGATATAGAAGGTTGCCAGAGTGGTCTAATGGCGCAGTTTGCTAAACTGATGGTTCCGAAAGGGGCACAAGGGTTCAAATCCCTTACCTTCTGCCAGAGTTTCCGGTTAACCTCGTAAGAGGCCCAATCGGTTCGTTGAGTATAGAGGCTCAATGTTCAGGTATTGCAACCTGTGATAAGCCTTGGGACAAATAATGTCACTCCCGCCGTTGCTAAGTGGATAGGGCATAACAAACTCCGAGGATACATTTGATATGACGAGTAAAGAAGAGGTATGGGCCGATCGTTGCTTCGTCATGATGGAGATAAGGAATCTTGTTCCACTACTCCAGGGAGAGCTCCTTGCCCGGTACAACGAGTTCCTTCTCAAGCCGATTGAGTACCGCAACTATATTCGTGAACTGGTGATACATTATGACACGTGACGCACAAACAATCGCAAAAGAACTTCAAGAGATCGAACGCAAGAAGCGCGACCTTCAAGATGAACAAACTAAGCTCTACTGGGCTTCCGAGCGCTTGAAGCGCCAAGCCAAGAAGAGCACATTGACGGCTGGTAGCTGGGTGAATGGCATAGGCCAGATCATCACGACTGGAGATCTTTGTGTTGGTGTCACGGCTAACCGAGGAGCCAAAGTCACGGTTGGTACCTTTGCAGGATTCAGAGAACGTGGTGGCAAGGTCACTTCAGTCAGTCTGAACATCATGAAGGAAGTCTATTACTACCAGACAACCGATGGTAAGCTTCACAAGCGATATCCTCTGGTTGATGGACGTAGGAACTACAGCATCTCTTACTCCAGAATCAAGAAGCAAGAGATCCGCCGACAGTCATTCACACAGATGCGGGTTTACAAGATCCAACCGACGCAGACAGATTAACGCGGCTGGATTAGCAGCCAAACGGACGCCACACCGTCTGAGAGCCCAAGACCGGTTAAGGGTGCAGGAAATGTGGCACTGATTCAACAAGTCGACCTAACGCGGCAGATAAGGATGTTTGTCGAGGAAGTTCGCGACTGGCGCAGAGGACGAGTAGGAGCGAAAGCGACAAACTACCGTGATACAGCCAGCAATCTAAACAGAACCAGGGAATCCTTTGCTTATTGGTTCGGGTTAGAGCACCCACTCAACGGAGTGGGATTGATCGAAAGGTCTTTAGGCAAATGTTAGGATAGAACAGAATCGCGGCTACGGACTTGTTGATAATTTATTAAGATGGAGTTAATATGGCATTGCGCAAACCAGTTGAACTTCCCTATGAGAATGATCTAGGTCACATCATCAATGTTGGTGATAAGGTCTTGATCGTAACTACCGGCTACAGTCACAGCGTCTCGGTACGCATGGGCACCTACCTGGGCAAGATCCGCGACGACAAGGACAGCGATTACGAATCTGGTTGTGTCGTGATGGTAGATGAAGAGCGCAGGGTTCTCCGTCACAAGGAAACCAATGAGGAGCTCGACTGGGAGAAACACATCGAACCGGCTACCGGTCCACGTCCTGAGTATCCCACACTACACCATGTGCAATGGCTGAGCAGAGTTCGTCTGACTGATGAACAGAACAAAGAGAATGCTGAACGCCAGGCAGCGCACAAGGTTGCCACCGATCTGTATAATGCTAAGCAGGTGGAAGTGATGAAGAACTTCCACCACGTCTATGAACCATACACTCGGCGCACAACTTTGCAGCGGAACCGGATCTATCCAGTGAACATGGGTCTCAAAGAGTTCATCCGACAGATCTAATAAATATCTGATAACGCTCTGTAAGTGTTACCGGTAGCACAGTTGTTTCGTAAGCAACAGGCTAGGGTTCGACTCCCTAACAGAGCACCACTTCAAGGATCCGCATGCTTCCGATGATCAAGTGGACGGAGAAGCGCTCCCGGCAGCGCAACATGACCCTACACAATCACGTAGCCGTCATGGTCATCAAAGATGGCAAACGTCTTTGGGGGAAAGTTCTCAACCTTTCAATTGGTGGCGCATTGATTCACTTTGATGAAAGTTTGGAAGCCACTAAAAACAGTCGCTTGGAACTTGTTTTCACCAACGCGCTAAATAACGGCAAGCTAGTCAAGGTCTTCTTCAAGATGGGAACTGTGATCCACATCACAGGTGGCAATATTGGTCTAGCGATAGGAAATCGAACGATCAAACTCTAAACCTTCCAGGAGCTCCATGCTCACCTTAATCACCATTTCTGCTGGTATTTTGGTCACACTTTACTTCTGTGCTGTGTTCGAGTATAATAGTCGTCATATGAACAAGACTCTCTACATCGTCCGAGGCCTGCCAGGTTCTGGTAAGTCTACTCTTGCGGCCCAAATGGCCGAGGAGAAGGGTATCACCTACCATGAGACCGACCAATTCCTCTACAACGATGCTGGTGTCTATGAATGGTCAGAGGAACGGCTGGGCCGAGCTATTGACCTTTGCTATGATCAGGTTTTGTCCAAGATCAACGACGGCAAGTCTGTGATAGCCGTTGGTTGCTACACCCGCTGGCGCGCCTTCCGTGACTATGTGGAATTGGGTCACAAGCACGGCTACCAGGTAGAGATCATCACTTGCCTGGGCGAGTTTGGATCCATCCACGGGATTCCAAAGGACAAGTACGAGAAGATGAAGACCCGTTTCATCGCCAGCAAGGCTCTCCCTCAGCAAGCCGGTATCAAGTACACCGAGCATCTGCCAGAACCGTGCTTGTTTTGACCAGATTCTGTTCTTACAGAACCGGATAGACGAACTGTCGGAGGAGATCTCCTCCCTTCGGGCATTAAGTAAAATGACTCAGTCACAAGGCCACCTCTCTGCCATCCGGCTCCTAGAGACGAGGAGAGATTCCTTTCTACAGGCCATCGAGCTATGGCGCGCCGTTCTGAAGGTCTACCCGAACATTGAAGAAGTTCAGAACCGTTAACTAGCGCTCGAAAATATCTTAAGAATAAGTTAAATCAGCAACTATTCATAAGAATTAGGCGTATAATAGTCCACATGAATAAAGAAATACCTGCTCGTTTCGTCGGCCGCGTCGGTGATCGTCTCCTAGTGAATGCTAGTGAGTTCCTCGGTACTCCGGCTGCTATGTCCACCGTCGTTGAAGTCACTGACTTCGGCTATCTGGTTCACGTTGACGGTGATGAGCCTGAGTGGTTTGGTCCTGTGGATTTCGACGGTAACGTCCTGATTGAATCTCCCTCCGGCTTGGTGCGCGCCTAATGTACAAAGTCTTCGACAAGCGTATTTCTGGAATGAAGTACGAGCTCCGTGAGATCCAGCCTACCCTCGGCAAGAACTACTGGATCGTCCGCGATGAGACCGGCAAGATGGTCGCTCTTTGCTTCGACAACATCTACCTTTTCCCTCTCGCTTCCCACTACGCTCTGATCTTGGATGAGAAAGCTCAGCAGGCGTATGATCTTGCCCGCGATCAACAGGACGCGGCTGAAGCGTACCGCTGACGAAGATGAAGAGCGTGCACGACGTGCACTGTACGACACCGTCATCGTGTGCTAAACCGGTACTAGTTAACGTTCTGGAAATATTGTTCGCTATTAAGTTAAATTAGCACCCTAAGTGACAGATTAAGCGTATAATACTTCCCATGACTACAGAAACTGAAAAGCGCAAGGAAGCCACCCAGGCCAAGGCCGCTGCGTTCATCGCCGCTGTCCAGGCTGTGATGAAGGCTCATGAAGTCACCGAGTTTGCGGTGCACATGGAGTCTGGTCGCGGCTGGGAAGGTTACACTGGCGCGCACATTGAGATCGAGTTTGCGTCGCATTCGACGGAAGCCGGTTACGAGTACTTCGACACGACTGAGATTTCTGGGATTGAGGTAAAGTAATGACTCTCAAGATCAAGTGGAAGGTTGCCGATGCGCCGACTGGCCGGTATCGTTCTTTTCAGAGCCGCTCCTGGCCGTCTGCGTCTGTGAACGACAAGCAGGTCGCCTATGTGGTCTGCAAGTTCACCGGTGATCAGGGTGCCCTCTTCGCTGACTACAAAGCGCGTCTGGCCAAGGACTGCTCTTCTGGTTGGGGTCCCGCTGAGTTGATCGTGAAGATCGCTGACTACCATGGTGATCCTCTCAACCCAACGCCTCCTTCGTCTGGAAGCAGTTGAAGGCTCGTTTTCAGAACATGGATGATGTGAAGGCTGCCGTGCTGGCGTTCTACACCAAGAATCCTGACTGGTTGCCCAAGGAACAAGTCAAGTGATACTCGAAGGCATTACACAGAAAGGCCGGAACCGCGTCAACGAGCTAGGCTCGGAATGGCAGTTGGTGCGGGTGGCCGATTCTGTTCAATTCAATCCGGAGCGCGGCCCATGGCTGCTGGTTCAACCTCCCGGTCGGCCGGACAAGAGCCGCTGGGTGCATCACCGCCATGATCCTGACTTCAAAGTGATCCAGTAAACGGTACTAGTTAACGTTTCGTAAATGTTGTTCGAAAATAAGTTAAATCAGCACCCTAAGTGACCGATTAAGCGTATAATACTCTGTATGCTAACTACTAAACAACAGATTGAAATGTGCGGTGAAACCTTCGCCGATCTTAAGGCCGGATACGAGCAGGCGCTCGGTCACAAATTGGTCTACGTTTCCGGTTTCCTCAGCGACGCCCAGGAAATGATGGTCCACGGTCAGACGGAGGGTGCCCGCAAGATTCTGAACGCGGCCAAATACCTCCTGTCCCTTCAAGTCGAAAAGGATCTGTCGTAATGATCAGCAAACAGCATGCGCAACTCGTCCACAGGGACCTCCTGGCCGCTATCGACGCGGTTTGTAAGGACCACGGACTGACGCGCGTCAAGAGCTCCCTCTCCTACGGTGCCATGTTTGACATGCGCCTGCAATTGCAGACAGCCGGTGGACCTACCAAGGAAGAGGTCACCTACAACCGGTATGCGCCGTTCCTGCGTCTGCCGCCGCTCCACACCAAGTTCAACCACGACAGCTTCGAAGTTGTGGGTCTGCGCGTTGGTGGTCCGTACAAGTCGCTGATCTACAAGAATCTGGCGAAC